TATCGCTTCTTGGAGGTGACGTAATCCAATTACGTTTGTAGTGTTTTAAATAGTAATGTCGTTATAAACGTTGATATATAAGGGTTTGGGACTATCTGTTGCAGAATAAAAGTTATCCACAATACGATAATTTATAACAAAATGTGCTATGAGAGGTGAAATAGATGGGCATTAGAACACCATCGTTGTTCAATAAAAAAATTAAATGCTTTTATTGTCAAGGCAATTATAAGCTCAAAAAAGAAAGAAAAGTTAATCGTTATGTTTGCTCCAATTACGACAATCATGGTAAGTGTATCCGTATTCCAATTCATGAAGATTTCCTGATTGAACTCTTAAAAAAACGTTTGAACATTCCAATCAACAGGGAAGTGGTAGATGAATATGTAGAATCAATTATTATTGAGGAAACTAATTTAATGGAAATATTCATCAAGGATCAAGAGTCGATTTTGCTCTCTCGTACCCACCTTCGTTTTTGAGTGATTTAGGGTGACGTGAGTGATTTTGTGAAATCGAGAAGAGTGGAGGTTGATTCATTGCCGAATGTACAAATACATTATAATAGGCAAATTGAAAAGGGTGACGTATAATCACCCTTTTTGTGTTGTATTTAGTTTAATTTCCACACTCTTTGCACTTCAATCCATTGTCCATTTCAGTTTCTTTATTGCAGATTCCACACCATGCTTTTAATGTTACTGTCATCGAATTATCACCCCATTTAAAGCTATTAGTCCTGAGACTAAAGTTGACAGTCCTGTTACTCCCATAGTATTTACAATTAATTTCTCCTTTCTAGTAAGTGGTTGATTTGTACGCATCCATTCTATTCTTTCACCTTTTTCGTTTGTCGGTATCACTACATAGTTTCTTTTCATTTTTGCTTCCTCCTTTAAACTTGTTTTAAGCTATACGACATCTTATGCTTAGTACAAGTTAAAGGTGCTTAAAACAAGTTTAAAACATTAGAAGAAGTTTCCTGTTTCTTTTGTTTGAGCTGTATTAACGATTGGTTGAGAAGAATGGGTATTTTGGTGAAGTTGTTGTTGGTTTTCACTAAACTTTATAGCCAATAGTTCTTTCGCTAACCCACTGAAAGATGTTGACGACATTAACGCCTTCTTTAATAATCCCATTTGTCGTGGGCATGTTTTGTTGAAAGTAACGCCCTGAGTTATGTTCCTGCCTTTAGTGCGAGAAACCATATCCTCAATCAGTTTATCAACCTCTTTTTCACTTCTAATGAATTCCATAGGCGTTAGTTCCTAAAAGATACATACCAATCGAGTTTGCCATTTGCGGATTCCCCATCGGAGTTGCATTTGGGAAATAGCGTTGGATACACTCAACTAGTTTATTGTCTAAAGCTCCACCACCGATTAGATAAACCTTATCGTCATCAGACCAATCCTTTATTAATCGTCCACAAATGAAATCAGCCAATCCTGCATGGTCATATGATTCTCCCAAAGCCTCCAGCCCCTTACCGTAGAATGTTCCACTTTCCCCATCAATAAATCTAGGAACTCCGTTTTCGAATATTGTTGTGGCATAACCAATTGTGCGAGAGCCTAAATCAATGTATCTGCTCTTGCCTTGATCTTCGTTTATCCAGTATGCGACTGCCGTTTCTGGGGCAACTTTAACATCGCAAATGTTAAAAGTCTTTTTAATTCCATTTACGGTTATAGTCTTCTTACCCTTTAACCTGTCTATTCTTCCATTCTTTTCGCTTTCAACATGCATTCCGATTGGTACGGATGTAATTAAATAATTGTCCTCATATCCAAATTGATGAATTCCCACGAGTATTGATAAATCAAAAAACAAATGTTGCTTTGATTTTGAGTGCATCTGCAAAGGAAGCTTGCAGTCATAATAGGCGAGATCGCCCATAACAAAAAGATCGCCACCATACTCCACCACATAGTCATACTTGCCTTTCGATTCGGTTAACTTTCTGTTTCCATGTAAGCCTTTTACGCTATAAAACTTCTCGTGGTGGTGCTGCGTGACAACACAAGTTGAAAATCCACCGTCATCAATACTTATCACTCCACTATTCATTTACCAAACTCCTTCTAGGTTTATTTGCCTTTAGATTAATGTATGCTTTAAGCAAATTAAAATGACAGACCTAGCTTTATTTCTGATTAATGAATTTTCCCTTCTATATATAGCCGAATTTAACTTCTAAAAAATTGCGATGAATAATAAGATGACATTGAAACATTGAAAGATTTTTTAATGTTTTATGCAAGTTTAAAGCACCTCTTGCATATCATGTCGTATAAGCGAAAAGGTTAAAGCATAGTTGAAGCGACTTAATAATAAATGAAGGAGGAGATAACCATAGCCAAAAATAAAATAATGACCACTATCTGCTTCGTTTTCTGCATCATATTAATCTTAATCTACTGGTATTCCCTCTAATAATCCTAACTATCTCCATGTCAAAAGTGTTCAACGGTGTGTTTAACTTATAAGTTAAAAGGGTTAAAAAGCTTGAAAGCCTTATATATCAAGGGTTTGAAGAATTTCAGATTTGCTAACTTTATATTTATAAAAGGAGTGAGCCGAAAATGGTGTTTCAATTAATTAACGGTAAGATGGTTCAAGTCGATCAGTCAGCGAAAGTTGCTTCATATACATGGAAAATGCCGAATGACAATTTGGCAACTAAACCGAAACGGAACATAATGGATGTGCCAATGATGCCAAGTCCAACAGAATCTAAAAAAGGCGTTTATGCACGAAGTTCATTAGGAGTTGGAATAGTAGCTGCAACTGCTGGACTAAAAGGGATTAACCCTGAAAACGGAATGTTTTGGGAAATATTCATGCAATACATTTACCCATGGTTTCTGGATATCGCTAATGTTTTTGTCGCAATTAAGGTAGCTCAAGCATTCTACCAAGAAAATCGAGGTGGCTCAGGATCAAGCTCTGGATCAGGTGGAATGAGTGCTCTTGTAGTTCATGCGAAGTGGTTGTTATTATTCCACTTAATTCCATTCTTTGTGAAATTAGTTGATGAGGTTGGTCGCAAAATGACTCAAGAGTTAGGCTGATTATTATAAGAAGGAGCTAATAAACATGGATATAGTTTGGAAAAACTTTCCTGAACCTATAAAGACTTCTTCCTCTTCTCTTCTTATGAGCAACCAAATCTCAACAGGACAAGGAAGAGAATGGGGAATCGAAGAGAAAGAAGTTGGGCTTGTTGAAAGCACACGGGATTTCATGGGGTTTATAGCTGAATGGAAAGCTGAAGGATTTTGGATGGCATTGTACGATAAGCCATTTTCTCAAGTGTTAGGTGAATCATTAAAGGAAATAGCACACGCCATCGGAATATTTGTTCTTGGGAATGCAGACTTATTCTTCTTGCTACCAGCCTTAGTATTAATTGTAGGAACATTCATGGTGGGCAGACACAAATACACGAAATGGATTATTCCCCTAGTATTCTTTTACTCAATATCAAGAATTTTCTTTTGGATGATTAGATGACCAATTAAATTAAAGGAGAGATTGATGTGGAATATGTATTGTTAGCAAAGGTTGGATTTGCGATTAGTGTATTGGTTAAAGGTGGCTATGGAGTAGCTGGTGTTTATTTAGCTAAAGCAGGAATGAGATACTTCTCAGACTACAAAACATCAGTCGCTAATGAACGGAAGGTGAACTAATTGGTATCAATATCAGCACCTATCGTGTGGCAATTTCCAAAGGATAGTATGCCAAGAGATGTTGTAATAGTTGATAATAACCAACAAGAAGGTTTCACCAAGAAGAAGCTTCTTGAATGGAAAATGCCTGCTAAACTACCAAAAATCATACCAACTAAAGATGATCAGTACACCCTCCCTATTACCCTACATCGTGAACCAGTGACCACATATTGCATAACTCCTAATAATGCACCAGAAGCTCAACATGAATTCGGATTCAGAAAGCGTAATCTTGACTATGAACAGGACAATCGAAGCAACAATAAGCACACATCAGACATGATTTTAAATACAATTCATGGACTATTTCAAAAGTTCTATCCTCCTGAGCGAATAAGAATAAGCAGAAAAGGCGTAAAAATTAAGATGAATGATGTCGTTTCATACAAGATTGCAATTGTAAATGGTGAAATGAAGTTTTATTTAACAGTTCCTACTAAGTGGTCAAAAAACTTCATTTCAGCAATTAGACAAGATTGGGGTCAAGTTGATGTTACTGAGGTGACTGAGAGAATTGTAGATTTTGATCCAGAGAAAGCTAAAGCAATGGATGTGCATTTGAAACACCACTACGCACTCTCATTAAAGCACGACAAAACACAAAATGACTCCTTCCTTGCCTCCATATCCTCTCTTGCTTCTACAATGGGAAAAGACGATAAGCTTCTAATCGACTACAACATTCAACCAGTTAGTGAAAAATGGAAAGAAAAAGCCGCAAATAAAATCAAACAAGTGAAAAACGGGAAACCTGCAATTCGAGAAGATGGACTCACAGTTGGTGGTGCTTTAGGAAGAGTATTCGACATGTTCAATGTAATTCTTGATGAGTTTGTCATTATGATTGGTCAAATTATGGGAGCAGAAAAAGAATTGGCTGAGAAAAAGGAATCAATGTTTGACTTGAAATACAGCGATAGTAAAGTCAATGCGAATACAAAAGGGTACAAAATGCAGATTAGAATAATTGGACAGTCGGACGATGAAAAGAAAATCAAACACGCCTTCCGAAATCTTGAAACATCGTACTCATTGCTGGATGGTGATAATAGATACACAGTGACAAATATTAAATCAAAGGATGGTATTAAGACAATTATTCATGCAGTAGAGAAAAATGAGCCACTCTTAGGTAAACCAGCAGATGTTTATTTTGAGAAGGAAATGAATAATATCATCAAAATGCCATCAAAAGAAACGTTAAAAGAATACAAGGTAATTTCTCAAGACGGATTCACACGATCAGATATTGATGAGGAGTTTATCAAGGAAGATGACGGAGCAATCCCATTCGGACACACATTGGATAAAGAGCCTAAGAAACTACATTTTGGTGGATATGTTCGTGATGAGTGGACTGAAAAAGGTCGCTACACTAAATTCAAGCAGCGATTAGATGACCGTAGTACTGCTACAATGGTATTCGGAACAATGGGTAGTGGTAAGACTTCCCTTAGTGAAAATCAGGCACTGTACACATTCGGTGCTCATATTAAAGATAAGGAAGAATGGAAAAAGAAATCTAAATCAGTGGTTGTGTTTGATGTTGCCGATGGAAGTATGATAAAAAATATCTACAATCATGTTCAAGAATGGCAGAAAGACAGAGTAATTGTTCTTAATCATAGCAATTTTAAAAACCCTATTGCAGTAAATAACGCTGATCTTGATGAATTTAATACTGAGGTTATGAAAGATGACGACTACTCCTACACTCTTGCAGAAATGGAAGCCAAATTAGTATTAGAAATTCTTAAGTCAGATAAGACAATTGCTATGGATAGATGGTTTACATCAGCACTCCAATGTATCCATGCAATTAATAAGGATTGGGGTTATATCGAAGCTATGCGAGTATTAACAGACGATGAATTTAGGCAGCTTGAGGTAATTCCTTTTATCAAAAACAAACGTTTAAAACTTGAAATTGAAATGTACGATAAGATGTCAATGAACAATGAGACAAAAACAATTGTGCAGACAATTCAGAATCGCTTTTCTCAACTAGAGCGTGATTTAAAATTGTGGGATTGTATCGCTCAAAAGCCAATGAGAAACGAAGATGGAAAAGTTAAATTAAACTTCAGGCAAATGATGGATGGAGACGAAAATGGGGCTTATATGATTCTTATCTACATTCCCAAGTCTGGTGTATCTCAATTATTCCGTAAATTTATCTTTGCTCACTATTTTACAAAAGTTTGGAATGTCCTATTATCTCGTGAAGTTGGATTTGGTGGACGTGAATACAGACCTGAGACACTAATCATTATGGATGAAATACACCAAATTATCGACATTCCAATTGTAGCGACACTGTTCATTGACATATTCAAAGAGCCAAGAAAATACAGTGGACGTTATTGGTTCACACTTCATGGTTGGTCTTCCCTAGCTAAAGCAGGACGTGGATACGAAGGTGATATTAAACAGTCAATAATGGATAATGGTTGTAATCTGATCATGCTTAAAGGTGGAGGTGAAGCATTCAGCAGTTTGAATAATTTCCTACATCCGATGACAATAGCCGACTTTAATAACTTAATGGATATGGACTACTGTGGAATATTTGCTATTAGATGGGCAAACAAGAACCATGTATTTCAAGCTAAAATGTTGCCAAGTGTTGATAAAAATAAGGACTTCAAGAAACGTAGAGATGTAGATTCAAACTTTTTAACTGAATATGCTTCTGAATATGGTGTAGATAGAGAAATTGTGAGAGATGACAACTTAGCACGGAGTTCTAAGATGATTGAACAGTCAATTGAAAGTGGCTTTCATTCGATTGAACAAGTTGGTGAAGAAGAGTGGGCAGAGTTAGAGAAGGCTGGTATGAACGAGAAGAAATCCAAAAAGTAACACTGGACTGGATAAAGATAAATTGCAAACTAACCAATAGAGAAAAAGAGCTGTTGCAAATCGTATATGACCGAAAACTTGTTAGGCGTGACCATTTAGAAATAATCAGTCCATCCTTTCGTAAGCTGGGAAATAATCGCACTGTCCTCTTGAATCGTTCCATTAAGAAGATGTACAAGAAAATGATATTTGACAAGGTGCATGAACAACAAGAATTAGGTAAAGGAAGCAATCCAGCTATACTTGCATTAGATAAAGCAGGATCATTGATTTTAGGTAAACCACATAAGAGAAGAATAATTCACAAGAGGACTACTATGAAAGGACAATATTATGTAAGAAGAAACCTTCCAAGTAGCTTCAAACACATCAATGGTATTAATCAAGTCGAAGTTGAAACCATATCATTTTGTGAGCAGTGTGGATATGAAATCTCAATGTGGCAATTAGAGCAGCCAAAAGTATTTTCATATAATGAGGAAAGAATTGCATTAATACCTGATGTGCTAGTGATACTAAAAATAGGAGAGAAATATTTAGCCGTCTTTATTGAATACGATACTGGATCAGAAGGGCTGCGTGAAAAAGAGCCGAGGATAATCAGAGAAAAGATTGTGAAATATAAGAGATATAAATCATCAAGTTTATGGAAGGATGAAGAGTGGCAGAAATATTTTAGTCAGCATATGTTCCCTCTTTTACTATTTGTAACTGAAGATGAAAAGAGAATTGAATTTGTTAATCGACTAACAAAAGAAATGGGGGTTAAAGGTTTAGCGTTGTACCACGAAAACTATGTAAGTGTGCTGAAAAAATTAATTGAGGTTGTAAATAAACAATAGTCTAAAACTAGCATAAATTTATAATACAAATCTGATATTTAATACTAAAATACACATAATAATATCAAATAATTAACATAAATACCACATAAAAGAACAATTTTATTCGGTTATTAATTAGATGAGTAGTTTTCTATGTATGGAGTGACGTTTCTGTCACTCTATTTATATTTATATTATAATTTATTAATTAAGCATAACGTTTATGTGCTTGTTGTTTTCTTTCTTCTGAAACCTGTGCGTACACGTTCGTTGTACTAATTGACTCATGCCCAAGCACATGCTGCACCTCTTCAAGTTTTGCTCCATTGTCTAACATGGTTTGTCCAAGAGTGTGTCTGAAAATATGCGGATGCAACTTCTTGTTTTTAAGTCCAACTCGCTGTTCAATATGGTGAATCTCATCTTGTATCGCTTTGTTGCTCATTCGTCTAAATGGTTTTCTCTGTGTGATAAATACCGCCCCACAATCATCTGTGCGGTCATTGAGATAATTGTTTAAATGGAATAGTGCAGTAAAAGTTAGATATACCTTTCTTTCCTTATTTCCCTTCCCTATTACCGTAGTGCTCATTTCTTGATAATTAATCATATCGACATTCATAGACGCTAATTCAGACAATCGACATCCTGTTGAGTAGAACACTTCAACCAACGCTCTCTCTCTTTTAGTTTTACACATTTCACGAACAAGACATAGTTACTCAACTGTTAAACCTTTTGGTAAGCGTTTCTTTTTCTTAGGTGACTTAATCTTTACTGTTGGATCACGTAACAGGATTTCTTCTCTCACCATCCATCCAAAGAAACTCTTCAACACTGTCAACTTCTTCCCCATTGTAGATGTCTCGATATTCTCTAATGATGCTAAGTAGTGACGAATATCTGGAGTTTGAATCATTACCACAGCTTTAGACACATGCCTGCTAAACAGCCTAAGTTCCATTTGATAATCAGTTAGTGTAGTTTCACTGAGTCCTTCTAACTTTTTCGATGAGAGGAATAAACTTATTTTATCATTTAAGTCATCCTCTAAGTTTTGTGAAGCACGATGTTCAATATGATAGCGGTACAATACTTCTTCCAATCTAAGGGCAAGGGTGTCTTGTAAAATGTCTGGACAGATTGTGGTCACGATTGTCTTTAAATCACTTTCTAATCTACTTGCGTCATTAGCCATTTTCATAGCCTCCTAATGTTATATTTTTGTTCTTAAATTGATTCTAATATGATTCGACAAATTAGTCAACAATCTATGTAAAAAACTTATAATTTATTATTTTAATAAAATTAGACACAAAAAAATTGGGCAACTCCAATAAAGGAATTGCCCTAGTGTGTATTAATGTGTTTTACCGCACCGTATCATCCTACGCTACAGTCCACGTCCCCGTCTTACTTACTACTGTCCAAAGAGTAGCCGTTACTTTTTCGATAACTAGTTTACTACCAATCGCATTGGACGATATTCGTTGTGGTGACGCTGATAATCCTTCCACTGATTGTAAGTAGGGATTCAGTTCTATTGATTGTGCTGATTCAATTTGAATAGTAACTTTACAACCAATAGGAGTGGCTTCTTGTAAGGTCACTTTAAGCAAACCAGTAGCACCTAAATTAGTGTAGTGCCTAATCACATCTGTCCCAGTAACTGATACATCAGCACTAAGAATATTTTTAATGTCATACTCTTTAACTTTCATCACACCTACATTTGAGTAAACATTTCTTGGAGATAGTCCAAGTCTAATAGGATTTCGAACAAACATGTTATTAACTTTTTTCGTTGTTAGTGCATCATGCACTGCAATGTTAGCGTAAGTGTTAATGTCAGTGTTTTGAATACTTATATCGTCTAATACCAAACCACCTAACGAATTTACAATGCTATCGCTACCTTCTCGATATAGTGATATGACCGAACCATATCTAGGGTCCGCTAATTCTCCGACTACTGTTAACCTATGAGGATTAATGATAGTAGGTGATTTGATATGGACTAAAGGTGCTGTTGAGGTGTAATCCCTAGCTTTCAATGCGATAAAGTCGTTATTAATCCACTTGGGATTGTTTATAGTTATTGCGCCTTTTAAATTATCGCAAGCACCTATATATAAACCATTTCCGCTACCAACGTCTTTATGGTTCTCAACAGTGATGTCAATAATTTTATCTGTATTACTCAATGCGGCTAATGTGAATAATACGCCCATACCTACGTTATTTTCCGTATACGGATTAATAAGGCGGATATTTTCTAAACCAGATGTACCGAGATTGGGTTCAAAATCAATTCCTGATTGTGGATTTGTCCCGTTTGTATTTTTTAATATTGGGTCAATGATTGTGAGTGTTTTACAAGCAATAACAGAAATTCCCTGTCTGCGGTTATTATCACAAATTGGACGGTCAATCGTTATATTTTCATTCAAATCCCCTAAATAAATCCCATCCCCCCAACAATCCGAACATTTCGGTTGAATAAGCGTAATATTTTTTGCATTATCAACTGCAATGCCGAAACCCCATTCTCCAGTCGTACCGATGTGTGTAGCACGCTCTCCAACGATTTTCGGTTTAACGAGCTTCACGTTTTGCACTCCCTGTACCCGCACGATGTGATAGGAAGAAAGGTCAGTTCCGTTGGCTTTCAGCTCCGCGCCCTCTTCAAATTCAATTTCTCGATTTGATGGAATGGTTAAGCCTAGACCGTTTGTTAGGGTTAGTGGATATATGCCAGCTAAAAACTTTAGACGTTTATATGTGTTGATAGCTGTTTGTATTTCACTTTGTGTCATTGTGGTGTTAATTATTTTAGGTGTCGTTTCTGCCAACTGTGCGATACTATCGTCCACTTTTTGTACGAAATTCGGATCAATCATGTTCTCATCTATTTTTCTTAGTGTCATAATTTCACTCCTTTGTATCTTTCGAAACACTATTTAATAAAAGTTATATTTTATTCTTTATATCAATTGGATTATAAGTAGAATCCAAAGTGGTTTAAGCTTGTAGTTGCTGTAGAAGATGCAATTGATGATTTAGATTTCACAGAAATTTTATTAATGTAAACATCGTCTTTAATTAGTGCCATTAATTCACTGCTCGTTAATGTACCGTTTCCAATCGCAGTGGCAGTTTTTGTAACAGTCGCAGTCGTTGCGTCACTGAAAGTTACTGTAATTTCTACTGTTACTGTTTCTGTTCCAAATGTTCCACCAAATACGACATCAAACAGTTGAGGAACTAGCGAGATATATCCTGTTGCTGGAATTAAATCAATAGCTGTTCCAAAAGTATCTGCTGTTGCACTTACGACAGGAGCAGGGGATTTCTTATACAATTTTTGAATCGCCAATTTTGATGCAACAATTGCAGCAGTATTGCTCACTTTAGCATTATTAATAGAAATATCAGCGATGTCTGCTGTCCCTACTGCTCCAGTTTTAAACGTGCCATCATTGTTGTGTTTAATTGAAAATTCATCCCACCTAATTGCGTCACCTGTGCTGGTTGGGGCTGTTGCTAAGTGAATTTCATTATTAGTTATCACACCAGCTTTGAATGAACCGTCATTATTATGTTTGCTACTAAATTCATCCCATCGGATAGCATCACCAGTCGCAGCAGCAGCAGCAATCAAACCAATATCAGCATTAGTTATAACATTAGTTTTAAATGTTCCATCGTTATTGTGTTTTAGAGAGAATTCATCCCATCTTACAGGTTTTTTGGTTACTGTTGCAGATGTAGCCAAATTCATATCAGCTTGGTCAATACCCTTAAATGTTCCATTATTGTTGTGCTTTAAGCTGAATTCGTCCCAGCGTACAGCTTTACCTGTAGCACTAGCGACTACATCTAATCCCATTTTGACTTGAGTTATTGGAGTTGTTTCAATCGTGTCTATTCGTGTTTCATGGTCATTGATAGAAGTTGTGTGACTATTAATCACTGTATCTAAGTCTTCTCTTAACGCAACGGCTTCGCTGAAATAGGTTGCGATAACCTTTGTTCCAGCAGTTATGCCTTCAGATAAGGTGAATGTAGTAGAAGATGTCTCAGTAAAATTGTCAGGTGAAAATTGTGGTACTCCACCTACCTCTACCTCAATTCGATTTTGTAGTACGTCATATGGGCTAGACAAAGTGAATAATGTCTGACCTTCTGTAGCAATAAAGATATTCCGATGAACAAAAACTGTCCCTGTCCCATCTGCGCCTTTGCGACCTGCTAATCCCCAAAAATCATTAGTTGTTTCAGGAAGAAGAGGAGGTGAATTGTCAACCGTATCCTGTTTTGCAACATAAGATGACCCGTTGAAAGTCACGATATTATTTTTCTTATAGTTTGTAAGTGGATTGTAATCCTCGGTATATTCTGTATTAGCAACTAAAGTATTCGCATCATTTGTTGCTGTAATTGCATTCGTAGTAGCAGTTTCTGCATTAGTCGTAGCAGTTTCAACTTTAACAATCAACTCTTGCAGTTTCCCATGCTCAGGGTTCGAAGGATCAACTACACCGTCTCGTAAGTCAGTGACTATCTTAACCTTAAATGGTTGAATAGAAATCTTATTAGTATTAGAAATTACTGAAACTGATGTCTCAATAAAACCAAGACCGTTCATCTCATTTCCTTGATACTCATAACGGACTAAATCATTTCCTTTTGCGTCCTTTACGACTGAGCCAATCCCAACAATGGTTAATCCATCTGGTCTTTTATGTGAAACTTCGACACTTGTATATCCAGTTAGGTCAACAGCTTTACCATTATCGAAAATCATAAACAGTAATGCAGCACTGTCATATTGCACAAATACTGGTGTAGTGGTTGAATATTTTAGTTTCAAATCCACTTTTAATAAGTATTCATTACTAAACATTTATTCACTCCCATTTCTTTTGAAAGTTATATAGAAAAGAGACATGTTTCTAAGACATGCCTCAATTAAAACTTGCATTTTATTTATAATTAATTATTTAAGATTTAACCACAACATCGCAGCAGCAATTATAATTGCAGGAATACCTACCCATATAATTTGCTTGATGAATGAAGGAATATCAATTCTGTTGTTGTCTTCAATTTTACCAATACGTTTTTCTAAATCTTCTTGTCCACTGTTTAATTTTTGTAGATTTAAATTTATATTATTCAGTGTTGAAGTCATGTTAGTAATAGCTAAAGAAAGATTGCTTAATATTGTCTCTTGTTTTTCTTCACGAAGCTCTTGCTTCATTTCTCTCTTTTGCATTTCTTTGAGATGTATTTCTGTTATTGTTGTAATCTTGTCTAAAGAATCTTGCTCATCCTCAAGTTTATCAACCTTCTTATACACTCCATCAACCTTTTCTTCGACAAGCTCCATGCGAACGTATAAACTTTTATCAGTGTTTTCCGACATTCAATCACTCCTAAGTGGATCATCTCCTTGGTTTCTAGTTGTCTATGTCTCGTATTACTTTATTTCCTCGGTTGTGTGATATCGCTCAATTATTTCCTCGAATTTCTCACACCAATTGTCATACATAACTGCATCGTTTCCATTGAATTCTAATTCACAATTGAGTATTAAATGAGCAACAATTAGAAGCATTTCTCTATTAGTCTCATTCTCTTCAATTACATACTCCTCATTCATGAGCATATTGAATTCAGCATTGAACTCTGGAATCGACTCTTCAATTAAGATTGCTTGTGTTCTATCCTCATTAAGAACAATTTCACCATTCACATCTTTTTTTGCATATTGACTTATTAATTCTGTTCGTTCGGCTTGAAATACAGACTGCCAATATTCATCTAGTTGTCTAACGAGTCGAGTTCGCATTCTTGAATCTCTGCTTTTTAATTTCATATTGAATAGTAAATTAGTAAAAGTTTCGATTTCATAATTTTTTAATCTCATAAAAGACTCCTTATATTCAGTGGTTTATTTATAATTTATTCATGTGTTCTATTTAGATAAGCAGCAATTAATCCAAGAACATCATCAATTGGCAACTCGCCTTGAAGAGCTTTTTCTTTCCATTCGTCAGATGAAAATACACCATCTGCTTTAGCTTTATCTAAAAATGCAATCATCTCACGAGTTAATACTGCTTTACTTGGCTTAAACATTCTAACACCATCCTTTATTTTATCGTCATTGACAGAAGCAGCAAGGACTATTTTTGTGCAGTCATTGTATTCGGCTTGAACATCCTTTAGAAACTGAGCGAAAGTTTTACCAACTACTTTAAATGCATTCATTGGGTCAGTTTTACGCTGTGGATCAAGTGTGTAATGACCAACAAAATCTTTGCTAATATCTAATTTGTAAGTGTAAGCTAACCATGCATGAAACCATACATATTTTTCATAAGCCTTCAAAGAACGATTATAGTCATTTGGGAAATAACAAAGCTCTATGCCGATGGCAATATCATTTGCGTCATCGCCATACAATTGATTATCAATCGGTTTCTCATAAATAACATGCCATGCCTTCTCATCTAACGGAATGCATATGAGGATTTCTTTCTCATCAATAAATACTTGAGCAGAAGCCGATTGGTCATTAGCGGAATTCTTATAGTAATTAACGTTTCCTTGTGCAGTTGAATTAGGATTTCCAGTGTCATGACTAACTCCGAAGCGTACTTTGTTAATCTTAATTCCACTGCGTCTCTTTGTCCCAATAGGCAGTAAATCATTTCTCATCGTATGCTTCATTTTGAAACTCATACTTTTTCCTCCTTTTCTGAATCAAACAAAAAAGAAGCATCATTTTTGACACTTCCAATTCGTTATAATTTATTTACTCTACTTCTTTTTCTACTACGATTACTTCAGGGTTCTTAGCACGAGCAGAGTCTGTAATTGCTTCGGCTAGAAGGTAGGTAAAAATTGTTCCTGCACCAGTCACAATTCCAACGATTTGTTCTGTTGATCCAGCATCAAAATTAAGAGCCATCAAAACTGCTCCTGTTAAACCTGCAATTAAAGCCCAAAACTTACGTGAAGCAATCTTTTGTAATAACACATCTTTATTAATTTTCATATAATATCATCCTCTTCTATTGTGTTTTCACTTGGCACTATAGTAGCGTCTACATTAATGTCTTGTTGTTTATTTGGTCGATTTGCAATTGTTTCCGCAATAGAGACACCGAATAGACCGCCCGTTATGGTCATAACTACTGGAGCAACCATATCTAATAAGGACAGATACATCGAATCAATTTGCTGATTAAACAAAACCATAATCAAACCAATCGCAACAAATAAGAAGAATATTCCTGCTGATATAATTATAAGGAAGTCACGTTCACTTACCCCATTTCCGTCAGTCAAGAAGGTTTTAAATCTTTTTTTGATTTTACTCATTAGTAAAACCGCCTTTCATTTAATCAGCGAAATAAACCCTTTCAAATTCAAATCGAATATCAAAATCTCCAATAAAACTTAACGAATTATCACCCTCAATCAATTCAAGCCAAATGCCATTATGATTGTCATAGTGATATACGTCTGAGGTTTCAAGAGATGAAATTATTTCAACGTTTTCAAAGTCAATGAATACTTCCTCATCTAATAGGAGATTATCAATTGTTATCAACTGTTCATTCGATTCATTTGTGATGGTGATTGAACCACCAGCAACTCTTTTTGTAATCCATGCTCTAGGCTTGATTGACATATCACCTTCATTGAAGATTGATAATAAATTATTAATATTAGTTGCTCTGACTTCTAATGTCTCAACTTCTTGTGTCCGACTATATGTGAAAGGGGAGTTACATCTTACATCTAACTCAATGTATCCCTGTTTTGCACCGTTATGTTTCAGTCTAGAATCACCATGAAACATTGCGTAGAAAATTCGATCAGGATTAGTTTCGAATACGAGTGGTTTATAAAAGTCTTGGAATAACCACCTAGCAATCTGTCTGAGATTATCTCTTTCATCCCACTCTTCAATAAAAATAGTCAAAGAAAAAGAGATTGGCTCAAGTTCCATTCTCTGATGATAAGGTATATGCTTCTTTGGTATTTTAACCTCAACAATACTTCTTCTTGGAAGAAAGAATTCATCATACAATCCACCAGTAGGGGAAGCGATAATGACTCCCATATCCTCAGAAGATATTCCGTCAAAGGTAAAATTTATAGCTTCTCGCAATAAATATTCACCTCCTCTTATAATTTATTTTTATTTATTTGGAATTTAAAATCTGAATCTTCTCTTCCTCTGTAATCCATCCTTTAGAGAAAGCATACTCAATTTGAGTGATTCCAACGTTTTTATTTGGGTCTAAATATGCTTTTAGTAAAAACTCAAACATTCTCATGTCACCCCTGTAAACATTAATGTGAGAAGAGCATCTTCCGTAGACTTCACCTGTTCTTCTAGCTCCTGAATTGTTTTACTTGGTGCTACGCCTTCGTTAAGGTATTTAATTAACTCATCTCTACTTTTGAAAATCAGAGTCTCAGCGTCTTTTTTATCAATTGAAGGGGAGTCTGTTATTGTGTAACTTATTCCTTCTTTAGTTAAAAGAGAAGATAAGAAGTTTGATTCTGCTTCATCGTAAATATCTCTTTTCGAATTAACAAATCCCTCATCTTTTAAAAACTGCTGACTGTTTGTATCGTCAGTGGGAACAGATGCTTCGATTACCCAAAGTGGAAATATTGCTTTACCATCAACCACTCTCATTTACTTCACCTCTTATTTTATACGGTAATATTTCCTTCAAGAGTTGTTCCAGTACCAGCATCACTAATTGCTCCACTGAATCCTGAAGTCTTTAAATCATTATCTTTTATAATATTTTTATCTCCGCCAGAAATCTCGATACCATATTTACTTTGGTAGCTCTGACTACGACATTTGTTGTTGCTTACGTTGTTATTGTTAGAGCCAGTGTTAGCTACTTTGATATTACTGTAAGTGTTGGTTACGGATTTCGAACTGTCCAAAACAGTGTTACCTTTAATTTCATTTTCCGCCCCAAGTACTAGTATTCCTTCGTGATTAGTCGTAGTTACATTGTTTGATTTAACTGCATTATCTGAAGCATTTACACGTATTCCAGCACTACTAGTTCCACTTACATGATTTCCATTGATTTCGCAGAACCTAGCATCTACTATAGAAATTCCGTTTCCATTTCCAGTAATAGTGCCAGTTGTATCAGTTATCTTATTGTTTATTATTTGTGTGCTATCACCATATGAAGTGATTCCACTTGATGCATTTTTAATTGAATTATTAGAGAAAGTGTTTCCGTTCGATCCTGCCTCTACATGAACAGCATCTCTTGCAACTGCTGTTCCATCTCCACCGTTACCAAAGAACATATTGTCTGAGATTAAGTTATCCAATGATGATCCTCTAAGTCTAACTAACATAGGAGAGTCATTTACAAAGTTGTTGGTAATCATATTTCGGATACAACCGTCCATTAAAAGGCTGCCAACTTGAGTCTGTATAAAGTTGATACCACTAATAACACACTCTTGAGTTTTCTTAAGGTAAGCACCTCTCATTGGGTCGAAGCTTTTGTTGTTGATAGCTGTGATACCACAATGAATGGACAAGTCTCTAATGATTATATTGATGTTACCGTTCACGCCATCCTCATTTTCAATCATCCCTCGCAAGTAACCATCAACAATACTTGTTGCATCACTTGGTGTATTCTGAATGAAGATTGTTGAGCGTCCACTGCCTGACAACATGATATTAGAAGGAACGATAATTGGTTCATAGATGAAATAATACCCCTCTAAAAACTTAACGATTCCCCCTGTATTCTTTATAGAAGCTATTGCTGCATTGATTGCTACGTTTGCTCTTTGGTCATTGGCTTCAATAATGATATCAGCTTTATTTATATTGCTTGGAATTGTCCCATCTAGTCCATATTTTGTACCGATGATAATAGTCTCTGAATTACGGTTAAAGCGATCATAAGGAGTTCCACCAATTGTTCCAGCAATATCGCCCTCATAGCTAATGTTAGTAGAAGGTCGATAAGGACTTTCTGTAATTAAGCTAGATGTAGCAATTGTTGAACGAATAATACCTTCTGCATTAATTGATGAATCAACATTTCTATATGCTACGACTCCAAAAGTATAATATTTATTAGCTGTTACGCCTGTTAATACAAATGAGCGACTAGACTTATCAACTTGAACCACATAGTCTGTCTGTAAGCTAGGAGTGTGTCCGGTTGCTACATCACTTGAGAATACTGTTACTCCAAACCCATTAATAGGACTATCAGCATCTTCAGTAAACTCCCATTCAAATGAAATGTCCACTGAGCTATCTTTATTGCTTACATGGTCAATTGCTGAACCGTCATTCTTAATAGTAGGAGGAAGAATAGGGCTAGGATTCCTAATTGATTTCTTTGTTTCTTCATCAGCATCTTTACCAGCTTGAGATTGAACGTCTACAATTTTATTATTCAAAGTTGACTTAGCTTGTTGAACAGCTTTTATGCTATCTTCTAAGTTTATTCTATCTGTAGGTGTGATTGCAGAAGGATAAGAAGCTTGATTAATCCAAACTGTATTTAAAAGTGTTTCTAGAGATATTAATGAGTCTTGATATGCTGTTTTCTCAGTAGTTATTAAAAGTGAGGTAGCTACATTGATAATTTCAATTGACTCTTGTTTAACACTTGCAAGAGTTGTTTCAAGCATATTTGCTTCAGCCAAGGAAACTAATCCATCATTAGAGAATTCTGCAATTTGCTCAGATAGAAGTGCTTCAAGAGCATTGTCACGTACTGTAATAATTTTGTCGGCAAGTATCGTTTTGTTCTTCTGCACGTTTTGAAACTTCACTGCATATAGCTCTCTGTCAGCTAACAATATTGATATAGGATAAGATGTTTGGTCTATCCAGTTGCTTAGTAGTGTTTCAAGTTCAGTAAGTGATTGCTCATAATTTGTTTTCTCTGTTGTGATATTAAGTGATTCTGCAACTAAGATTAGATCAACCGATTCAGCTTTAGTTTCTTGTAGACTTAACTTAAGAAAATTGGCTTCTGTCTTCGTGATATATCCATCTGCATAAAAACGCTCAACATCACGATTTAAATTACCTAGAGATTCCTCAGTCTCTGAAATTTGCTCATCTATATATTTCTTTAGGTCATCACCGATATCGTTCCAGTTGCCTTTATTTATATCTAATATGTCTGAAGCATTTTCAGATTTATATAGTCGTCTCATCATTCTCTTCTTGACATCATTAACTTCTAATAAGTTAGAAACAACAATACTAATATCATCGCTGTCGAAGGAGAAAGACGCTTCAATTAGATTAGCTTTTAAATCAATACCCATTTCTTCTTTCTTAAATCTAATAGTGTCACCTAGCGTTAACTTATTCCAATTCTTCTGTTCTGTTAGAATAGATTGGAAGTTTACAATATCAAGATTTAATGACATAGGTGGGAATTTTCTTCTGTCGAATTCATCTAATCCTGCTGCATATAGTGTTGTGTCTTCATATTGATTGCTATCTGACCAATCTTCTTCTATTACATACTCCTGTAATTCAGTTAGCAGTTCAGCAGTAAAGTTAACCTCTTTTGAAATTGCAAATCGAAGGCTTGTAATATCACCATTCTTAGCATCCAATTGAGTTCTAAGATCACTTATTTCAACAATTTTAGCATTCATTTCAGCAGTCTTAGCATCTCTATCTACTTCTAAAGCAGTGGTGTCGTTACCGTATTGCTTTTGGACTTCAATCTCATCCTCAATTAATTGTAGGTCAGTCTCAATAACAGATAGTTCATTTTCTTTAGCAATTATCTGTTCATCAATTACGCTTTTTTCTTCAAGAAGAGCTTCAAATACACCTTTTTTACTGAACAATAAATCTTGATAGTCAAGGAGTGCATGACCAAGTTCATTGGACATATAATCTGAACGACTTATTACGTTTCTTTCAGCGTCTCGTGAGAATGGATATAAGAAATAGCCAAAGTCCTCAATGTAGGATTCGCCTGTTAAGCTAACACGATTGATTGATAAGTTGTCTTTACCAGTAACATTTAAACGTGTACAGAATTCAGCACTATCGCTTTCTCTAAGGAATGACTGTAGATACTTTTGGTCGTTTATTTCTAAGCCTTTATTTGCACCGATTTCATCTTCTTTGTAGAAGTTGATTTCTCTGTTAACTGTGTCGTATTGAACAATCAATCCAAAGCTCTCTGCTATTTGATTTAGTGATTCTAGAATAGTGTTAGAAGTTATATCAAACGTTCTTCTTGAGGCAGCAATACCGACAAACTCTGAAGGGATGTAGTTAACTGACCAATTTGTGCCTACCAATAAATCGTAAGTTGCGTCTCTAAGTGTTGCAGCTTCTTTTTTATATACTCTGATTTTTCTTCTTCTTAATTCATCTTCTAAAGAGAAACATTGAACAGAGATGTGGTTGATGTCTTGGTCTGATTCTCTTGGGGGTTGAATGGAGAAATAAGATGTGAATTCGCCATATACTAATTTAACTAAGTATTTAAATCTGATGTTATGAATATAAGGATTCTGAACAGTAGCGTTATTTCTAATCACTTTATATGGGACATTGAAATTTAACTCATTCATTCCTTTTAGCTTAATTGTAAGCCTTGAGCTATACGCATCAGTGATATTTGCTATAACTTTCTTGTTTGGCTTACACAAATAAAAGGTAGGTTTTAATGGCTCTTTAGATAAGTCTATATTCCAGTACAATCTTTTGCCTCCTTTATCTCAAACAAAAAGAGACGATGGCTTATTTGCCAAAGTCTCTCAAAATTGTTTCCATTTGTTTGAATGTTTCGTTTGCTATATCTCTACCGATATTCTGACTTCCGCCTTGCACGGTTACTTGAATCACAGGGCTTAATTCATATCTATTACCACCTGTTGCAATCAGTGGAGGAGGAGCTATTGATTTAAATAAGTTTTGCATGTTCGGCAAGAATGCGTTGATTAAGTTTTTCTTAGGAACAAGTAACTCTCCTATTTCAGCTTTAATCATCGTTTCATTCATTTTCGTATTGAACAGTTTATTTGCTTTCTGTACAATATCGTCATTGCTACCGCCAACTATTCCGCCTTTGTGGAAAACCATAGGGTAATCTTTGAGGTCTTTGTAGCTACCGTCAGGGAATCCCCAACGTGACCTTAACGTGTCATTTTCTTCTCGTAGCTGTTTCTGTCTTTCAGGCGTAGGATTGTTGTATTCAGCTAAACGCTTGTTGTTAATGTAGCGACCCCAATCACTTCTCTTCTGTGCCTTAGAGTTTGAACCAGAGCCACCAATAGCACCGATAGCACCTAAACCGTCTAAGCTTCCACCAGCCGTTGCAATTAGATTTACTAAAGTAGTCCAACTTAACGTTAACTCTTCAATTGACTCTTTGTTCATTTTCTTAAATTCTGCAAGGAAACCTTTGATTCCTTTTTGAGCTTCGTCAACGTTGCCGTTGATAATATCTTTTCTTAGCTGAGCAAAATGAATTTCATCGTTAATAAGCTCATTGTAGTAATACTCTAAGTCTTGTCGTTCACGCTCAAGTCTTTCTCTGTTAAGATTATAAGACTCTTCTTCAAACTCTCGCTTAGCTTCAATTTCTTTTGCAAATGAATCCATTTGGTCTTGAAGTCCTTGCTTACGCAAATCCTTAGTTCGACCATTTTTCTTCTCTTCAATCTCTTCAATAACTTTAGCTAATTCTTCTTCAAGTTCTTTCTTCTTAGCTATGTCAGCTTGTGAATTAGAAAGACCAAGAATGCTAATTCTGTCCTGTAAACTCATTTGAGTTTCTTGGAGTTTCCCTAGCTCTTTGTTGTATTGGTCTTCGCTATCTTGATCATCTAATAAGCGTAATTTTGCATTAATGACTTCCTCAAATCTTTTTAGGTCATCATCATATTGTTTCATACGTACTTTATTAACTTCTTCAAGACGCTTGATTTCTTCGTCTTTTTGCTTGATTGCTATATCTCGTTGCATTTCATATAGTCGTTTAATTGAGTCGATAGCATCATCAGCCATATCAGATACCATGCTGAGAGAGAAATTCTTGATTTCATTATCAAGAGCCATCATGCCAGTTTTCAATTCTTGAGCACGATGTTTCATTTCGTCCATTGCTCTAGCAGAAAGTTTACCGCCTTTGATTAGACCGTTGATGTATTCCAATTCTTTCTTGTTTACTGACTGCTTGTTTTCTAAGAATTGAATCTGACGCTGAATAGTTGCAACATAACGTTCCGATCCTTCATCGAGAGATTGAATCTTTTCAGCTTCAAAGTCTAGTACTCTTTGATATGATTCACGAGTATTGTCAAATTCAGCAAGTTGAGAATTGATTACACCTAGCTCTAATTTTTCAATCATTTCCTGCACAGCTAAAGCCTCTTGTTGTAAGCCTAATAAATCTGACTTAGCTTGGTCAACTGCTTGAGCCGCTTGAGCAGCCGAATCCGATTGAGAGGAAGAAGAAGAGCTTACTGATGCAACTCCAGTTGAATATCCTGAACCACTGTAATTCCCCAAAATCTTCTTAACATAATTCTGAGTCTCTTTAAATGGAGGAGTTCCACCATATTTACGAACATTTCCTGGTCCCGCATTGTAAGCTGCTAAGGCTTTTTCAATACTTCCACCAAAGGCTTTCAATTGCTGAGCGAGATACTTTGTTCCTCCCATGATGTTTTGCTCAGGATTGTATGAATTAGATACACCTAAACCTTTTGCTGTTGCTGGCATTAATTGCATTAACCCAGCCGCACCGACATGTGAACGAGCATTAGGATTAAAGTTAGATTCTTGTTTTATAACTGCTGCAATCAAATTAGGATCAATTCCATATGTTGCCGCTGCTCGATTGATTTCAGCAGAGTATTTACCGCTGTAACCACCGCTAGAACCACTAGATGATGAAGTAGTCGTGGACTTAGTTGTAATCATGCCCGTAGAGGCAATCTTACCTGATTTGATTTGCTTGTCTAATGCTGCTGTTTGTTCTTTGATGAGCTTTAATTTTTGCTTTAGTAACGTGGATTCTTTTCTTAATGAATCTTGATAGTCTCTGCTATATTCTGGAAACTTAGACTGCAATGATTGTTGTTTTTCAATCTCAAGATTTATACGCTCTAGAGCTGCTTTGTATTTATCTGAAATGTAAATTGAACTGGAAGTTGTTTTATTTGCATCTTTTTGTGACTTGGAGTTTTTCTCGGTAGAAGCTTCAACTCTATCCACAGCATAAGACGCTTCACGATTGAGCTTCGTTGTATTTGCGGTTGCAGTAGCTAATTCAGCTTGAAGTGAATTGTACTTAGCAATTGGGACAGACATTCTCATTAACGCTCTACCTGCGTCTTCATCGCCATTCATAGCTGCACGTTTAGTAGCTTCATAAACACCTGAATACGCATTAGCTAATTTAGCAACAGCGGCAATCTCAGTGTTAATATTTGTAATACGTGCATTTGTACCAAGGAGTTGTGCAAGTGTCTTCTCTTCTTCAGTAGTTAGCTGACCTTCTTTAGAAGCTTGGATCATCTTAATTAATGTTGCTTGTGCGTTACGCTCAGCTTCAATTGCGTCAATTCGAACATTTCCATTTTTGACTAAGTGAGGATATAATGCTGATAATTTTTCTTGAGCGTCTTTTAACATTAGTGACTGATCTGCTGTTAAACTTGTCTGATTTGAAAGGTTGTTATAAAGATAAATTAAATCACTAACTGCATCAACTTGTTTCTGTGAGACACCAGCAAGCTGTTCTTCAACGGACGAAAGCTCTTGGAGAGTGGAGATGTATTTTTGGAACGCTTCCGTAGCGTTTTCCGCACCTTCTTCAACCTCATCAGCAAAAACTCGAATTATTTCTGAGCTATTGTTAAAGCTTACATTTCCATCTTTTAAAGTTGCTGATAATCTTTCGTAGTCAGAATCAAAATCCTTAGTAACTGAAGCAAGATGATTCAATTGTGTAATTGAGGATTCAAAAGCACCTTCATCTCCACTTTTTACAGCTTCTTGTAGTGCAACTTGAATGTCTCCTATGTCTTTTGCAAATGACTCTAATTCATTATTATCTAAGTTAGATAAATCCAATCCACCTACAAACTCTTGCAGCATATTAGTAAGATTGCTATCTATCTTAATATTGCTCATAGCATTTGCTACAGTGAAGATGTGACCTTTAATCTCTTCGCTGGTTTGCTGGTATTGGCGTTCTAATTGTTTTAGTTTTAATTCTTCTTCTGCAATAGCACCTTTGTTGGCATCCATTTCATATAGAGCTTCAATTAGATTTTTTTGTTGTTTAATCCTAGACTCTAGACTGCCATAAGCAAAGTTAGCAAAGGACTCATACCACGATCCACTAAGCTCTTCATTCATTCTTTCGAATTCTTTATTAGAGTTTTCTACAGTGGCATTGTTTTGAGCGTCTATTAAGTCATTAGTTGCCTTTATTTCTGCTTCAATAGCTTCTTTGTTTTTTAGGTGAGATTGTCCAGTAGAGTCTATTTTCTTTATAAGTGCTGGGAAAATTTCACCTAATTTTTGTTGGACTGATAGATATTCTTCTTCTTTTTCAGAACTCCAATCTCCTTTTTCTTTTGCTTCGGAGAGGTTGTTGTATTCACTGATTAATCCCATTGTAGCTTCTCTATTGCTATTCATTGCCTCTGTGTTTTTCTGAATGTAGTTATCAAACTCTTCTTGTTCTTGAATGTGCTTAGAGTATGCCTTTGTGAATAAAGAAAGTCCTACTCCTACAGCTACTAAAGCCGCACCAACACCAGTCATCATAAGTGCTCTTTGTGCAACAGTAGACGTTTCCGCTAAATTTAAGAATGAAGCTGATAAACTTCCGTTTGCTGCGGTTGTTGCCATTGTAGCTGCACGGTTTGCAATCATTGTTCCAGTCCATGTGCTGAATCTTGAACTTAGTAATGCTACAGAAGCTCCAGTAATACCTAATATTAATGGAAGTGCACCGATACTAGCTACTGTCGAATCTCCAGCTTTAGTTGCACCTTCTAAGGATTCAGTAAATACTACAATTCCGTCATACAGAATACTTTGTCCCACACTGTCAGCAAGTCCGTACCAAGCTGTACTTAAGCGGTTGATTCTTGCTTCTAAACTCTTGTTGTATTTTTCTTGCTCACGAGTGGCTGATCCTTGTGCGTCCATTGCAGTTGTAGTTGCATCAACTGCTGTTTCGTAGTTTAGCATTAATGCATTAAATCTACTCAATTGGTGCATACCAGCAACCTTAATTGCTGTATTTTGTTGTTCTTCACTGCTTAAAGTATTCCATTTTCTGCCTAGTTCATCAATTACATCTGCTACGGGTCTAACTTGACCTTCCATATCCTTAATTGATATTCCTATTTCACTTAGGGCAGTCGCAGCTTGTGGCATAGTCATTATTCTACTCATAATTGTTTTCAGCGATGTACCAACAACATTTCCTGATTCACGGGTTGCTGATCCAATTGCGGTGGTGTAACCAAGTAGCTCCTCTAGAGAAGCACCGAAAACTCTTGCCGTTGAAGCAGATTTGTTCATGGACTTAGCTAAGTCTTGAGTAGTGATTGAGTATTGATTGTCTACTTCATTTAGCTTGTCTGCAATATCAACTGAGTCTTCTGCTGTAATATTAAATGCGGTCATAGCTGCTACTAAGCTTGATACTGACTCATCTGCTGTTAAATCTGAAATATTGGTAAGCATTTGGGCAGTATTAGACATATCTAAAGTTTCAATTTCGTTGTATCCCATACGACCAAATTCAGTAACTAGCTTCATATAGTCGCCTAATTTACCTGATAGGTTTTCAACATTGATAATAGACTGTTCAAGAACCTCATTAAACTTGTATTCTGGTAAGTCCATAACTCGCTGTAAATCTACCATTGCGGTATCTAGCTCAATTACTTTTCTTGTTAAATCAGTAGCTCCTCGTGTGACTGCGTAGAATATAGTAGAGGCTGCCATCCATATGGGAAATTTTTCCATTGCAACTTTAAATGAATCTACCATTCCCATTGAACTGCGTGAAGCCTCTGAAGCAGCAGTTTTCATTTTTGAGAATTGAGTATTTACATCAAAAATATTGTCTTTGAAATCTTTGGATGCAGGATTTAATTTTTGATAGCTTGCTAACAATTCTTTTGCTTCTTGACTATTTCCCAATGAAGGGTTTGACTTCATTGCTTTTTCAACCGCTAAAACTTGAGTTTGAATTTTTTGTTGGTTGGCAACTAATCGTTTCTCAATCTGATCTCTTTCAGCTAAATTGGCATTAACTTTTTTAGTTGAAGCGACCATCTCATCCATCATCTGATTAACACGATTTAAACCACTGCTATTGCTAATCTTACTAATAGATGATGTCAATTCTTCAAACTGTTGATTAGAAATTTTACCCTCAGTCTGAAGCTTATTCATCTTAGCAACTAACTCATTTGTGCTCTTAGCAGCATTAGAAAGCTGTCTGTCTGTTTCCTCAATCGCTTTGGGCATCCAAACTATATCAGAACGACTTGCATCAATCTGCCTACTCACTTTTTCGAAGGTTACTGTTTGTGTAATTCCTTCTCTTTCAATAGAAGCCTTAAGCGTGTTTAATTCTTTTCTGCCATTTTTGACATCAAAGTTTACTTTAATATTAGCGTTTGTTCCTGCTAATTCTTTTTTAAATTCATCTAAATCATCAGTGCTACCTTTAATGACTCTCTTAAAGTTGATACCAATTGCTTCAGTGGCTTTCTTCATAGCAGTTTCAATTTCTGCTGCTGTTGCTGTTGCCATTTTCTCTGATTCTTTTCTAACTTCTCCAACTGATTGTGTAAGTTTTGAGAAGTCCATTGTAGAAAGTTTTTCTAAAGCTGCTACAGCCTTCGGATCAATCTTAATATCAATTTTAACTTGGTCGAGTTTCTTCTGAAGCTCGGTTATTTGTGAGTTTAAGTTTCCTTTAGATGCTGTATCGTTGATACCCAAAATTATTTTTAATTCTATCCCGTTATTTGTATTCATTTATTCACCACTTTTCATTATAATTTATTTATTTAATGATTTCTTTTTTCGTTTATTTTCTAGTGGGTCTATTCCAGCAAGTTTTAATGCATTATCTACACTTCCAAAATGTTTCTTGTAGTATTCACCACTTTTAGTCCAAGGGCACTCCGCTATAGTTTTTAGTGTAATCGCTTCTTTGTTTTCACTCAGTTTTTTCAATCCATTCAAAGATTCCGTTTTTTCGATTTCTTTTAGTGAGTTGAAATCATATCCCAATTCTGCTCTAAGTTGATTCATCCCACCAAAAAGTTTCTTTATAACATAATGAGTTGGCATGTCGTAATTCTTAGTGTCTTGTCTCTCATCTATGTTTGGGAATCTACCATGCTCATCAATGAAATTTGTAAATTGTATTAACACTCTCTCTTTTGTATAAAGCGTCTTATTCCTTAGCTTCGCTTTATGATCGTATTCTGACAGTCCTGCTTCTTCAAATGCACTTGCAACAGTCCCAAAAGCTGTTACAAAGTGATGCAATTTAGGATATCCTTGTAACTCAGGATTATTTTTATCTTTAGGGTCAGGCAATCTGCCTTCCATATAAAAGAACTCATGAAGATAAGTCAATAATTCTTCTTTTGTGAAATCTACTCTGTTAGCAAGAAATTCTATTGTCTTTTTTGAGTGGCGAAACTTCTTTGCTTCTGGGTCAGGAATCATGGAATTGTAGCCATTGTGTTTGTCTGCCGAGTTGTAAAACGCAATCCAGCTACACTCTTTTGAGTTTAGCAACTCTTCCTCACAAAACTCAACAATCTCGAATTGGAAAGAATCTTCTCCATATTTATTCCATGATAATTGAAGATGGTTATTTCCATGCACACCTCTTCTAAGATTTGTTCTGTGTATATTGACTCTTTTAAATACATTGACGCTTTGACCAATGTATACTTTTCCATTGTCGCTGTTTGTAATTTTATAAATACCACTGTGCTTGTCTGTCTTGCGTATTTCATTTGAAGTGTCGTAAATAGTGTCATTAGACTTTTTTCTTGCCATTTAACCGCCTCTTTTCTATAAAAATGAAAATAAAAAAGAAGCGTCTGATTAAAGACACTTCTTAGTTTAAAATATTTATTAGTTTTAGGTTATAATTTACTCATATTAAATTTGGGCAAAATAAAAAACGACTCCTAGCTAACGAGTCGTTTTAGTTATATTTATTTAGTTGGAGTTGAAATTATTTCTCTTTATTCAGTATATAGCTCATATTTCATTAAACTATTTCCTAAAGCGTCATAAGATGTCGATGCTTCATTTACATTTTCCTCAAGTGAATTTACATGAAGTGCGTCTTTTGTATTAACATACTGTCTAAGACCAGAAACTACATAGGACATATAGAAGATGGTGTCAGAAAGATTATTGTTTAATTCAATGTCTGCTTCAGTTTTAGGTGAAAGATGAAATCCTTTTAGGAATACTTCATATGAATCAATGCTTTCTCTGAAATCATCAAGGAAAAATTCATCTTCTTTCAGTGAAGAGTCCTCATTTATTTTGTCTAAATAGCCAAACATGTCATTTTGATACTCTGTAAATTCAGAAACAAATCGCATTGATTCATTATATATTTCTTCTGAAACAGTTCCATTTTCTACATTTTCAGGTAGCTTGGCTGCTGTTTCATCATTAAGCTTATCAAATGCTGATTCTACATATTCTTCGGAAAGTTCTCCACTACCATTTAATTCTGCTTCAGTACAACCATATAGCATAAACATGGCACACAACGATCCACTAATAAATAAACTTTTCTTCATTACTCTTCCTCCAATTGGATTATAATTAAAACATGATAATTACAAATTAATGTATTATACCATAATTATATCCAATTGTCAGAATAGTTATTCATACTTATTGAGAAAAGTTTATATTTTATTAATGGTGTTATAATTTTAAGTAAATAAAAGTGGTCTTTTATTAAAGTTTTCAATTAACAGCTCTGAAAGGGGACAGAGCTGCCTGTTCAAAGCTTTAAGACTTAGAGAGAAGATTGCGCACTTTAAGCCTATTTCTGTTTTCAACAGGATCAATTCCTGCAAGTAAATAGGCATTTGGAAAACTTCCAAAACGATTAGAATAGAACTTACCTGATTTAGTAATCCTACTCTTGTCGATGCTTCTTACTTCTACATATCCCTGTTCATCATAAAGTTTCTTGAGAGCCATTAGAGCATCTTCATTTTCTTTTTGAATTATGCTTTCTTTTGAAAACCCTAATATTGTTTTAAATTCTTCTATGGAATTAAATACTCTCATTACAGATGAAGTGGGATAAAGTCCACTTTTCGATGTGTGTCTCATTTCTTCAGTTGAAGGGAATCTACCATTGTTCTTAATGAATATTTCATAATTCTCTATAATTTTTTCTCTTGATAACAATTCTCTTGTAAAAAGCTTTTTATTTTTAACAAAATCATAAAGACCAGCTTTAATAATTCCGTCTTTAAAGCTTCCAAATCTACTAAAATACAATGTATAGCTAGGATATTTTTCACCAACAAAATCTCTTTGCGTGGGAACTTTTCCTTCCATGTAGAAGTATTCTTGTAAATATGTTAGCAATTCGTCATCATCATATTTCATATGTGAATCGCTGATTTTCTTTTTTGTTTCTTCAGCTAAAGCATAGGAAGTTAATTCTTCATTTACAGCAGTAATATTGTAGCCCTTACTTTTATCAAAGCTTTTATAATAATTCATCCAATAAATTTCTCTGTTATTAAGCATGTTTATCTTACAGTTTTCAATAACCTCAAAATAAAAACCCTCTGCACCGTACTTATTGTACGAATACTGAAGGTGTGGATTGGGATGCCTATTAGTATTTAATAAGTTTTTGTGTTGGGTCAGTCTCTTGTGTAAACCTCTACTTTGTCCAATGTAAACTTTCCCATTTGCGATGTTTTTGATTTTATAGATACCTATATCATTACTCATTCGAATGCACCACGAACATTATTCGCATTCGGATTAATAACGTATATGCTAGTCGTTTCTGAGGATTGATGCCCAAGCAAATCCTGAGCAACACTAATATCTTTCCCTTCATGAACAACTAAATGTGTCGCCCGAGTTCTACGGAAATTATGAGGAGTAATTCTTTTTTGAATAATTTTAGAAAACTTATTTGTGCACCAACCATTAAACGCTTCGGGGTTAAGAGGGGTGACTTTGCCATCTTTGCTCTTCTTGACAAAAACAGCCTCACAATCGTCCTCACCTCTAAAAATTAACCATTCCTCAATTGCTTTTCGAGCAATCTCATTAAAGTCTAACCGTCTAACGTTTCCTGTCTTGGATTTGCCTTTTGTTCTGAGTAGGTGTGTCTGATAGTAACCAAGTGATTCACCTGATATTTCGTCTTTAACTTGCTCATAATTCACTATTTCCTTTTTAAGTTGGACGACCTCTGATCTTCTAGCACCAGAATAATATGAGAATAAAATGTAAGCAATCATTTGTAGCTCATTCTGTTCTCTCAAAGTTTCTATTAGGAATTCAAATTCTTCTTTAGTTAATGGAATCTTTTCGTGAACGGTATTTTTACTTGGCGATGGAATAGCTTTATTAAAGATTTGTCTAAATTTAGGGAAATCCTCACCATAGTAAAGTTCAATGAAGTTACTCAAACTCGAAACAGAACTTCTTTTAAACCTAACTGAGCTAGAGGATAGTCCTAAGTCATCTAAGAAGTTTTGGTATTTTAAGGCATCTCTTACTTTAAGGTCATGAATAGGCTTGTTCATCATATTGTCTTTAACATATCTTGCGAAAATATATAAGGCAGATCGGTATTGTTTCCTAGTGTGTGGTGATAAGTGTGATTGTTGAAGAAACTCTGTAATTATCATTCTGTTCCACTCATGACACTCTAACCATTCGGCTTCTGTAACAGGTTTTATTTTAACTTGACTCATTCGTTCACATCCATGTCTTATTATTTAATTTATTTTATAATTTACTATTTCTTAACTGTAAATCCTCTTGCCTCTAGTGCAGTCCGTAAGGCACTCAACAACTCAGAAGGATCAGCATTAAGTCGGTTAACTGTTTCTTCCGAGAATGGTCTAGGCTCACTCCACTCTCCAGCAGGATTGTTCCACAATTCTTTAATTCCGTACTCAATCATGTCACCAATAAACTTACCTTCCATTGAATCTACACCTTCTGTAAGGTTCTCGAATATTAGAAATACTTTTCCATCTCGTACACCCCAGTCAGATATGACCATGTTTCTAACATCAGACAATCCCGATTCATCTGCACGTCTCTCATATTGAGTAGGAGCGTAGCTTCCATAAACTACGTCGATTACCGCTTGACTCATAGTCTCTGAAAGTATCCGTTCAATGGAAGCATCACGTGATAGAATCTCCATGACGTTTTTCTGAAGATAAGCTTCTATTTCATCTAGGTTATTAAAGCCTTTCTTAGCCATTTAAGCCACTGTTTTCTTCTAGCTTATTCTTAAGGACAGGTGATTCAATTGAGGACAAGACTTGCTCACGAATATGCTCATCAAGTTGTGCAATTTGGTCAATGACTTGAGCGAATGACTTAACTTTATCGACAACTCCCAATACTTCCTCTGGGTCAAACAACTCATTGAAGAATAATTCAAATAGACCTGTTTCGATAATGCTATGGAATACTGGTATTTGCTCATCTAATTTGTCAGGAATGTCCTTACCTAAATTGCTGTAAAACTTGATTATTAAAAAGTAAATATATTGCAAGAAAGCTGTGTCATTTTTGAAGTAGTTAATATTGTTCTTTTCCGCAAAAACTAAGTTGTCATAAGTAAGATTTAAAAGTTTCTCAGTTGTTGCTGGATTAAATTTTTCATTGTAACGAATTACAATATTATTTTCTTTGTCGTAAACATGTGTGGATAGCTTATTAATATCTTTTTGTTTAGCTTGAATATCCGATAGCTTTATATTGCGTTGACGCTTATTTTTTGTTGAAGGTTGATTTGCTTTTTTTGTTTTAGTTGTCATTGTGATTCCTCCTTGTTTTCATTTGCAACACGCTAATTAAATTGTGCTGCTATGTAAAAAGAGGAACAGATAAATCTGCCCTCTAATAATAATTATAATTTATTAATTATACACGATCAACTTCGATAATACGTCCAATTGATGTAGAGTTTGGCGCAGTTAAACATTCGAAGTTAACTTCTGGTGCGATTGCCGTACCATTTTCTAAGCTCAACTCAAATTCATCAATCGGAATAACGTGGTCTAATTGAATGTAAATATCTTTTACTACTCTGTTTGTATCTGGGTTATAAGCAATTGTATGATACTCAAGCTCATATGCTTCAGCAAATTTTTCCCCATCTAACTCAACAATGCTACCAGTTATCGACATATCGTATGTTACTGAAACCGTTTCGCCAACAATAGCGTGTCCTGCTGGAACAGTTACTTTTGAAGAAGTGATTGCAGCAGACTCAGTTTCACCTTTTGCGTTACGTACATAAGCTGTTGCACCTACTGGAGTACCAGTGATTGTTACTTCAAGTACACCTACATTGTCCACAACTTTTAGACCTTTTTCTGTGTGAGCGATTGTAGCTGTTCCGTTTTCTGTAATAGATACACCTTGAGTTAACGACAAGAACTCTTGATCATAGAATGCATTACGCAAAGAAGATGTAATCTCTTTTTGACCCTTCATGATAGCAAGTGGCTTGTTACCAATTCCACCATAGATTTTTTCGTTGATACCTAATGTCTGACTAATAGACGTTAATTGAGCTTCAGTAGTAATGAAAACATGTCCATCTGATTTACGTTTCATAACTACGTCTGCTGTGTCTGTAACTAATAATTTCATTTAATTTCCTCCTAATATTTTTAAAAATTTATCTATGCTTAATAAATTAATCATTAAGCATATTACCTGTTGTGTTCTTGAACTTGCTATACTCAATTGCATGACTATCTTGTTCCCACATATTAACGTGAGCTGCCCAGCTTTCGATTTGAACCTTTTCAGACACTGTTGCAAACAATGTAGTTGTAGTGTAATTCTGAAATCTAGAAATTCTAAAGTATGTTGAGTAAACTTGTAATACTGTCATACGAGCAACATCTTGTGGTAATATCCCTGCACCAACTACAATTATTGATATAATATCACCAAATGATTGCTTGTCTTGATTGGCTGACACTTTAGCTCGTTTACTTCTTTCATATCCTTTTTGAATTTCTGGATTAGGAGACACTAAGCTTTCAGTCATCATATTCATATCTAATACTAGTTTTCTATATGTCATAAACATGTCTTCATCACTGAGTATCATGTTTACTACTTTTTTGTCAGCTATAACTAAATTGAATATTTTTCTATATGCTACTTCAAGATCATCTCTGTTCATTACAATATCTAATAAAGACTCATTCTTTAGAGCGTCTAAAGACTCTTCAATTTCTTTCTTTGTATCTTCATCTAACTTCATTCTGTCATAGTGATTCTTGTATTGATAATAAATATGCAATACATTCTGACTCATGGCAGACAGCTCTGACAAATTTTGAAGATACTCCAAGTAAGTTAAGAATCTTATTTCACCAAATTCAGTCTGTACAGGTAATCCGAAGATATAAAAATCTTTATCATCCATAATTCATCACTTCTTCTTCGTTACATATTCATAAATATGTTCGTATTTCTTATATTGAACAGGAGCAACACGAGGATTGCCACCAACGTATTCCATCTTATGGCTCAATGTGCCTTCAATGTATTCCAATGCTAATAACTCACTAACTCTATCTGATATCCATGCAGAACGCATATCCTTCTCATATGTTTCATGTGTGTATACACTAATCATGACTTCTTGAGTAACTAGGTAGTAGTTATCAAACACTGGTCTACGTCTTCCTGCTGATATATAAATACGACAAATCGCTTTTGTGCTTAAGTCTGAATCTTTTTCAGCTAACATAATGCGATCATCAACGACATCCCAATAAGTTTCAAAGTCTTTTACATTGGGAAGTGTCTCATCTAATGGGTCAAGGTGAGTAGCATCTCTAGGAGAGTAATACAACAGTCTTAGCAGCTCTTCATCATTGATTAGTATCTGATTTATGTTGTTTATAACCTGTCTCATTGAGCCTTGTTTAATTGCCACTAGTGTTCACCTCAGTCTTCAACCTAACTTCAACGTATCCGATTTCTTGGATGACATTTTCATATAGGACATCAGTAACTTGGTACTGTATTTCTCTATGAATAAACTCATCATTAATATTTGGATACATTCCCTGTGTATAAGGAAGTTTTAATATCATGCTTCCATCAGGTAAAGGAATAGGTGCATTTTCTGCTGTGCTATATGATTTAGTTGTCATTACGCAAGGAATATTCTCCGTCTGATCCATGTAATCATAAATAGGCTTACCAAAGTCATCGTGTCCAACAAGCGTTTTAATAGTTCCTGTAGTCAGTTTATAAGTGTCATTGCATAATTCGCCTGTTAGTTCAGGATAAATATCATTTCTGTTTCTGTCGGTAGCCAAGTAAGTAAACGTATCATAGTGAATATAATCACCAACATTTATAATTGAGTCAGGTAGAAATAAAAACTCCCTTTTATTAAACGAATCTTTATCAGATACGATACAAGGGAGGTTTTCAATGCCGCTGTTCAATTTGACATACGAAAGAGAAGGGGAGTTCATGATGAAATTTAATTGCTGTCTTTTAGTTGTTCCCTGTACAGCATCTTGCATAGAAGTTCCTGAAACAGTGACTCGATCACGATAAGACTTATAAATACTCATGTTCTCATTCTCCTTTCAATACATCTATTTGGTTGTCGATTAGTTTTAACACTTTGAACGTTTCTTTTTTAACTCTCTTCTTGTGTCCAACATTTAATGTTTCAACTTTCATTTGTTCCAATGTAGCTAACGATTTAATGTACCAAATACCATGTGGCAAATCTGCAATTAATTTTCTTAGTCCATAAAGCTCAAAGCATACACTGTCAATGTATTCTGTTAAACACTCATTTTCTTCCTCATATAGAGGCAGGATTTTATATACTCTGTTCTTTAGGTCGATTAGATAGTTTCTATAATCCGAGTTTGAAAGTAGAGTCATGGTTTAAACAATTCCTTTAGGTTTTTGAGGCTGTAGGAATAGCGTGACATGAGTGTGTTTGCTTCTGAGTTGATTTTGGATTTGATTTCAATTAGTGCTTTGATTTGATTAGCTGGAGAGTACATTCGATAGTCTTTGGAGTTTAATGTTTGTTTCATTAAATCTTCTTTGATTAGGTGTGTGTCTAAATAAACAACAACCATAAATTTAGATAAGATTTGTTTTTCATTTATTGTTAGATCAGCAATGAATTGTTTTGCTGTTAAGTCAAATTCAGATATATCTTGACGACAGTTAGAAAAGAATCCAATTGCACTCATTAACCAAAATTGTAAGTTTTCATCTAATGAGGTTTCATCCATTACAGCTAGTTCATAATCTGTAACTTGAGAAAGAAATAGTGTATATATATCACCGAATGGTGTAGCCATTTACATGCACACCTTTCTATTCAAACATCTTTAATTCGATATTTAACTTTTCCTCAAGAAGTCTAATTTTGTTTCCGCTATCTAGCTTCTTCTCTTGGATAAGTTTTCGTGCTCTTGTCGCTACAGTTGTTTTAAGTCCATTAGGAAGTTTAGGGAGTATTTCTTCAATTTCCTTTAAAGATAAATCAAAGAAAGCGTCTAAATCTTCTAGTCCAACTAGTGACTCGTATCGCTTAGTTAAACCAAGATACTGAGCAGCTTCTTCATCGTCAATGATTAACCATACATCATCTAGAAATCTAGGCTGAGAACCTTGCATAACCATTAGTTCGCCCATTGTAATATACTGAACTCGACCATATGAATCCCAATTGTATTTTTGTCTCGTTTGGTCGCTTATATAAATAAGACTTCCATCTACTGCATTTCGGCAAGCAATTAATTCGTCACGGTCAATTTCAACACGTTTGGCACGAGCTGGTTTAGCCTTTTCTACTACTGGTGCTTCAACTTCAGCAGTTTCTGTTTCAACAGTCTCAACTTTTTTTGCTGTCTCTTTTTTAGGTGTAGTTTTACGAGGTGCACCTGTTGTTTTATTTGTTTGTTTAGCCATTTGTAGCATTCTCCTTTTATTCGATGATTTTTGTAAGAAAACACTCAAAGTCATAAGAGACTAAGAGTGTTTAAATTATAATTTATTAATTTGGTAATTAAGATAAAGTGTAAACTCCGAAAAGGCTTGAGAAGATAGTAGCTGTACCGAACTTAGTAATGAATTTATACTCAAAAGACATATCTTCATTAACTGTATTGTCAGTAGTTTCTTTAACCCAATCTTCGCCTTCGAAAACGATTTTGATAAAACGATCATCGTTAGCAGGTAAAACTAACAATTGTTTGTCATCATAAGCAAAATCGAAAGTGTTAGCTTTATGAACAGCAGGTAACTGAACAAGAGTCATACCATTTACATTTGATACACGACCTGTGTTGTTAAGCTCATTCTTCATGTCATCTGAATACATATTTGCATTTAAACCAGCAGTTACTGTAGCAATTCCTGCACGAGTACCAACAACGATTGGCTCAGTACCTGTAGCCGCCGCAACGTGAGATACAAGAGAAATTAATTTGTCTTGAGCGTATGTTCCAGTTTCTTTGAATACAGTTGGCAAGTTAGCTGAACCTGAAGCGAATGATGCTGCAACCTCTTCGTAGATTTTGTTTTGAATACCTTTAGCAACTTTTTCAACTAGTTTACCGAAAGTTAAACGACCTGTAATAAATAGGAAGAAGTCTCCGTAAATTGCAGCAGCGTAAGCTTTAGTACGAATAGAGAATGGTGCTCCGCCTTCCATTTTTTGACGAGAAATTTTCCAGTTATTCCCTGCGTGTTCAGAAACAATAACGATACCTTCATCTTCAATAAAGAATTCTTGAGAATCCCCTAATTTAAGGTTACGAACCTCAGCGAAACGCATGAAGAACTCATCTTCTTCTACGCCTTTAAGATATGTTTCTGTTAAAACCTCTTCAATAATTTCGAAGATTTCAACTTTATGACGACGGATATCTTTCATTGTTGGCTTTTCTGTACCCATAATTTCGAAGAATTTTCCTCGGATTACTGCGTCAGGGTTTTTGCCTTTCGAAAACTGTTGTACATGCTCAGGGTTGTTTACAACACCTACACATGTCGCTACTAATTCTAATTTATTTACCATTGTTTATTCCTCCATTAAATTATAATTTATTTTTAGTTAGATACGACTTCAAAAACTACATAAATAGTTGGTGTTTGTGAAACGTTAATAGCTAATGCTCCACCAACTGCATCTTCACGGATGATTTTTCCTGCAAAAGCTGGTTTAGTAACAAGTGCGTCATAAGCTGCTGCTGTAATTTCTTTTAATTTATGAGAACCGTCAGCAACAACAACATAGTTTCCTGCAACAGCCGCTGCACCAACTAAAGTAATACCTTCACGAGAGATGCCTAGCTCATATGTTTCACGTAACCCATATGCACGAACAGCTTCATTTGCTTCCATTTCGTATTGGTTTTCTAAGCCTGAGCCTAAACGACCATTATCATAAATCATTGCTGGATTAGCGACAAGAACAATCTTATCTACTGAAGTTGGTGCTACTAAAGCACGAATATCACGATTAGCTGCCTCAACTGCCCCTAACTTACCTACATAACCATTTTGAAGTGCCACTGTTCCACGAACATTGAACACATCTCCATTTGGAAATCTTGAATCATCTAAACGTACTACTGATTTAACTACCATTATTTATTCCTCCATTTGTTTTCTTATTATTTAATCTTCAAAAATATCGCCATAAGGATTATGGACTGTGTCCTCTTCCTTTGGCAACGAGAATGATACTTTATTAACTTGTGTTGCTGGTTTGCTAACTGTGAAGTTTTTCTTGCCAATTAATGCGAATAATTTCTCTTCAACTTTATCCAACTCTAATTCTTTCATTTCTGTGAATACCTGAGTGAATTCTTCTGCTGATAGTTTATCAGCAAATTTAGCTTGTAAATCTTCTTCTTCACGAGTGCGTTTGTAAGAGTTCAAAGTATCAATCTTAGCTTGAGTTGCTGATTGCTCAGACTCGAAACGCTCATGATTAGCTGTGAATGCTACTGAATCTCCCTCAAATGCTACATACTCAACTTTCACCTTGTATGCGTCATTAAGTTGCAGTTCAACATTGTCCCCGTTTAATGTGTAATCTGTCGCATATAGTTGATAGCCATCTTGAACATTCTCAAAGATTACTGCTGAATCTGTGTGGTCTACATACCAATAGTTACGGCATGAGTCTCCCCAACGGTCAACGTGTGTTTCTTTGCTTAATGCATTGCGAAGTTGATCTTGTAGTTGACGAGCTGTTAAAGCGAATTCTTGAACAGGTTGTTCTTGCTGAGCTTCCTCAACTTCAACAACTTCTTCTGTAGTCACTTCTTCAGTTGATTCAACTGTTTCAGCTTCGAATTCTTCTGCAACTACTTCAATCGTTTCTTCTTCTGCTGGAGTTTCAAATTGTTCTGCAACAACTTCTTCAACAACTTCCGTTTCAACGACTGGAGTTTCCTCGAAATTTTCTGCCACTTCGATTACTTCTGTTTCTTTGATGTCTTCCATTCCTGTACCTCCTTGCTGGTTTATTTTAAGTGTTTCATTGAGTTCATAAACCAGTGCTTTAAATTCTTCTTTGAAATCCTGTTTCGCATACGTTTCAATTTCTGCACGAGGGAAACAAGGTTCAATTTCACTTCCTAAAGCAGTAATAGCTTGAAACTCAAACGATTCAATCTGGAAATATCCATTGTCACTAAACTGACCTTGAACATTATCAATTTCCATGCTGATTTTTGGTGAAACGCCTTCCTCTAACCAAGAAATAATCTTCTTAGTAGCCTCATAGCGTTTCCACAGGTAAATGTTATCTACTATGACGTATGTTTTAATGTCTGGCGTATCTTCTGTGCCTTCATTAACTTCTTCTAGAGTAATATTGTTGTCATTTGAAACAACGCCAATTGGGTAAGTATCAAAATAGAATTCATATTCACCATTGTTGTCTTTTTTCAGAGTGACATTGTGACCTTCTAAATCGTCTTCCTCTGCATTGTACTTAGCAACAATAGGAATTAATGAGATACTTTTCTGAGTTTGCTCAGAGAAGCTAGATGGTGAAAAATTCGATCCATTCCTGTTATCTCCAAATGCGAAAACTTTCATTTTTACCTTATAGAATGAACTGTTAAAGTTTTCAGATTCTACAACACTTCCATCAAAGTTAAGAGTGTTTTTTACTTTCAATTTTTCACCTCCTCTCAAGTTGAGAGATTAATTAACATACTTTGACAATTTACTCTTTATGCCTTTGTAGTTTTCTTTTAAATCATCAGGATAAAGTGCGATAAGCTTATATCCGCTATTTTTATAGAAGTCGTTTTTTCTTAGTGTTTTCTTGCTGTAGCTTTCAAAGATTCCTGATGCGCCCCACAAGCCATAATATTCAACTAGCACTTCTTGATTTAATAGGAAATCAGGGATATAGCTCTCGTTTTCTTCTAAGTTGTTCAACTTGTCTTTTTTAGAAAGCTTTTGAATTTCGTATCCAAGCGATTTAATTAATTTATAAACTTCCATCTCTTCGAAGCTATCAAATACAACCCCATCAAAGACTTTGTATTCAGAGGGGTTATAAGCTACACCATTAAAATCTAGAAACTTTATTAGAATGTCCTTATTGCGAAGAGAAATAAGAGTTTTGTTAATATATTGTTTGAGCGTCCCAAAAGATAAGGAGAGAATTTCACAATCATTGTCAATAATATTGTCTTTTTTCATATCCGATATAGATTCTTCTATGCACTCAAAACAGTTAATGTCATTATCCCAGTATCCATTAGGAACATCTAATTTCTTAAATTCCCAAATTTTAAATTTGTACAGAGGAAAGCAAAAACTAATGAAGTCAAAGTATCCGTTAAATAGCTTCTTTACAATTGGTTTTAATTTAGCGTCTTCTAACAGAGTTCCAAAATGGAAATTGTTTATAATGTATTCTTTTGTATTAGGGATATTGTTTCTTTTTAAATAGTATTTAAATAAAATTGAGATATGTGTTTTGTTTTCATAGAAGTAACATGATTGATTTCCTTCTAAAACTTCTTTATATCTACTGAATACTGCTAGCAAACATGAAGGGTTTAACTTCTTTTTTGCGTCTGTATAAGATTTGTTTTTACACAGTCGCATTCTTATAGCTTGAGTGCATATAGATTCTTTGCTTCTGTTTGGAAACAATGCTACTAATTTATCAATATGAGTACTAGGATATAAACTTCTTAAGATTTCTGTTTCTTCAACAGACCAACTAGTCGGGTTCAAAATGATGCCCTCTGTGATATTAAGTTGTTGACATCTCATTTCAACGGCTTGAGGAGTCCTATTTGGAAAAGTGCGTTTAATCTCCTCATACGTCTTTCCTTTGGAAAAAGAAGTTAAAAACGCATCCTCTTCTTTAGTCCACCTATTGTTTTTCTTTAGTGCTTTTATTCCTAACGTTTTACATTTGTAAGCGATTGCGTCTCTGCTTTTAGATGGTATCAATACTTGAATAGCATCGTAAGTCATACCATCACAACTCTTGATAATTTCTAGTTCCTCTTCTGTCCAAACCGATAGCTTACCCATAATTTAATCTCCTTCAAAATATAATTTTCAAAATATAAAAAGACTCAGTATTTTTCTCTGAGTCTTAAATAAGCGTTAAATTCTTCTGATCCTTCATACACCCAAAAAGTCTTTTTGGTTTTGTTGTGGACACCTGAATGTAAATACTTAAATCCTTTTTCTAATAACTCTCTTTTCAAAGAATTGCTGTAACAGTAAAATAGCCTCAAAATATAATCCCCTTTACAATATAATTATAATTTACTTATTCGTTATTTCTATTAACCTCTGTTGACGCAGAAATATCATCTTCAGATTTTTTAGGTCTACCACCATCGTCTAAAGACTGAGTGTGAGCAGAAGTAAGTGGGATAAACATATCACTTAATCCCAATATGTCATTCTCTAATATAGCTTTGTTAATTACATCTAAAGGAGATAACCCTAAAGATGCACCAATTTCAAGTTTGACTGGAACACCAAATTGAGCTGCTTTTAAATATTTCTCATAGAAAGTTTCTTTATTGAAGATAGTCATATCAAGGAATTCAAATTTATATTTAAAGTTTCCTGACATCTTTTTTATCTTCCTATTAACCCAACGTTCTATTTGACGCAATACAGCCATAACCAATTCCTCATCAGTAAGGATTGACTTATCCAATCCCACTCCAGTGTTTTTATCTGAGTTGTGAATAAATTGACTAACACCACCTGCGTCGTATACAGCTCGCAATGCTTGAGCAACAACATCTTGGTCAGAACGTCCTTTTTCCATTTTCACAGCTTCCATCGACATCGGACTAGTAATTAGCGTGACCCCCTCGGGCAAGCCTCCCTCTGCCTGTTGGTGAAAACTTGCGGCTAAATCGAGATCAATCAAAAATTTGTTCATTTCTGGATTTTTCTCATCAAGTGGAATCTTTTGAATAAGTGCCATGAATACATCTAATTTTGATTTCGCTTTATTGATTTTTTTATACTCGTCATAGTCAAATATCGCTTCGAACATTCCGTTTAATGGAGGCAAAGCAAAATCTTGTATATCCTCATTCACTTTAATGACAATTGTTTTGTCAGAGTCTAGTTCAATCCAAGGTTCTTTTGTAGCTTGATATTGTTGATATTTTTCACCAAATTCTTGAGCATATAAAGGTAACAAATCTTTTCGTCCATCGAAGAATGAAAAGTTAAACGCAAAGTTAAAAGCTCCATCCTCTTTAGAGGAGATACGGCAATAATCAGCGTCCATTTTCTGAATGAAGAAGGAATCTTTCGACTCATGTTCATAACCATAAAAAGTATCTTCTCTGAAAGCTACTCTCATTACAGTAATCATTTCATGGCGAAGATTTAATTTTTCGATATACTGTAGCATCTTAATGAAATGGTCACGTTTTTTAATCTTGTCTTTCTTGTCAAAAGGATTGCCTGTTGGTGTTAGCTTGTATGCGTACATTGGCATTAAAGCAAGATAGTTAATTATTAATTTGTATTGTGAATTCACATTGTATAAATAGCTGGATAAGTCACGAATTTTTTTCTCATTAGCCACAGGATTTTGTAAGTATAGTGAGATGGTTTCAACATCAAACTTGGATAAAGATGTTTTGCCATTAAATTTATTGTTGTACAGGTATTTCATTTTTTGAACAGATGCGAACATTTTCTGTCGATTGATTCTGCGTTCTTGCTCTTGTAATTCAGACTGCTGCTTTTTATAAGCTGGATTATTAGCTACTCTGAAAGTTTGCTGTTTCGATGATTGCTTGTTAATTTGTTTATTGTTCAATAATTTCACTCCTTTCGTTTATAGTTGATTAATAAGACTTGCCTTTTTTAATCATAAACATTTTTGAAATATCAACATCTGTTTTTTGCTTTCGATTTTTAATCTCAAGTGTATCAGCGAACATGTTTAAATAACTTAGTGAGGAGTATCTATCTTTTCGTGCACTTCCCACTTCTTTTAGTGATACTTCACCTTGGTCGTTATAACTTGCTTCAAGGTTTATTGTTTCGTTAATAAGTAAGCTTGTTTGTATAAATGGCATTTTAAACTTAATCTTTAAGTCTTCTGGTAGATTGCTATACCCCTTAATGCTTGTTAATATCTCTTCTGCGTCATTTTCATGAATCATGAGTTTAAGTTTTTTATTTCTTAAGGCGTTTCTCATTGAAACGGCAATTTTACTATTTAATTTTGCACTACCTTGAATAGAGTAAATAACCTTCGGAGCATCCGAATAGACACAGCGTTTCGCCAAATCATCATCGTTCATACATTTTAATGGAGGGTATTCCTGTCCATTTCTTACGTTTATTTGACCTTGACCAAGAATATCTAGTAAGAAAATACCTGCGTTCATCGTATCAAGCACAATATAATCTGCTGCGAATTCATGATAAAGCTGATTTATTCTCAAACTTTGGTCTGTGACAATTCCACCTTCAAAAGTTTCAGCATATACCACTTGTCTCTCATAACCATTACTAATTGGAATAAGTCTTACACAAAACAGTGCAGTCGCATCATTGGCAGAACCGCCTTTTGCTGCAATATCTGCTGAGACTATTCTAATCTCGCCTTTTTCTTTCTTAATAGCTATTTTTTTATCATTTATATGTTCAGCTATTTCAGAAGGATAAAATGCTTTTGCTACTTTCCTGTTTACATTTAAGTCTTCGAAACTGAAGTAAGAGCGTTCATTCTCTCCAAACCATAATGCTTGCATCTCCATCTCCCAACCAATAGGGTCGAAATCTGATTCAGACATTTCATCTAAAACTTGATCCCTCATAAGAAGATTTTCTTTGATGGCTAACTGATAGGGTAAGCTACATATGAAATACTTTTTGCCTTCTACCATTGCCTTGAAGTAGGTTTGTGCTCTTGCCCATGACCAATGTGATTTATAGAAACATGAGCTTAAGTAAATCTCCTTGTTACGTTCTTGTAGGTGAGCAAACTCAGGATTAGCATGATAACCAGCTTGTCTTGGTGTAGTTAAAAACTTTCTTAATACTTTTGAAATTACTTGTAAGTCAACCATACGGAATTCATCAACTAGAATTATGTGGGCACGAGCCGATCTTGCATTGTCATTTGAAGTTACGACCCGTATTACAGAACCATTATGAAATGAGCACTCTGCGTTGTTTGCTCCTGTTTTTATATCTGATATTTCTCGCCTTAGATTAGGAGAGTCGGGCATCATTTCTTCTATTTTCTTTAGGACGCTGGTGGCTTGACCTTTTGTTCCTGAGGCAATCACGACGATTGTATTTGGATAAAGAATACAACGAGACACTGCATAAACAGCAGATAAGAACGATTTTCCTTGTCCACGACTTGCGAGATACATGAAGAAATGATTGTTTTGCATTGCGTAAATCAATAAAATCTGAAACAGTTTAAGTTGTATTCCTAAGTAATCTTTTACAAAAATATCCATACGAAAACGATACCATGAAGCCCATATTGCAACCCCGTTCATCATCTTCTCTGATTTAGATTGCTTGGTTCTATGATTTCGTCCAGAGTTGAAAATATTTACGCCTTTTGTAGCTTTGTTTCGATTAACCTGAAAGTTTTTATGTCCTGTCATCTTCTTCACCTTCGTCTTCAGAAGCTTCAACAGTGTATTTATTTATTTCAGCATAATACTCTTCTTCATCTTTATTCTCAATGCTGAACATTCGCATTAGATGACCTGTGAACCACACTTTTAAATATTTACCAATTGTATCAGTGTCTTTCCACATTTCATCATCGGGTATAGGGGTTGAATCTTCCCACTTCTTAATTAAAGTTCCGAATGTTTCTTGATCTATTGAGGGTGCTCCTGTCTCTTGCATGGGCTTCAAATTTGACGAGCCTAGCAAATCTTGTAGTGTTTTTAATTCATTTTTTACATCTTGTTTAGCTGTTCTCTTATTTCTAATGTCTAGCTGAGTAAGACAGATTTCACGTATTAAGTTTTGCATTGGTTTTGCAGATATATCGAATTGTGAACCATAGTCTTCAAACTCTGAATTCAACCATATATACTCCTGCTCGCTAAAACCGAGACCAAAAAAGTCTTCAGCTTCTCGAAGTTCATCAGCAGTAAGGTCTTTCGGTTTAGCTCTCTTAGTTAGCTCTAAGGACTTGTTATCCTTAAATAAAGAACTATCAAGAAAAGTATTAGAGCGATACTGTGGTAACGAATTAATATTCTTTACGTACTCAAAATAATCACCCTTAAACAAATCATCATAAATTGGTTTGTTTATCATTCTCATCAATGCTTGAAAACCTTCGAATCCTTTTGCCTCGATATTTCTTTGGCAACAACCTTTACAAATAGGTAATTTTCCGTCTTCGTAGTAGTCAGTGTCAGTCGTACTATAGAAGTTAGAAAAGACCTGCTCTTTGGAACACTTGAGACAAGTCTTTTTTACGGCAGGTTTTTTAGTTGATTCTTTCTTAGTTGTCATCTATATTTAGTATCTCCTTTCTTTCGTTTTTACTTATAATTCACTATTTTAGCTGTCCATCAAATTCTCCATTATTAAATCTATTTTTATATTCCTCAAATTGTTCAGGAGTATTATTGCCGTAGCCGAATACATCATGAAATAACAAGTGGATATCACTTCTTAAACAAACGCCTATTTTTTCACTGTGTATTCTTATACACTCTTTTTCTATTATTTTTAATTCTGAGTCAGTGTAATCACTGATTTCTCTTCTTAAATCTATACCTGTATTTTTTAAAGTGTCTTTCAGTATATTGTCGAAGCTATATAGGTGATGAATGACATTGAAATCATCCCCAGTTATTACGCATCTATAGTTTGATTGTTTAATACTTTCTTTCTTCCAATCCAATATTACAGTCCTAAGATGGTCTGACAAGCATGTTACTCCACTACTCCAATTCCAGTGGTTCTCGGCTCTGTTGTGTTCAATGTAACAACTTTTACAAACAAAAAATCCTCTTTTCAGTCCATCGTAAGTAGTGTATTTTACTCCTTCAGAGATGTGTTTCTTGCATATATATGGTAGCTTCTGATTTGCATTTTTATAAAACTCAACATTAAATTTTGGGATTAAGCCTTTATTTATAAATGACTCTATAACTATATTCCCACTTGTTCTTTTTTCAATAGACTTTTTCTCATCAGCACATCGCTTGCATTTATATTTTGAAGATTTTATGTTCTGAATTGATGTGACATATTCATGACCATTAGGGCATTTTACTATTATCTCACTTTTGGAATTCACGTAATTTGAGTCGTCTGATAAAAGTTCAAATCCATGTTCTTCTATTCTTTCTATGATTTCATCAAAGCTCATTCTTTGTTTCTCTCTACTTCTATCATAGAAACACTGTCTACATCTTTTATCGTTTTTAAAATTTTTAAAGCTAATAGAGCATTCATGATTATTGTTGCACTTCATATCCAACTTGTTAGTATGATTAACGTATTGTGTGCTTACTAATGTATAACCGTAGTTGTTTAAATGCTCTTCTACTTCCTTATAAGTGTGAGCCTTTCTTCCTGCCATTCTTATCATTTCCTTCGCATTGTATTTCCTTCGCTAAACACAAATAAACAAAAGGACGGTGTGCGAAGGTACACCATTCAAGAGGCTCATGACTTCCTCTTGTCCTTTTGTTTTAATTAAATTTATAACTCACTAATTAAATACCTTACTCAGAAGCTCGAATTTCAAGCCTCTAATAAAACATCTAATCTAAAATTGCATCAATAATTCCTAGTTCTAATCCTTCTTCATCTGCGAACATAAACCATTCAATATCACTATTCTTGTCATACAACTCTTCACTAATTTTCGTATTACCTAAGATGAATTTCTTAACTCGTGCATCAAGTTTCTCATAAAATGCCATTGTGCTTTTCACCTTGTTGCTACTGCCACTAGCCGATAGCGATCCATCATGGATTAATAGTACAGTGTTCGGATATGCTAATCTTCGATGCCCACTCATAAGAAGGAGTATTCCCATTGAAGCTGCACAACCCAATGCAACTGTTTCTACAGGAGTTTTACTTGCTTTGACAGCATCTAGAACCGCAAAACCACTTACGACATCGCCACCATTTGAGGTAATGAAAATTTGTATTTTTTTACGTTGATCTCCAACAAGTCCAGCCTTGTCATCTTCTTCATTCCACTTAATAATCCAATGAACAATTGTATTAACAATCTGAGAGTCCACAGTGTCATTGAAGATAATCTTACGATCTCGATAAGCCTCCCACATTTGGTAATCTCCCATTGTAGATGGCAACTCTAAATCTAAATAGTCGCTGTTTAGTCCTAGTACATGTGGCTTTTTCTCACTCATTCTCATTTCCTCCTTGTGTCTCAATCTCTATTTACCTTCTCTATCCTTAATATTCATATCCATCTTCATCACTTTATCCTCAATCCGACTTCTCAAATCTTCACTCTTAATCATCCACACAATATATCCCATCAGAATCATGTCTCTAATTACGTCCCTGACTTTCACGAATAAGCTTAGCAATTTTATCGAACTCCTCATCCGAAATATCTTCAATCTCTTCTTCAGCTTCAGCGTCATCAAACTCACCATTTAATTCAGCTTCACGTTCAGCACGATAATCAGCAATTTGCTCATCTGTGTAATCAACTAGTTCATTCAATAGGTTGGCAGCTTTGCGAGTCGCTGTTTGAAGCCCGTCTTCGAATCCGTCAGTATAGGACTCCGACAAAATCTCACCCAGCTCTTGCTCAGTTATTCCTTGCTCTTCAGAAGCAACATGTAGCACGTATCTCAAGGCATCTTCCCAAGAAGCATTCTCTTCAGCTACAAGAAAACGAAATTCTTCAACTAACTGGCAATGTAAGCAACTATCATCTGTGCATTCATTTACTTCATTTTCGTTGTTCATGTGTATTCTCCTTTTATTCGATTGATTTATGATTATAATTTATTATTTAAAATTTAATATAAAATGTAGCTCTACGTCCATTCTCATCAAGCCACAATAGCTTCTGATGTGCTTTAGAATGTAATCGTTTATCTTTAGCGTATCCATTCGTTCCAGCAAATCCACCGTTAACAATTAAATCAACACCATGAGTTTCTTTTTCAAAGTTTTGATGGATGTGTCCAGCCAATACAGCAGTAGGAAACTTCTGAATCATCATAGTTAAATCATGAATCACTTTACCATAAGATTCTAAATGACCATGTACACCAAAGTAATTCTTGCCACAAATTTCAGCTACAATGATTTCACTGTCATACTCATTCTCATGGAATACAACATTTTCATGTTTGCCAAGTCGAGCCTTCATGTACCATGTAACAAAGTCATGGAAGCTTTCAGTTTTAATCTCTTCTTCTTTACGACTAGAGACTCTATCGTGATTTCCTTTTACGCTGTAGAAGTGAACCTTCTCGAAATGAGTAGCAAAGTAAGAAACCAATTCACTTAGTGATTCTGATACTCGTTGCGTTTGCTCAACGGCTGTTTCAGTCTCACCAATTTTAGTAAGTCGATGAAGTGTTCCTTCAATAAGATCGCCTAGCTGCATAATATGAAGCTCTTTAGTTCCTGTTAGCTTCTGATACTCAACGGTTTCGTTTGCAACTTGATTCATACGTTCATCAAATATTGTTTCATCAAATTTGTTCCAGTGGTTATCTGATTTCTGTCCTCTGTGTAAGTCACTAAGCATTAAAGCTAAAGCTCCGTTACTGTCATTTTTGACAACTGGCTTAATCCACTCAAGAGGCTTCTTAGTATTCATTTCCTCTTTAATTGACTCAAGCATTGTTTTCAAAAGATGGTCTAATCGACCTTCGTGACGTAAGTAGTGTTTATATTCACGCTTCTGATCTGCATATTGTATTTTAGCGATTTCTAATTCTTTAGTTTTAGCTTTTAGTTCTTCAAGAATCTCATTTGACTCCACATTGTTTTCAGTGGCGTATTCGATACCATTGTTAAAATTCTGAAACCACTTACGATAAGCTGATTCACCAAAATTTTGACCAGTCTCTTTATTAAGCAGCTCACTTACTTGCACCCATGTGAGGTTTAATAGCTCTTTGTTTCCACAGATACGGATTTTGTAGTCAGTAATTGATTCTGAATCATACTTTTTAGGATTCATCATCTAATCACTCTCCATCCAATTCTGTTTCAAGCTCAGATGACTCTTGGATTGTCAGATTTACTTTTTTACCTTCACCTTCAAATTTGCGAAGGATGTCAGTCAATACATAAGTTTTAATTTCTTCCTTACCAATCTCTGTAATTGTATTATCCTCTAGTGAAATTTCAGCATTTTTAAATGAATAGTTAAGTGTTTGTTTCCCCATATATATCATTCTCCTTTTTCTCAATAGTCTCTTTGTACTCGTCATCATTTTGGGAAGGGATATGATGAACCCTATCTATGTATCCAACTGCAAAACCAATACAGTTGGCATCTCAATGTCCAACGACTATGGGAAGGACGACTGCTCGTGTCAGGTAATCAGCCTTATTCATTTTAACGATAATGAAATCGTGAGATGTTTTTTCGTCCTTTTTCAATAACCCTGATTAGGAGGTAGGACATGGAGTGTAAAATACTTTTATGTGGAGCATTACTGACATCCACTGCCGCACTACAGTTTCCTGCAAGGGCTGAGTAATTCTTGATTAAGCCAATTAAGACTTGATGTTGATTGCATTTTTGTGATTTACTCTCCAATCACCAAAGTCATAAGCTATTACTGAGAGCCACCCTTTTTAGACTTCAAATGCAAAAGCGTCATGGAATGTGCCAAAAGTATTTAAGGCTACGCACACTCATAGTTTAATGTTTGTTTAAGGTTGTCTGAACCAACAATTAAGTTGGTCTAGTTAAGGTATTGTTAATCCCTTTGCTTGACCACGCTCAGGACTTATGAAGTCGGGTTGCAGTTTGCCCTTATCTGTCATCCGCCTAACGGTATTCCTTGAGGAAAGGCTCATGGCGACTACGACCATGTAGCGTTTATGGAGTACGCTCTTCCAGTTAAAAGTGTAGTTTTAATTACAATTTACTATTAATTCATTTCAGCAAATAACTTAGAAGCTTCAGAACGAATGTCATCGCTTAGTGATACTACACCAACTAATGATTTACCTTTAAGTTCTTCAATAGCTTGAATCAAACCATTGTTGCGAGAATACTTATCTTCAACTTGTTTATAGTCACCAGCAAAGACAATTGTAGCCTGTATGCCTATTCGAGAACCAAGCAAGATGACGTTCGATCTGCTTAAATCCTCAGCTTCATCGACAAGTACATAGCTATCGTTCCAAGTAAGCCCTTTTGAGAAGTAAGGAATTTGTTTCTCTAGTTGACCTTTCTGTTCCATTAGTGCAGCTTCCAGTTCTCCACCCTTTAAGCAATCAATGATTGGTGCGAAGAATTTATCTGTCTTTTCGGAGAAATCTCCTGGCAAGAAACCAATATTCTCTCCTGAACCAATTGGATTTCTGATTGCAAGAATTTTTGCATGTGCTCCAGTATCTACTACTTTGTGGATACCTAATTTTGCAGATAGTTTAGTTTTCCCTGATCCGCTTACACCAATAATAAATTTAATTGGAATATCATCATTATTAAGCAAATCAATTGCACATTCTTGTTCTTCATTCCTAGCCTGTACAACTTTCTTATGAGGAAGTTTAAGTTTAACTAGCTCTTTTCCGTTCCATCTAAGTTTATCTAGTACTTTATATTTTGTTGGATTTTTCTCTTCGTCAAATTCAATAGGCGTATCTTTATCATAGAAAACAATGTATTGATTAGTTAATAGTCCAAATGAGTTAACACTTGGGTCTTGATATACTTTTGCAAACAACTCTTCTTCTGTGCTGTTTCTAGTCACATATACTTTTAGGATACCTGTGTATTCACCTTTATTTAGCAATAATCCAGAATCAAGTGTGTCAACTTCAATTCCAAATGCTTTAGCAGTAGAGAAGAGGTTTAAATCATTTGTGAGAATCCCATATCCATTTGCCTTTGCACAAGCCACGATTCGGTTGTCCATAACTCCACGATCATAATCTTCACCCAAAATAACTTCAGGATTGTATTCACCAACATCGTGATGAAACTTATCGTAGTTTTCAAAAACAAATCTATTTAGCTTTCTAGCCTTGAATCGCAAGTCAACGTCAGTTGCATTCTTATGTTTATCTGCCTCTTGACGCACAGTAGACATGAGAACAATTTTCTTGCTTTCAATCGCTTCTTCGACTCCGTTGTATAAAAAATTAGTGTCAGCAATCCAAAGTTTTTCTGTCATAAGCATCCCCATTAATAAGAACCATGGAATGAAGGTGTGAGTAGTTACCGAACGTATGTGATAATGATCGACAGCAGTTCTTCACTCCATGATTAGTTATTTTTACCCTTCTACTGGAACTTCAGCTAAGTCTTCTTTGAAGTTCTTATTAGTTTTAAATTTCACTGCATAATGTTTAGGTTTAATAACTGCTTCACCAGTTTTAGGATTTTTATGGGTACGCTCAGGAACTTCAACCACTTTCAGTGTTCCAATGTCGCCTAGTTTTACATCTTTCAATTCATCAATTAACGCACTATCAATTACTGCAAATACATCATCCAATAATTCAGACGCTTCCTTTTTAGTAACCTCTCGTTGTGCTGCTAATGCTGATACGAATTCACCTTTTGATAATAATGTCATTTAATTCAATCTCCTTTTTCTCTGTGTTTTCTTACGCTTTTTAGGGAAAATAACGCAAAAACCTTTAGTTTTCGTTGCTTTTTCGTACATTTCTGTGTATTATTAAGTTATAATTTATTAATTTGGGAGGTTTTAACTCCCAAACAGTAGTTTAATTGTAAGAATCGCTTGTATCTATTAGTCCAATTTCAGCTTTTAAATCTAAGCTTAAGTCCCCAAAGTTTGAATATCTTGCTTTAACAATAATTCTTTCGCCTTTTTGAGTCTTCCAGCGAACACCTTGATTCATTTCCATTTCATCATTCTTAGAAAGGATAGCTGAGTCGTGCTGACCTTTTTGTTCTGGCATTTTGCTTAAGTAGTAACTGATTCTATCTAGTGCTGTTAATGTTGTCGGCTTATTCCAAGTTTCTCTAAAGTAACTTTCAACAGTCATCTTGCGACCATCAAATATAAGTTCTGATTCTAATACTTTATTAATTTCAATCAATCTTTCTGATGGCTCAATGCTATCTGGAAGAAGAAAAGACTTCCCATTCGTAAATTTTAATTTCATAAAATAACTCCCTCTAATATAGTTCGTGTCCTTGAACACCTATTTGCCTATGTTTTTCGGATATTTAAATCTTTACACTTCTTACACTGGCTGTGGAAGCCATCTTTTGTATGGTGTAACGGGCTAAAAAACTCATCTGTAGCTGGTAAGAACTCCTTACACTTACTGCATTTCTTGCTCTTGAGTTTCAGCGAATGTGTATAGTGCGTTTTCCGCCAATTCCATAAGTTTTGCTTAACTATCTGATTGCATATCGTGTTAAATTTCTTTCTAATATACTTGTCTGTGCCTAATCCCATCTCTGTAGCCATTTCCTTTATGGTGAATCCATGCTCGTACAATCCAATTAGTTTCAGTTGTTCAGGTGAGAAGTTGCATTCCACAATGGTCTGATCTAAAGATATATAAGTAAGTATAATCTCCTCATTCATTGATTGAATCTCACCAGCTTCACCAAAGAAGAAGTTTTTCTCTGAATAAAGATAGTTGTCATATTTGTATCTGTATTGAATCAATAATTTTATTACGTTAATATCAGAAAGAGTAAAGTCCTTAAAGAATAAGCTATTACTACTATCATCTACTCTAATTTTTACATCTGCCAAATCCATTCCCCCGATGCTCTCTCTGTCATGCTCCCTCCTTTCGAGGTTGCAATATTGTTTATTTATATTATAATTTACTATTAATGTAATACTCTATGTAAGATAAGTCCTTACATTACTAACTATATACATTAAATCCTATTTTATCAATAGCATATGAAAATAAACTTATTTTAATTATAATTTATTTATCTATTGATAAATTCCAAACAATGGTATATAGTATAAAGTGTAGGTGTTTATCCAGTGTGGGTGACATCTTGATAATGAATGTATAAATAATAAATTATAATAGAAAAGAGGATGAAGGAATGACGAAGACGTATGAAATGGAAGTAAGGATAATAAGAGAAGTGTTCTACAATAAAGATAGTGGAAGTGGCATATACGGATGCCTGCCTGTTAATTACAACCAAGAACTAATCAAAAACAAATTCAATAACGTAGCTATCCAAGGTGATACAAGACAATTGACTAAAGGTGAAACATATTTAGTTAAGTTTGAAGGACACTACATGCATGAACAATATGGAGCTTACTATAAGATATTGGACGTTGAAGCTGAAAAGTTAGACACAATGGAATCACAGAATCGTTTCCTGAAAGCAATCTTAACTGAGACACAATTCGATACACTTACTAAAGCATATCCTAATCAGAAGCTGGTTGATTTAATTGTTGCCAATCAAATTGATACAACAAAGACAAAAGGCATCAAGGATAAGACACTAGATAAGATTAGAGAGAAAATCCAAACAAATGATGAATTGTCTGTAGTTATTGCAGGATCAGAAGGAATGGGTTTCACAACGAATCAACTGAAGAAGATTAATGACCACTATAACGATGCAAAAAAAGCATTGCACATTATTACTACAAACATTTACGAACTATGCAAGATTGATACATTTGGATTCCTTACGATAGATAAAGTAGCTATGGCTAGAGGAGATGACCCTTACAATTCTAATCGCATCCATTCAGCTATCAGCTATGTCATTCAAAAGGAATTAGATAGTGGACACACTTGGATTAAACGTGGTGACTTGTTAGATAAGTTAGCTAAACTATTGGAGTTGCAACTTGATTCATTAATTGAGAGTGTCAACAACCTTAGCAAGAATGAATACTTCTATGCAAATGATAACCGTATCACTTTCCGTTATGTGTATGAGCAAGAGCAATCAGTGCTTCAAGAGTTAAAACGAATTGCTAATTCATATGAGTTCACTGAAAATGAGCATGATATGAACTTTAGAATTAAGCAAGTTGAAGCTGAACAAGGTTTCACATTTACAGAAGAGCAGCATCAAGTGCTAATAGAAGGTTATAAACATGGTGTAATGGTCATTAATGGTAAAGGTGGAGTTGGTAAAACAACTTTAGTATCTGGAATCATCAAGACACTAGGGATAGAGAATTACATTACAGTTGCATTGAGTGGAAAAGCTGCACAGGTATTAGCACTCAAAGGAATTGAATCATCTACCATTCACCGAGCTATTGGTGGCAATCAGAACCCTAATGAAAAAGTGCAGATGGACTATGACTTGGTTGTTGCCGATGAGTTCTCTATGGTTGATGTTAACCTTAGTCTACAACTGCTTGAAGCGATTAAAAATGGTGCTAAGTTAATCATAGTAGGAGATAGCGGTCAGCTTCCTGCAATTGGCTATGGTGATGTATTGCGTGATTTACTAACTACTAATCTGTTCCCTTCATATGAGCTAACACAAGTTCATAGACAAGCTTCTAAATCAGGCATACTCAGTCTAGCTAATGATATCCGAGATGGTAAGCAGATTATGAAATACAATGTTAAAACAACTACAAAAGAAACGTATGGTGAATTACAAGATCAAACGGTTATTGCTTACAGTGGTGAGACTAAAGATAATATTGCAAGAGATATTTTAAATATTGCTAACGCATATAAAGAGAAAATCAAAGAGCCGAAAGATTTATTTGATTTCCAAGTTATTGTTGCTAACAAGGACAAGAAAGTTTTATCTGTAGAAAATCTGAATACTGAAATGCAGAAGATATTCAATGCTGCTGAATCAGATTCGATTGTTCATAGAAATCAGACATTCAAGATGAATGATAAGGTTATCCATAAAGGAAATTCATATGACATTCCAGTATTCTATTCATTTGACCAATTCATACAATATGTGAAAGAGGATGAGAAGACTCCTACAACAACTGTCTACAATGGCACAATGGGAATCATAGGTGATGTGCTTATCTCAGGTGACTTGGAGGGTGTATTTGTTCGATTCGAGGGGCAAGTTGGTGATGTGTTTATTGAGAAGAAGGAATTGGATAAGATTCAATTGGCATATGCTCTCACTGTTCATTCTTCACAGGGAAGTGGAATCAAGCATGTCGTATTTGCATTAGACTATGGTGCATTCACATTGCTATCACGTCAGTTAGTTTATACAGCAATTACTCGTGCAATTGAAAAAGGAGTTGCATTGGTAGAAGGAAATGCATTGCATAAGGCTATCACAGTAGATGCAAGCTCAGTCCGTAAAACCTTCCTACGTGATCTGATTAATGCTGAGATGAATACTGATATGAATGCTGAAGTTTCTGATAATAAATTATAATAGATATCGAAAGTTGGTAATTACCATATGACCGAAAAACATTATGAAAGACCAGTAGCTATGCCTAATGAAATATTTAGCGACATGAAAAATTGGCTTGAGGTAGGGGAGTTAAAATCTCCCCATCACCAAGAGTTTATTTACTGTTTCTATTGGATGATTGCTTACTTGTGGAATTATGCTAAGTATGGTGAGCATGGATATACGCTAGGTGATATTAAGAAGTTGTTAGGATATAACCCAGCAGAGAAAAGACTGAACTACATTATCAAGAAGAATGGATTGATGGATCAGAAAGAGTATTCCTCTAGTGTATCTGACTATCCTATTCTGTGGCACATGAATGAGGATAAGCAAATGAGCTATACGATGTTAGCTGATTATGATAAAGAGAGTAGAGCAATGTTGAACAAGTTTAATTCTGTTAACGTATTAGTGAAAGCTCCATTGAAGTCAATTGGGAATGAAGAAGAAGATGGACTGTTTTGGAATCCAAGTAACAGCCATATGATGCGTGGTGAGATACTCGTAGCCTGTACAGTTGATAAGAAGATGAACTGTGCAGCAGTCTATATGTATGGATTATTATTGATGTTGAGTGAGAAGAATAAATACTATAGTAAGGCAGATACATTCCAATGTGCTACTAAGACACTGGTTGAAATGACTGGATGGGATAGACGTAAGATTAATGATACAGTGGGATTGTTAGTTGATGTAGGACTAGTGAAGAAGAGTCAGAATGTGAAGAAGCAAGGTGAAGTTAATTGGTATTCCATTGCTTAGATGAATTATATAGGACTTTAGGGTATGTACAAAATAGTAACCTTTTAAACAGGTTACGTTTTAGTACCACTATAATAAATGAATTATAATAATAATATATATAATTAATAAATAGATTTATTATAGAGTGACGAAAACGTAACCTTTTGGAGATTTTTATTATTTGGGATTGGATTGAGATTAAATTTTGACACTTTTTACTACCTAATACGAGAATAGGTAAATCAGAATTATTGACATGCCTCTGTGTAAATCGAGAGCGTTGCTAAAACTGATTCTAAAATTTAAGGTATAAATTGTCATGTGTGATATTAGAATGGATTTAATCAACTGATTCTAATTAGAGAATGCTATCTAAGAGGTAAGTTGATGTGCAGATGAGATGAAGCTGAAACTTGAGCTAATGAAAATTGAATAGTCAAATTGAGGATAGGGTGTCTATGGTGACATCCTTTTTCGATTATCTGAAATATATCCCCCCTGTATGTGAGATGCGAACAATGAAATTAGTTTTAATTAGAATTAAGCTCTCAGAGGAGAGATAAGGTGAGGTAATGGTTTAGTATGGTAGAGGGTAGTTTGGAACGCTGAGGAGCTATTTGGCAATTAAATATGATTGAATGTGAGGTTAGGTTGGATGTGGATTGAAAATGAAATGAATTAAAAATAAATTATAATTATTCACAATTACTATTGATAAAAACTGAAAATCTGTATATAGTTAGTAATATATGGGATATTTTGCTCCTCTGTTTTATTAAGAGGATGCAAAAAATTAATTGAATACGAGGAGTAGGTTTCCCATATGAAAAAAGGTACTACTATGGATTATTATCAAGAGATCATTGAAATAGGTGGAGTTAAGATTCCATTGATATGTTTTGAGGGAGATAAGTATTTACCTATTAGCTATGTTGCAAAGAAGCTGTTATTGAGAGAGCAAGCGTCAGACACTATAATGAAAAACGCAGATAAGAAATTTCTGCTGAAACTAAATGTAGACTATGGAAGAATCACTGGTGGAAATAATAAGCAGAATTCTAACTGTATTGAGACTAATGAGCTTGGTAGAATTTTATCTAATAATACCCAAGCAGTTAGACTAAGCTTAAAGCAGAGACAATCACAGAATAAGCTTCATGAATACTTAGGCGTAGCCCTGCTATATGAAGTGGAATATGACACAAAACAATTCAAGTTAGATGAAATAGTAAATTATGATAAAGCGACTATAATGGTAATTAATCAAGCTTTAACAGAGAATCCAATAGTATCAGGCAAAAGATGTTCTAAATGTATGAGAAATTACCCTCTTACAGATGTTTTCTTCTATAACAATATGGATACACAATGCATAAGATGTAGACAAGGTAAGAATTATAAATTCAAAAGCAATGATGATTATTTTAATTACTTAGTCAGGAATGACGCTGAAGAGTATATAGAATTCCATCTAAAACAAGATGTATTGGGAATGTATATTGGCTATTTGAAGAAAGACTTTAAACGTCTGCCTAAGTGGATGTATACTATGGAAAATTTCACTCTCATTATAAAAGACCTTCACGCTAGAAAGGCTGTTAATGAGAGCAATCTGAATCATGAATTACTGCAAAATAAATTAAGATTAGATTATTTGAAATATGGTGTGAGTAAGATTGATGACGTGTATAGGATTCTTTTCGGAGATAACTTCTTTTATGAAAACTGGAAGTATCCTAGTTATACCATTGGATCACAGAGCATTACACCAGAGATTGCCAAGATAAATTTTGATAATTACCTGAGAGAATATAATATTGTAATTAATAATCCGTTTGATTTTGACTACCAAAAGATAATTGTTAAATCTGGTATTAGGTCTGTTGAAAGACAACTAGGAGGACTCTGTGGTTTCTTTGTTTATTATTGGGATGGAAAGTATGCTGGATACCAATTCAGGAATATAGGCAACTACTATAAATGGAATAGGAATAATGTATTGAGTGATTTAAGATTCCTTGTTGAAAATGATATGAAGGTGCAGATAGAGAAGATACCACTATATGTAACCAAATCATCATTAAGAAGCATTGCACCTTCTTTATGGAATTACATTGTAAACAATAAGAATGGAAATATATATGAGTGGTTTAATGAATTGTATCCTGACCAATTTGATGAAACAGACTTTGAGATAGGTAGATATAGAAACAACTTTGATTCAATTGAAGAAGAACAAGTAGATGGTGTGCTGCGTGAAAACTTGAAGAATGTGATTTATAATTATAATAATAGCGATCAAGTTGTGAGCCTAAAAGGAAAGAGACCTGATTGGTTTGTATTGAGTGAAAATGGAGTGTGGATTATTGAATATTTGGGGATGTATATAGAAAGTCAGAAAAACAATGAGATTATCAGCAGCTATATTGAATCTACTCATGAGAAAATGAAATTGTATGAAGAGCTGAAATCCTACTCGACTATATATTTGTATCCGAGTGACTTGAAAAATGGCTTCGAGGGAGTTAAGAATAAGATTAAGATTATTAATGGATGAAGTATGGATAATAGGGGAATATGAGCTGATTGGAGAGGTGATTTGTTGCCTCTCTATTTTTATTGGGAATGATTATCTCGGTTGGAAGTGGGAAAATTGGGAGTTAAATGAGTGTGCAGAGTGGAATATTGTGATTATAGAGAGGAAAATGGGTAATTGGAGACAAGTAAAAGATAGGGAAATAGGGGTCTCACTCGCAACGTTCCGAGACAGATTACGAATACATTATTGAAGCATGAAATAAGCCGAATAGGACTATTGTATTATATGTAATTAAATTGGTATTAATTGGATAAAATAGTCCTATTTCAAAATAAGTTGAGTATGTGATATAAGGTGGTAGCCCGTCACATCACCATGCTGCAATCTATGTATCTGAAACCAACCCCCCGTATCCTATAAACGTTGATATATAAGCATTTTAAAAGGTATTATAATATTCATTATGATACTATGCTCATATATAAGACAATAAAGTTCCCGTTTTATTATGATATACGATTAGAATTAATCAGCTTATATTGTTCAGATCATTATATAATAATCAGCATATCGGAAAAATTTTTTAATTGTATCATGTGACTATATTCTCATACGTGAGGAATTTTTTCGTCTTATAACAAGGAAATCAATCTCAACGACTTACTTACTTTTAGTAACCGTATTACTATTAGTAACTGACTTACATATAATAAGTTAACTATATATACTATACATCAAAAATCATATTATTAAAATTGTTTCACGTGAAACATTATAATTTATTATCATACTTATTATCATACTCAATACAATACTCAATACTAGTTAAACTGTTATACCTATAATAGAACAGATTAAACGTAACTATAATCAACTATAATATATAACATCATACCACATCAGCAAAACTACACATAGTTATCAATACTACATATGCAGCTTTTTGCCCATTTCAATTTTAATCATTCCAACTCATTCACAATGGATCACATACGATACGCTATACGATACTTACAACTCATACCCATTCATTCTAATACAATACATATCCATTCATTCACACAATACAAGACAACAAAAAACGCATACCATAATTAAATGGCACACGTTTCATTATTATTCATTTCAAGTATTCTTGTAGCCATATTCTAACTTGTTCCATTCCTTCAATCTTTCCTGCCGTTCTATACTCTTCATTGTTGTTGTATTCTTGTTGTTCTGCAACTTCAACGAGCCTATCTTGTTCAGCGTCAATCTTATCTATTAATAGTTGCAATTGTTCATTATCCAACTCTTTCACCTCTTATAATGTATTGTATCATTCATTCAGATCATACATGCCATTCATTAAGATACTACACATAAACGGCAACTTCTTTATTACTCATCAACTCATGCAACTTCTTTACACTTACATACACATCAATAGGCTTACTATAGCAATAATCAATATATACTTTACACATAGCGTATCCATTATGGAAATAACTATCTTGCATGAATGTTTTAATAAGAACATTGTCATAATCATTAATAAGTGTATCAACCTGATTGTCATTAAGTTTATCAAGTTGTATCAGTTCATTCAGCATTATAAAATGTTTCTTTTGTGACTCATTCAATTCTTTATTAGTGTATACTTTCTGATCTGTATTAAAATGTAGCTTAATATCATTCATGGTTTATCATTCCTTTTCTTTTATAGTTTACTTACATTATTCTCAAACATGATTATCAATCCATCTTTTGACATTCCTACAATATGCTTATCAGTATCAGACAATACTTCAAGTTGTTCCTCTTGTATTTCTTCAATTACATTTGAATATCTGATCTTTTTAGTCATTTGTATATTTCTTTCTTTTGTTTGTTTCACTTTATCAGGATCATTTCCATTATAATAGAATGTAATCCATTGCATGGGTGTTGATTGTTTATAAGTCATTTTTATCATTCCTTTTCTTATAGTTTAGTCTTACGTCTTAATCACATATATTCTTTCATCACTATTCAAATAGTCCATTTTCAAACTATCGCCTTCTACATTAACAGTTACCTTATCGGCTATTCCTTTTTCATCCTCTATTTTTTCCCTTTCATTCTTTACGCTACTATTCCGAGCAATCCACAATATACTCATTATTTCCTTTTTTTCACTTGATACAACTATCATATAATTATTTCATCTCCTTTATGGTATGTATTCTATTGTAATTAATCAGATCAACCGACATACAGCAATTTAAGAATATAAGCGTATAAGCTCATAATAATCATTACAAGCCATTTAATATCATTCCATTCGTGTCTTATTCTTTCTTTTAATGTCATTTTATCCATTTCAGATCATTCCTTTTCTGATTAGTTTAGTTTAAATTGTGTCAAAAATTCACACAATTAATATGCTGCTTTTTGGCTATTTGAAATTTTTAAATCAATCACAAGGGAAATGACTACATATTATAGTTTATTATTTCCCTTGTTTTGATTCAAAAAGTTTTATTCGTTTTCCGTGTATTCACCTTCTTTAATTGCTCCAATAATTTCATTTGCTTTGTCTTCTAAATCATCAAAACGATTATTATTATCATAGTTATTAGTTAAATTTTCTATTGCTTCTTCAATAGCTGATACATCAAGATTAATTTCTTCTACACTGTTTAAATATTCATTTACTTTGTTAGCTATAATATTAAATGCCATTGAATCTAAGTTGTCATATAGACTTTGTGTATAATACTGATAATAACCTGCTTGAAATATTCTTACTAAGTCTAAATTATTTCCATCAGTTGGTGCTAATCCACTTGATATTGCTTCTTCAATATATTCTTGAATATTTTCTGCATCTTTCCATACGTCATTAGTATAGATGGGAATGAAACTATCTCCAATTTCTGAAATTGCGTCACCTACATAGGTTGATTCGCTATACTCATTTACAAAAGAATTTAAAGCGTCTTCCTCATCTTCTAAATTACTTAGTAAGTTATAGCCTTTTACCTCAATACCTGTATTTGCTGTCATTTTTATTTTTCCCCTTTTGTTGATTTATTTTTAATTCAATACTACACTAATTTTATAATTTATTATTAGTGTAGCGATCAATTAAAAATTAGAATCTATAGCCTTGTTTCAATTCATCTATATATTCGCTTACAAGGTTTTCAAGATATTCAACCGTCAATCTTTCAAGATTTCCATAGCCGTCAATAATATGGTATACACTATTAGAATTAGCATTATATAAGAAGTTTTTTACACTTTCATAACCGCTATCATCAATCATATTTTTAACCATTGCATTTACTGAATCATCATGAACTATATCATGTTCAGGTATTACACTAATTGCAATTTCAGCTATGCGATCTGTATTGTACTGATCCTTTTGCATAACCTCAAACAATTCAGATAAACCACGGTTATTTTCTATTTCTTCAATGAATTCATTTAAGTTGTCAATGTTTACATTTTCACCAATACTTAAAGGGAAATCAAACTCATAATCATGTATAGCCCATTCCTCATATTGTGAATTTAATCCGATAACTTCAGCTACTTCATCCATATCAATTGGAAATGTAAACCATTCACCTTGTAAAATTCCTTCATTGTATTTCCCTAGGTTAGCAATGTAAAGTTGATTTGTCATTTTGTCGATCTCCCTTTTGTTTATAATTTTTTTACTACTTGATACTCTTTATTATAATACCATTATATTCAGATGTAAAGAGTTTTATTCATAATTTATTAATTAAATTTGATTTATTTTTTAGACTGTAAAAGATGTATTTTATTAAATGATTTCAATAGCTTGTATATTTTCTTTTATAGCACCTTTTGAGCTGTTTAGAAAGTTTTTAATTGCCTCAAAAGATGTTTCTGCTTGTTCTACATACGTTTCTTTTTGTCCATTGTTAAAAGTAACTTCAATATCATAATAATTCATTTTTATAATTCCTCCATTAAAATAGTATTTTTATTATTTATTATTCAAACGATTCTTTCATAATTTTAATTTTATCTTGAATACTGTTTTCAAGTTGGATCATTTCATCTGATAACATTTTAATATCTTGAAATTTTCCGTCAAAGTATTTTACAATGTTTTTCGCTACTTCTTTATTTACATAGTGACAATAGTTGTAAACCTCTTCATGTGACATAGTTTCAATACTGTATAAAGCTTGAATAGGATTCATTTTTCGATTCCTTCTTTCTTATAGTTTATTTTAATTAAAAAGCGTGTTAACCTCATTAATTCCTTTTTTATATAGTGTACGATCATTGAAATCTATTTCTTTCATGTTTTCCCATGCTTCTTTTTTTGTGTCAAACTGTTTAATATAAACCGTTTTCCCTGTTCCTTTACATTCTACTATTACACTATGTTTAATGAAGTTACTCATTTCAAAACCTTCTTTCTTTTTGTTTTTCGTTATACTTCATTATATGCGATAACTCAAGATTATACAACTGTTATTATTATAATTTACTTTTTTTTAACTTTATTTTTAGTATGAATATCTCATGTAAAAGAAGGCTACTAACATTGTAATGGCGATCAATGCAATTAATACTGATATTGTAAAACTTACAACCGTTACTCCTAACATTAAAACCGTAATACCTGCTACCATGAAAACCGAAAAACCTGCAACTAGAATTCCTATAATGATTAATGATCCTTCTACAATTATTTCAAGTAAGTTGTTTGTGACGTTATTCATTTATGCCATCTCCATTTCGTATTTACTTTCTATACATAGTATACCATGTAAGAAATACATTGCAAGTGTTTTGTTTCATAATTTATTAATTAATTTTACTTTTAATTATGATACTGTTTATTGATTTCATTGTAACCAGATCAAGAAATGAAATAACCAATATAAAACGATACAAAAAAACGGCTATATAATAGAAGAAACTCAAAATAAAACATGTTTTCAGCATTATAGAAAAGCGATTTAATCCATTGATACATATGATTAAGCTACTTAATTAAACGGCTATTAATCAATGGTATTATAAGCGATCAATAAAGCGATTATTAAAAAGCATATAGAATAGCATGAAAAGCCCATAGAATGGCTATATATCAACGTTTAGAGGAAATATAAGAAAAAATCTATATTAAAATAGCATTAAATGATAATTATTATCAGTTAGTAGTGATAATTATTCTCAATTAGAGGTCAAAATAGGTCAAAATCGAGCTTATTTTAGGGTTTTATATATAGAGGTTTTACATATTCTCATATAACAGCAAACAAAAATTCGAGCTGGGCTTTTTCATATAACAGGCAGCGAAATTTCATGCTGGGATATTCTTATAAGAAAATTTTCAAAATCAAAATAACAGTTCGCAAAAAACAGAACCACGAAAAATTCAAGTTGCAGCTATCTCAGTGTTTAAACTACAACTCGAATAGAACATCTAACCTCATTATATCCACTCATTACATAATTCAATCAATCATTCACATAACACACTAACTCACTCACAACATCATTTTAACAAGCCTCAGATACATTCCAGCAGCCTATTCACACTCAAATTAAAAGAGCCATTTTATTCGACAATAGGGGCTATAAAGAGTATGTTTTCCTAGTGTTTTATCACATATCTAACCATTCAAAAAAGTTTTATTATTTGATGTTGACACTTGTGTTATAATTTAGTATTATAAAAGTAAGCAATACATAAACCAATTAGAAAGAGGGAATTGAGAATGATTAATACTTATAAGCAAACAATTAGAAAGCTTTTCAATGAGCTAAGAAAATACAATCCTGAAGTTAGTGGTCTTAACGTTTCAAGTGTTAATTTAGTTGGAAGCTATGGAACAGAACATTTTAATCCAGATACAAGCGACATTGATTTTCAAATTGTAACTGACAATGAATTACCATCATGGGCAGACGTGAATAGCATCTTAGACTTTATCAATGATGGATTGATTGAAAAGTATGGTGAATGCTCAAAAGGTGGCTATGTGGAAGTAGTTGCAATCAATAATTCATTCTTAGATGGAGAATTGTTTGTGGACTATCATGCTGACAGCAGAATCTAAATTAACTACATAATCTAACCACTAAAGGAGACAATACAATGACAGCAGCTATCTTACAATTTCAACCTTTCCAGCAACCTATTCAGCAACAACAACAGACTAACGATCAATCAGATTACATTGAGCTACCATTAACTAAAGAGTATCATCATATAATGATAGAAATGCTGAATAAGGAGCATCCATTTAAAGCAATCAGGTTAGCAATGGAGTTTAACAGGGAGAACGGGTTCAGTCTAATTCCAGAGCTTGAGATTGAAAAATGGAAACGAGTTTTGAAAAATCAAAAATGAAAAATCTGAGATTAAAGTTGAGAATTCCTAAAGGGAAAATTATGAGAGTAAAATGTTGTAATCCTAAAGGGATTGAGATTAACTTGATATAAAGTAAATTATAAGTAATAATCTTTATATGTGTCTAAATTGTGAACATTTAATAATAAACTATAATTTATTTTACTTTGCTATTGATAAAAGAGAGAAAAAAGCATATAGTTAATAATGTAGGGGCTTTTTGAATCCCTAATAGATTTTTTTAGAATACAAATGAGGGAGAGAAAACAATGATAATCGAATCAACTGAAAGCAAGTATTTTTTCTGCTACAGTAAGAAGTTATCCACTCAGTTAATATTAAAAGGACATAAATATATTACTAAGGCTATTCACAGAGATACTATGAAGCTATTCTATTTATTTGAGATGAATGATGAATTACGAGCAGACTTAAAAGAATTTAATTTAAAACAGGGGGTGAAACACACCTCGAATTAATTAAACTGAGGGGTAATTTACACCTCGAATTATATATGGGTATACAAAACAAGGGGTAAGTTGCACCTCTTTTTTGATAGTTTACATTATATAAACATAAATATATAAACTATAAACATAAAGCAACTATTAATCAGAACAATAAATTAAATTACTTAAAGAGGAGCTACACACATTGACAATCAAAGAGACAGCAGTACCATTCGTATTATTTCCTAACTATTTATTAGAGGAAGATATGGAAACACATCTGACAGCAGAAGAGTTATACCTTTATGCTACATTATACAAAGATAAAAACATCACCAATGAAATCAATACAACTGTTTCACTCTTATCTGACTACTCAAAAGTTAAATTTTTCAGTAAGAGAGATAAGAATATGAAATGTATTAATGAAAATTTAATTTCACTTCAGGCTAAAGAAATCATTCACATTGTAAATTTTGAAGGTGAAGTTGTTAATAACTTTAAGTCAAATGATAGCATCCGTATTTCATTTGTTGATTACGTTCACTCAGGATATACAACAATGAAACATACAACGCTTGATAAATTTGAAAACCCTTTAGAACTCTTAATATTTATTAATGTTGCTAGGTGGCATAGAGCAGGATCATTTAATACAAGCTATGCTAGATGGGCAAGGTTATTAAAATGTTCTCCACAAACAGCTATAAGTAGGATAAAGAAGGCAATAGAAAAGGGAATCATCTATAAAAATATAGGTAACTACGTAGCTAATGATGATGATAGCCAGAAGATACAAGAAATTAACTCATACAGAGTTGTTCCTTTTGATGATATTGAAAAGACTGTACAGACATTGAAATATGAGGAGTCAGTAGCGAATATACAATTTAGAAAGCATATTCCTAAAGATGATACTTTTGATATAAGTAAACTAATGAACAAGAAAGACTATAGTGAAACAATAGCTGACACAATTACAATTTTCTCAACATATGAAGATCAGCAAGGTTACAATATCTATCCTAATGAAGAAGATTATTTTATTTACATTCAAACTAAAGCATCGTTAGAATTCAGAAAGCCCAACAAACAGGAAGAAAAGTTTATGAATATAGCCACAAAGAGAATACAGCAGCTTGAAAAAAATAATGAATTTATCGACTTGTGGAACATTGCTGAATTACGCTTTATTGAAATGGTTAATAAGGAAGAGTATCAAAGAAGACAAGTTGAGCAAGTTGAAGCTATTCCATTAAAGGTTGAGCCAGTAGAAGATGTATCACTAATGTTCTAACGTTTATAAATAATGGTAATTGGAAGTGGCGAAATGGACAAAACAAAAGACTATCATAAAATACTAATTGATTTGCTTTCTAATGAAATACCTTTCAATGCAATTGTTCTTGCTAAACGCTTCAATAAAGAGCAAGGTTTTGAAATAGTTCCATTACATTTAATTAAGCAATGGAAGAAAGAAGCGTTACAGCCTCAAGTAACAATTGAGAAGTTAGAACAGCGACAAAAAGTGTATGAGCGTATTACTTCTTAAATAGTTATAATAAATTATAAATTAAATAAACATTATTGTTGACTTCCTTTTATTCTTACTGTAAAGTATTAATTAAGCACAGGGAAGTCATTTCTTTTTGCGAATTAATAAATAATAATGTAATACTTGTGACACCATGAACATACAATGTATTAGAAAGAATGAAACAATAACAGAAGGGAGGGATAGCATGTACAAAGTGAATCAGCTTCAAGGCAAGGCACAACTAAAAGCGACTGCTACAGTCAACCATATTCTAAACGCTCACAGAAAAGCATCACTAGGAATCAACATGGATCAGTTTGAGTTAGCAACAAAGGAATTAAAGTTTGACATGAAAGGAAACGTTTTAGCCACTACAAATTGAGTGTTTAGACTGCAATAGATCAGCGTGGACAATTCCAGCAGCTTTTACATCTATTGTGGGAAAGAATACTTAATTAGATGAAACTCACATCACGAAAATCAAAAGGGGTAGCAAATGCTACTCCATACATAATGAACAGTCATAACAAACTATAACCATAAAGGGGATATTAAAATGACAACTTACAAAGAGCTACCACTTGTGAAACAATCAGTATTACGTCAAGTCGCTTATCTTCAAAGTCAATGCGAGTTAAATGTAATGGTACGATTAGAACATTATTCAGATGATGACAATTTTGATTTAGTTGTATTGGTATTCGCTAAAGATGGATCATTAATTTCAGATGAGGTTACACATACATTTGAGACAGATGAGAAAGAAGAAGCAATTAAGGAAGGGAATAAACTATTAGAAACTGTTATGACATGGTGTGAGAATTGCAATATAACTGTTAATAGAAACTTAGTAATGCAAGAGTTTTAAATAAATTATAAATAAAAGGTTTTGTATAGCTACTAAGGTGGTATAATAAAACTAGCAAGACATAAACTAATAACAAGGGAGCGATTCAAAATGAAAAAGTACACATTTGAAGTATCAGACGGTTTCTTTCCACAAAAGTTTAGGATTACAATTGAAGCTTTTACTGTGAAAGAAGCTGAAAAGGAAGCAAGAGAAGTATATGCAGAAGACTTGGGAACAACAGAAGATCAGCTACGAGTTAAATTGTTGAAAGCAGAATAACACTAAACACATTGAATTACTAAATTATAAGTAACAAATATACAGTCCTAGCGTATAATGTAGTATAAAGAAATACGAAGGGAAGATGAAATGAGTTTTACAAATAAGATTAAAGTGGTTTACAGATTGTATGGAAAGTATCTAATGAAAATTATCCTAATGGGAGCTATCATCATATCAATCTCATGCACATTAATGTCTGATCCAGTTGCAGCTTATAATTTGTGGGATATATCAGCAGCTTATGGAGATGTATCTCACATTCATCCAAACGGACATACAGGTTGCGATTTTGTTATACCAGAAGGAACAGAATTAAAGTCAGTTGTTGATGGTACAGTTGAAAAGGTTAGAGACACAGGAGATGTAGGTTATGGCAAGTCAGTTCAGATACGTACACCTGATGGAAGATTGGTCATATACGGTCATTTGAGCGAGTTTAATGTGAATATAGGCGATAAGGTAAAAGTAGGTGAAATCATAGCAGAGAGTGGGAATACAGGAAGGTCAACAGGCGCACATCTCCATTTTGAAGTGAGAAAAGGTGGAGTAAGTATTAATCCAATGCCTACAATAATGGATGGTAAAATTAATAAGCTGATTGATGTAAATGTAGTAAGAAAATGAAGTTGAAATGATTATAAAAAATAAATGAATAAATTATAATATAATTGTTGACTTTAGTTTAAACGGTGTTATAATAATAAATAAGAAGGAAATACAAATTATAAAACAAGAGGAGAATGGAAAATGGAAAACAACAAATGGATGGCAATTCAAAATGAGTTTATTGATGAAAGTGGATTTGAAGAGGGCTATGTAGTAATGTCAATTGATGCTTGGATCACAAATGATGAGAATGAGGAAGGAAAAGTAATCGCTGAAATCAAACTTGATTTAAGTTCTAATGAAACTACTGTGACATATAAAGATGAAGATGCTAAAACAGATAGCTATGCACAAGAAATGATAAGAGAAGGAATTGAAACGCTTAAAGAATACAACGAGTAAAATCTATCTTTTAAAAGGTAAGACAAAATAATAAATTATGAATGGAGAAGATGAAAATGTCATTAAGAATTGGTTTTAAAGTTGAGGAGTGGAGAAATAAAGCTTTTCACGAATTTACAAATGAAGAGCTTTTAGAGTATTGGTATAAATTGAGGTTAACATGTAAATCAGGTGAACTAGGAAAAAACTCAGACAGCACGGAATTATACGTAGTCAGTCTTCAACAGGAGATACTAGAAAGATTTAAAAAATGAGGAGTGGTTAGATTGAGTACATTAACGTATAAGCAACAGAGAAATGCAGTTTCTGAACCTGTAAGGATTAAGGCAAGATTTATAGCCAAAGACATGATAAAGAAATCTAATCTTCCAATTGAAATCATTTATGTCAAGGATGATTACTTATCACACGGAGGATTTAATATCTACTTAGTGCAAGGTGAAAGTAAGACATGGGTGGATTCAGCTAAGAGTGAAAATGTAGCAACTAAAAAAGTGAATGAGCTTAATGAATGGATCAGCTAGTAGAACAAGGAGACATACACATGGCTTATGAAAAAGGAGATATTGTAAGGCATAAATTTAGAGCTATGAAAGGTTTATATGAAATATCTGCAACTTTTAACCATCATATCTACCAATATTTAATAACAAACGATTAAACATGTAAAAGAAAGTGAATTAATTTTAGTTTGTTCTGTAAAAGACAGAAAGGATTCTCAAATAAAATAAATGTTTCATTAGGTAAATTATAATCACGTTCAAACAACAAAGGCACAAAAAATGGAATAGGCTATAAACCCATTCCATAGAAACGACAGTTGAATTCCCTCCGGTAAGGGAATTCCTTAATAATATATACAAAAGAAAACCCTTATATGCAGGAAATTTTAAATTTAAAAATAACATCAACTAAAACAAGGTTTTTATAAGGAGAGAGAGGTAACTTAATGTCAGCATTAAAAGAAGGATTGAAAGCAATAACAACAATTTATAATTATGAACAGGACTGGAAGAAGAGGAAAGCAGTGCAAAAAGCAAACGAAGTTGCTGAACATTGGAATGGAGGAAGAGACATGAAATTTGCCTTTCTCATATCGTGCGTTTATCAAAATGAGGATTATGTTTTTGTTTCTTATTTTATGGAAGAGCTTAGAAAGCTAATAACAAACACTGAAAATGGAGACAAAATACGTAGTGAAGGAAAAGGTGATTAAAAGTGAAGTCAACCAAATATCAGTTATTAAAAAGTGATTATGATTTTGCTTGCGGACAATTAAAAGAGTATATGAAGATGATAAAACAATTAAGAAAAGAAAAAGAACAGGCTTATTATGATGGCTACAAACAAGGCAGATTTGATGAACAGATGAACCGACTTAATGAATAGTTCAATGAAATCAATTTGAATTTACATCACTAACTGATACAATAATTGTAACCAAATGTTTCAAAAGGAGTATCAGACATGATTAATTTTGCAACAAACTTAAAACAACTTAGAAAGCATAAAGAGCTTAGTCAAGAACAGGTTGCTGACTATCTAAGCTTAACAAGAGCTGCATACACAAAGTATGAATTGTCCAATGCAGAGCCAACGTTAACAAGATTAGTTCAGTTAGCTGATTTGTTTGAAGTGTCACTTGATGATCTTGTAGGAAGAAGTAAGACAATAGATAATAAAGATATTTTTAAAATTATGAACGAAAAACAAGTTGAATTAAACATTAAAAAGGTTACAGAGCAGGTTATTGAAAGTTTCATTTCGGATCACAGAGAAAGGATTTCAGAAGCGATTATAAGAGAAGCTTATAAAAATACCACCGTTAAATAGAATTTATATAAACTACTGTGGATAGGGGTGAGAAAAATGACAAAACTAGCAGAGACCTTGATTCACTTGAGGAAAAGAAATAAACTAACACAAAAAGAGCTGGCAACTTATTTTAAGGTTGCTGAATCCACTATCTCTGGCTATGAAAATGGTGTCAGAGAACCCAATCTAGAGATGCTAGTCAGGATTGCAGATTTCTTCAATGTAAGCACAGACTTTCTACTAGGAAGAGAATTTAATAAAACAGGCTCACATTTAATTGACATCAAATTTGAGCAAAAACTCAAAGAAAAAGTTGAATTGCGTATGAATGAGTTTGTTAAGAATCAAGTTGAATCAACAGTCAAACAAATTGTTATGGAGATTAAGAAAGAAATGAAATAGGAAGGAGTGAGGATATGAAATTTGAATTTATAGAAGAAGGAATGGCAATTAAAACGAATGACAATCTATACTTGGTGGTGGCAACGGATTTAAAAATCAGAAACATTACAAATCAATCCATCACTTTGTATGACACTGTACAAAAACGACTTGTCTACCCTTCGCTATTCACATGGGAGAGAGAAAATAAACTTTGGACAGATCATGCTGAAATTCAAGAAATTTTTCCTAAAGACAGAGTGAGTATTGAAGTAATTTAGTCCCTTTATTAAATATAAAAAATACAGAGGAGAGAAAAGAAAATGAAAGAGTATTTATTATCAAGAAAAACAAAAGACGAGTTAGAATGGAAAACAAGTACAAAAGGAGACGTTAATTACATTTTAACAGTATTAAAGCTTAATTTAGAAAGCCCTGAATTACGAGGTAGAGAGTGGAAGATTGAGTCCTTTGAGGATAACTAAAATTGAGCTGATTCTTTAGAAGTAACTATTTAAGCATTATTAAATAATAAATTATAATAATTCTTTACTTTTTAATTGAACAAGTGGTATAATCTAAATAGTTAAACATATAATATATTATAAAACAAAAAGGAGATATGAAAAATGGAATTATTTAATCCGTGGGTTGGAATTCTTGTTCAGGTGGGTAGTGGAATGTTAGGGATTATATTAGCGGTGTCTTGGATGGAAAGAAAAGAGCGTTCATTTAGAGAGAATGTCTCAACTCTTAAAACACCACTAGCTATTATGTTATGCTGTTATACTTTAGGTGCAATTAATTTATTTATACGTTTTGCATAGGGTAAGTTATAAGAGAGGAGCTAATTAAATTGGGATGGGTAATTGGAATAGTTATTGGACTTCTTATAGGATCAGTTGTAGTAGTTGTTATAAATATATTGTTTTTTATGTGGCAGAGGAATCGGAATGTTAGAGTAAGAAACAAAAGAAGAAACAAAGATTGCAAAACAGAAGGGGAAAAATATGTTTGGGATTTATTCAATTAAAATCAGGATTTTAGTAAATAAAATATGAAATGGAGAGATTGAAAAATGAGAAATTATGATGAATTAATAATTGATGAAGATACTGTCTATGAAATGGCATTGGTTATCGCAGATACAATTTCTAAGAAACGTAAGCTAGAAAGAGAAAACAGAGCATTGAAAGAAAAACTTCAAGCACATGAAGACAGAATCAATAATCAATTCCAAAGCACTCAAAATTTGTTTGGAAATCTTGTTTCTACAATGGTAAACAAGACACAATAAAAAGCGTATTTTAAAAGGAAGGAGAGGATCAAATGGATAAATTTGATTGGGGACTTAGACATGATGGTTGCGACATATGTATTTATAAATGTAGAGAGCCTATAATCATTTCTTTGTATGGCAAGACATTCAGAGGACATAAGGATTGTATGCACTTTAAAATGAATGAGATTAGAAAAGAAGCAAAAAGGAATAGTATCAAATAACATTTCAAAGGAGATGTCACAATGAATGAATCAGAATATGAAGAAACAATTATGACATACGCTGCATATTATATAGAAGGAAACCCAACAGCAACAGTATATGACTTACAACTATCTAAAGTATATGAATACCTTCATGAACACCATAACATGCCTGAAGAGTATGCACATGATGTTATGCGTAAGATCATCATTAAATTAGCTGTCAAATGAATTATAAATTATTATCAGATTGGAGGGTTTAAACGTGCAAAAGGAAAAGATAAGTGTTATAATAGCAATAGAAGACGGATAGGAAGCTCAACTCAAAAGGAGATGAAAACTAATTTAAATAATAAATTATAAAAAAGGAGAGTTAATATGTTTAAAACTTCTCAAAAAGGTTATACTATTATCAACAAGGAAAGAGGCAATACAGGAAAGAACAATGTTTAGAAAGAATAAACAATTGACTGTCCCTTTCGAGCTTGGTGATAAGAATACAAGCCATAACTTAAATAAACCATTGTATTTTTATCTCTAATCTTGAACCCCCATTAATAAACAATAAGGTAAACGCATATAGTGTATAACAGAACAAGAAAAATAACGCTGAAAGGAAGAGGAAGATGACGAATTTAGCAGTAGTAACAGACTTTACAACAAGAGCAGGAAAAGCAATTGAGGATTTTCTTTATGAAAAAGGTAAGCGATCAGCAGATACAACTAAAGGATATAGAGGAGACATTACTCGTTTCTTATCAGATGTATATAATAAATCAATTAACACTATAACAGCAGAAGAATTAGAGTTGCTGGACTATGATTCATTTAAGACTTTCTTGAATAGCTTTTATGACAAGCAATCTAACAGTACCATCAATCGTTACGCAAGTAGTGTTAAATCAATGTATAAGTATCTAAATGCTACTAAGGCAATCAAATCAGACTTAACTTTCTTTGAACTAATCGACACACTAAAGAACAATGCAAACAGCTATGAAGCAATGCCAATGGAAGTTGTAGAACAATATCTTGAAGCTATAAGATTTGAAAAGAATAAGCATTTAGAAAAACAACTTATAATCAAAACAGCCATTGAAACAGGTTTACGTGAATCAGAATTACGTGAATTAGAGTGGAAGCAATTTAAACCAGATGGTGAAAAAGTTTATGTATCAGGGTTTGGTAAAGGAGATGTAAAGTATTTAGAGGTAATCAGTAGAGATTTCTACAATGAATTATTGCAGCTTAAAGTAGAAGGACAAAGCAATGTATTTACATTAACTAAAAAGAATCTGACTGACATGATGTTGAGACTTAAGAAACAGCTACACCATGAGGACAGAAATTACACATTCCATTCATTTAAGAAGACAGCAGTAACCAACACATACAGACTGACAGGATCAATAACAGATGCACAGAAGAAAGGTAAGCATAAGCATCTTGCTACAACGCAGCTATATCTACAAGAAGAAGAAGTGAAAATGACAGGTTATTATTCATTAGAAGGAAATTTAAATCATAATTTATACAAAGAAGTATCACATGAATGTTTACTGGATGCTTTAAAGGGTATGTCTAAAGAGATGTTGTTCGTTTTAAATCTAAAATTACAAGATAATAAAGAATGAAATTAAATAAAGTTATCGACATAAAACGACATAATATGATAAAGTAAGTGTAAAGACAACAAACTTTACTACTAGATTTTTACAAACAGAAAATGCTATTATATAATCAAATTAAACAAAAAATGGAAAAGGAGCATAACAGATGAGCAAAAATCGAGCTGAACTTTTAGAGAAAATTGAAGATAATATTCAATATATCTCTACAAATAAAAAAGCAGTATCAGAAATTAAGGAAGAGTTATCAAAGTATAGAATTACAGAAGGAAGAGTGGAGGATTACTTTTCACAGCCTGAAGTATTAGAAGATGCAGATATAAGAGAGTTAGCACTCTTCAGTGAACAGTTTTATGTCAAAACAGGATTAAAAGAATTTGCACCTAATAATTGGTTTACTGAAGCTGAAATGAAAGAAGCAAGACAATTCGATTACATGTTTGTACATGGTGAAGATGATATTGTTTTCCCACTAGAAATTGAAAACGTGATCCACATTGGAAACAACTTATATGTTGCTTCACTGGACATCAAAACGATTGCTCAGTTAATGAAATCCAAAAAGCTAAATTATAACTATGAGATTCAACGACAAGCAACAAGAGTTGTTCGCAAGGATAAAATGTTATTTAAACCAACAATTTATAAGAAAAACGTAAAAGAAATTAAAGAGTTGCTTAAAAAGGATCAGTTAATACACACGACATTAGCCTTCAATGCTGCTACACAGACTAGCGACAATGGAGAAGAGCTATCATACAATGGAAAGAAAAATGTGCTTACAATCAATGAAGGAACACGATTAGATATTCTTGATGGATACCATAGATGTTTAGCATCTCAACAAGCATATGCAGAAAATCCAGACTTAGATTTCCGATTTGTTGTAATGATATCAAACTACACTACAGCACAGGCTCAACAGTATCAAGCACAGTTAGCTAAGGCTACACCAATTCCTACAGCACGTATTCAAGAGCTAGAAAAAAACAGGTTGGCAGATACAGTAGTTCAAATTTTGAAATCAGAATCAGAGTTGCGTGATCGAGTTACAACTACAGGCTCAAGAATGAATATAACAGCAGGAGAATTAGTGAGCTACAGAGTTTTAGCAGATTCAATTGACAGAGAGTTTCCAATGAAGTCATTACTTGAAGCAAGACAAACTGGACAGTATCTAACAACATTCTTTGAGTATCTGATTGGATTATATCCAGACGAATTTTTATCAACAAGAAATCAGAATGAATCAATTATGGCTTATAACAAATTGTTTGCAGGATATATTGGATTAGCAGCAGAAATGAAAAAACAAAATTTAGAATTTGAAAAATTAAAATCAATCCTTGATAAAGTAGACTTTAAAATAGATAATCCTTTATGGAAAGAGCTAGGCATAATTAGATTAGATGGTAAAATTAATAATCAAATTGATGAATCAAGAATAAGTAAATACTTTAGAGGTTTAATTTAAGAATAAAAGGGAAGCCTAAAACATAACATTAAATATAATAAAAATTATAAATTAGATAATAGGGGAGAAGAAAAGAAAATGTTAAATAAAGAAAACTTTTATAATGGAGATATTAAAATTGATTATCTAAATACAATCCAACATAATGAGACACGTAAATTATATGCATATCCTTTTATAACAGCTAAGAAAACTGAAGAACTATTTGGAAAAGATATGTTCGATATGTCGATTGATGAATTAGGAGAAGTAATGAAATCACTATCTGTATCATCAGCTAATACAGCTTATAATCACGCAGTTAAGTTTGAACAATATATTGATTGGGCTTATGAGAATGGGCATGTAGAAAGCAACCTGAATCCATTATCAAACGTTAATAAATTAGAGTGGTCTAAACAGTTTGTAGCTAAATATAAGCAGTCAGCATTTACAAGAAAGCAGCTTTTACACAGACTAGAGGATTTAATCAATTATGGTGATAGAGCAGTGTTATTAGCTTTGTTTGAGGGAATTAGTGGAGAAGGGTTTTCAGAAATCCTTAACTTACGCACACAGGACTTAAAAGAGGAAGATGGAAAATTTTTAGCTACGCTATATCAAAAAGATGGATCATTCCGCACAATCGAGATTTCAGAAACACTATTTGATTTACTTCATAAAACAGATAAAGAAACTGAATATGTTAATAAAAATGGAAATACAGTAAGTGACAGACAAAGTACCAGCAAACTATTAGATTCAGAATTTATATTCAAGAAAACAACAAGAGGAAAACAAGAAGGAAAATTAGACTTATTTTATATCAATCGAAAGTTCGTAATTTATAAAGAAGTATTTGATCTTAAATTTTTGAAATCAAAAGACATTCAAGTATCAGGTATGATGCACATGGCTAATGAACTCTATAACAGAGATGGAGAATTTAAGCCAGAGCATTTAAAAATCATTGGAGATCAGTTTGACACAGCTATGACGAAGGTTGATAAATATGAAAACAGAAATACAAATGTAATTAAGCTGCTACTTAAGACAGAGTTATTTAAAAATTTATATGGATATGATTTGATTAAGTAAAAAAATAATCATCTTAGAAAAAACTATATAACAGTCACTCATTTTTCGAGCTGGGAAATGTGCTGACTAAGAGTAATAAATAAAGTATAAGTATATGTAGCTTGTTTTTGGTATCTTGGTAGGTGCGAGAAAGTGAGTCCAAGATCACAAAAAGAATGTATATATATAAGACAAAGACCATTCTACTTACATTTGATACAAGTATTGGAAATAAGAGTTGACTGAAAAATCAGAACATGGTAAGATTTTCTTGTAGGACAGGGGGAGGGTGAATTGCAATTTGAAGAATGTGTCTTTTGAACTAAAGGAAGCGACACACCTAAAGTTAAAGATTAAGTGTGCAACAATTGGTGTTCACATCAAAGTCTATATGGCAGAATTAGTCGAGAAAGACTTGGAAGAGTCGGAAGAACCTAAAAAATAATGAGACTGTCCAGAACCCCTCTTAGTTGGTCAGACAGTCTCAATATCGGTAGCTAGTTGATTGCTACATCGCAATTATAACAACAAAATTGGGATTTTTTGTAGTAGCAACTAGTCCTATTTATTCGACACAATGGATACATTGGAGGATAAAAAAGTACCACAAATAATAGAATAGTATTATTGTTAATTGGTAATGTAATTGTAATATTAACATATAGAATTATTTGGCAAATGTACTCGTTGACAGATACGTTTGGACAAGATAGAATAAAAGAAAATATGCGAACGGTTGTTCGTAAAAACGGGGGAAATAGAATGGCACGATACATGTTGAAGTATGTTGTCACAGGCACATCAGATGTACCATTTAGTGAAATGGTTGCTGACTACGATCCATTGTTGTTAGGTGAGATGAGCTTAGTCTTATCAAACTTACTTGGTGGGACATGCTGTGTTGAAGTGGAAGAGATTGAGCTTATTGCGGCAGAAGAGCTAGATGAAGTTTAGCAGAATGATAGACATGCTCCATATAACAGGTGTTGTTTGCAATAGTTGCGAGATGTTGTATGGACAGAGAGGTGTCTGCTGTCCAACAAAATCTTAGTAAATTAATAAACTTTTAATAATTATTAAAAATGAAATTTGAGCAAATGAAATGGATGTGATATGATATTCAAAAATAGAAAAGAGGTATAACAGCAATGACAAATTCGAGCTGGGATGATTACAAGAAGTCTATTACAGTATTGACTGACGATCAAATCAAAGCCTTAGAGGAAGAAGCTAAACGAGTTGCTGAAGAATTAAATAAAGAAAATGGAAAAGAAGCCAACATTGAGTAATATAATGCTTGCTTCTTGCATATTAATAAATTATAATCAAAATAATAATGAAATAAAGATTTCATTAGGAGATGAAAAAATGAGTGAAGTTGAGAAAGTTAAAGATAAGCTTATGATTATGATTCGTGATGGAATGACCATCAATGAAGAATGTAAGGACATCTCATTTCAGAAAGGAAAGGTTTGGACTGCTTCATTGATATTGGACTACATTGAGCAACTAGATATACAGTAAAAGGCTCGACTTATTGGGAGAGGAAGGTGAAGTTTTGGAGAAGCAATGCAAGAAGTGTTTGGAAACATTCCCATCAACATCAGAGTTTTTCTATAAGCATAAAAGCAGTAGAGATGGGTTATTTTCCTCATGTAAGGAATGTTCTAGAGAATATTCGGCTAATTGGAAAAAAGAAAACGAGACAAAATGGAGAGAATATTACAAAGAAAGAGATGCTAGAGAGCACTATAAAGCAAAAAGACTTGAGAGAAACAGAGAAGATAGAAAAAGTGGTAAGTATTTAGAATGGCAACGCAACAACAAAGACAAGATTAAGACATACAGAGAAAAAAGACAATCTCATAAAAATCATGACATATCCAATGAAGAATTGGCTATATTATATGATTACGCTAACAGTTCCTGTATGTATTGTGGCATCAGTGAAACCGAGGCTAAAGCTAAATATAATAACAATCTACACAAAGATCATGCTTATAACAATGGCTCAGATGGTATTGATAACTGTGTTTTAGCTTGCAAAGGTTGCAATTCTATCAAGCATAATAAAGATTGGGATGAATGGTTTATAAGTTCAGAAGTTTACGATGAAATCAGATACGATGTTATAGCAAGTTGGCTACAAATGTGGAAAGACGAAGATGAGGGTGAAGCCAATTAAAATGTTACATTTAATGAACTATAAATGGAGGATCAAAAATGACAGATAAGGAACGTCTAGAACAAATTAAAACTCAAGGCTTTGGCACAATGAAATACCTTCACCTAGATATTAGGTGGCTTATCGAACAAGCTGAACGTGTGGAAGAGTTGGAAATAGGCATTGATTATCTCCAAAGCAACATAAAAGGGTTACAAAAAAACGTTGACACTTTGCGAGAAACACGTGTAATAGTAGCAAATGCACATCAAGATAACCTCGAAAGAAAAGATGCTGAAATTGACCGTCTACGTGAAGCGTTGAAGTTTTATGCAGATGAAGAAAACAATCTGTTAGTGGATGGTGAGAATACAACAGTTAGCATTGATGCAGGAAAAATTGCACGACAAGCGTTAAGCAACATCAATTAAAAAGCATCTTTTAATAGCACATACCTAAGTGATAACAAAAAATATTAACAGTCATATAAATAGTAAAAACCACAACTACAGAAGCAACTACAGCAATGGACAAAACTTTGAATGCATCTTCCAAGAAGATCACCGCCCTTAAAAGTTATTATGTCCATTTTTTAATTAACTATAAGAGCAACAATTATGAACGATTAAACAGCTCAATAATTATTTATTTAATAAATTATAAATAAAGTATTGATAATTATTGGAAATATGTATATAGTAAATAGTGTAAACTACTTTAATAGAAACGGGGAAAATGAGAATGAGCAACGGATTGAATTTAGGGGATAAGATAGACAACAATTTAACTGAGATTGTACAAGCTAAATGGGAGAAGATTATGAATGAGACGAATGGGAACAAACTCGCCTTACCAATCGAGGTGTTTTCAGTTCTAAGAATTTATTTCCAGTTAGCTTATCAAGAAGGACAGACTGACATGCTGGAAGCCATGAAGGAAGTATACGAGAACAATCCTGATCTGTTTGAGCATATGTTTGATGATGAATTTGTAAGTGAAGATGATGCAGATGAAAACGGAAACCTAAATTAAAAACTAAATCCATAATGAAAAGGGGAAATTAAAATGCAAACTTTAAAATTCGCAAAGGGTATCTACAGAGAGTATTGTAAATCAGTTAAAGGTAATGAGGAGCTTTCACTACATCAAGCTAGACTGAAAATGACACGCAATGCTCAATTGGCGGTTTCAAGTGTACGAGCTAACCATGCTGGAACACATTACAGATATGGTAAATTACATTTCATTGTAAATGCTGAAGGAACAATCGTATGGATGAAGAATCACTGTAAAACACCTGTAGGATGGAAACGTGACAATCAATTGTATCTGAAGCTGAATAGAGAATTAGGGATAGAAGAGAAGGTAACTCATCTTGATTTAGTTAAGCGAGATGCTTACTATTCAATCAAGAAAGCATTTAACAAAGCTCGATTCACTTGGAAGAAGAAGGTTTTAGAAACAGTTTAATAGTAAACTATAATACAATAATTGAGGTGTGCTATGGGTAAGCAAAGAAATAAAATAGTCCGTGTTCAGTTCACAGATGAACTAACAATGATGTTTGGAAGTAGCTATAAGGATTGGGAAGATCAGTTTAGCGAGTATCTACTTATGCTCAAACGTTTAAATCAGCTTGATGGATATTTGGAAGTAACAGCATCCGATGATAAGTGGGTTGGTTGGGGTGGATTGAAATGGTGTTCAGAAGAAAATTTCCAGCACCAATTAAATCGAGAAGGTTGCCAATCAAGCGATCCTGACAATCCAAATCCAAGACAATACAGTGAGATGAGCTTTTATAGAGACAGTGCTGTAACAAAGAAGGTAAATAAGTTGTTCGATAATTTCAGAAATAATATCTATTGAAGACTAAAATGTGCATTTTATCGGAGGTTGAAAAGGTGAAAATCGTGTTTAAGAACGGAAGTGTTATAGAGTCGCCTGAAACCCTTGATACACAAGGGATTAGAGGGCAAGGATGGATAGTTTGGCTAGATGACGAAAAAGACGAAGAAAATGACGTTATCGAATAAAACGAAAATTTTAATAGGAGAGGGGTTGCTAGTTTGTATTTAGGAATCGGTCAAATATGGTGGAGTTCAGAATTTCCACATGAAAGTTTTGAAATTTACAGTGGGATAGTGGACACTACTGTTGATAGCTTTAGTGATGAATCGTTGCCATTTGAAAATCAACCAGAAGGAGCAAAAATTTTCTTTTGGAAAAGAGCTGACAGTGACGCTTTTCAAGGTTTTATAGATGATAAATATAAAGGCAGAGATAGTATCTATCCTCACTCTTGGTATGGGGAATCAAAGAAATCATCATTAATAAGTAAGATTAAAAAATATAAAATGTTTCTAGTTCATGACGGTGCTAATTCAAAACCACAATAATTAAGGAGAGATGAAATTATGAGATATAGACTGACTATTAGTGATTATGACGTTATTTATCAAGGATTGAGCCAGTCTCTTAGACACACTGAAAAGCGTGAATGTGCTTATATGGAAGACGCAGAGTCTGTATATGAGCTGATTGAGATGGCGAAGAGGGTCTTAGAAAATCTATCAAGCATAAATATTGAAGAATATGAAGGCGAGTAATTATTTCGAGGAAACACTAAATGAAATAAATACATTGCTAGAAAAAGTTTATAATGACATTAAAAATTGGGAAAAAGATTGCTATGTGATTTCTATTCCTGATGATGTAGTTAGGTATTGTATCTCAGAATATCTAAAAAACAGTGGATTTAATGTAATAAGTTCATTTAGTAGCAAAATGGTTTGTGTGGACATTAACAAATAAAAGATTGGTTTTAATTGGAAGCATAAAAACATTTCAAGGAGTGAAGAAACATGAAATTCAATAATGTAGATATATTTGGTGACATTAAAGTATATGACGAAGAGGGCATTCTTAAAAAAATAGACAATGAGAGACTTTTCTTTGTTCACAACTCTACGGATGGTGATTTTTATTTAATAGAAGGCTGTGATTCCCATTTTGGAGTGAAATTAACTTCTGAGCTGTGTGATGACTTATCAAAAGTGTTTCAGCATTTAAGTGAACATATTATGTTACAAAGCAAAACTTAAACAAGAAGGAGTGAAACACATGGAGTACAAACTGCTTTATAAATTATCGGATAGAGATACAGGAGAAAAAGTTGCTATATACGGTGTTAATAAAGAAGAAGGGGAAACCTTTTTCTTGATGTATTTGGATTGGAAACAAGAGTTTGGATGGGTACACAGTAGTTATTTTGAACCTGTTAAGTAACAGTATGAAAACATTATTCATTAAAAGAGTTATTTTAGGGGGGAAGGAGAAAAACGATGAAAGTTGAGTTGACTAAAAAAGAATTTACACAAGCAGTTCAGGAATACTTATTTAAGAAGCTTGGAGACACCTCATATGTTGATTCTATTGTAGGAATATCTGGATTTAGCGGAGACAGATATGAGGTAGATTTTGACACGGTTGAAGTAAGAATTAAGGAATAAGAAAGGGATGACTAAGAGTGGACAAAATAACAAGACTACAGAATCTAAATGATCGCATGTTCAAACTTATTGAGATAATGGATTATAAGTTAGAGAATGGTGGGAAGCTGGATATTCAAGTAATGCTGCTTGAGGATTTATATGCGGAAATACGATCAGTATTATTGGAGAATGAGGTGATTTAGGTGCATAAAGGTGGATTTGTAAGCAATAAAACCTTGGAGTCTATTATTGAGAGACTAAAGGAAAAGCCTTCTTGGTGGATTTTAGATGGGAAAATTGTGCACTGTACCTCTTGGGAGCTGTCACTTTTAAAAAAGATTAACAAAACTAACAAAACAAACAATTAAAATATTGTATTTATTAAACTAAAGGAAGTGTAAAAATGGCAAGAGTGATGAAGTTGGAAGTTTATGTTGTAGATTATTCAAGTGAGTATGAAAATGCAGAACATTTTGTCGGTGAATTTAAAGATTTAGTTGGCAGCGAGATGTGGGTAGAGGTGCAGATTGGAAATGTGAAAGAATCTGCTGAATTTGAATGGGAAGACGATTTGAAAATTAACGAATCTGATTCCACTATTGAAGATTTGGAAGATTATCTACAACAGTAAATCATATTACTTACAGGAGGTATTTAAATGGAAATGCTTATAGCAACAGTAGTTACATTTATAATCGGAGCAGTCATAGGAACAATTGTTGAGAAAAAACACAATAAAAAGTTGGCAATGAAGGCATGGAGTGATAATCGAGCTAGACATCGTAAGGAGAGATATTAATGAAATTCTTTAAATCGCTTCTGAAAAAGTTAAAGTGTGAACATGACTATCGAAATATTGATACTGACTATCGTGTGTATGCAAATCATGATTCAGGAAGATATGAGATGGCAACGTATTACATTCTGTATTGTCCTAAGTGTAATAGGGAAAAGCGTGTCAACGCTGAGAAATATGATCGAAATTTGGTGAAGAAGAAGCTTAGAAAGCAGTATGAATAGTCCAACGAAAGTTCCATTTTATATTAGCTAGGAGGAGGAGAAGTCGTGAACAATCAAGAATTTCAAAAATGTAAAAATGATCCTGCCTATTTCGCTGAAAAATATCTTGGTTTTGAGTTGCTTGAATGGCAAAAGGCATATCTAAAACTATATGCAGAAGGGCTATTAGCAAAGACTGTATTCATTGGAACTAGAAGTGGTAAAACAATGATGCGTAAAGTTATTGAGAAACACAAAAAAGAGTTTAATTAAAACTTCTATTTTAATGGAGGTAAACTATGGATAAATGGAAGACGCTACAAGATGAATTATATGCTGAAAGCGAAAAGGCGATGAAAAGTAGAGATCTGACTTCATATTTTGTATTAAATAAGATATGGACGAGAATGATTGAACTGGATATTGAGGACAGTGGAAGAAGAAACGAGGAAATTAAAAAGAAATACAATTTATAAAACTTATCTAATTAATTAACTATAAGGAGGCATAAATAATGGCTGGAAACGATGATGTATTTGAAGGAGTAAGACTGGGTGTGTTCGAGGATGTGAAATCACTGTCTGCAAGTTTCAATAAACATGTAAAGACGAAAGATGTATTCTTTCTATGTATAGGAACAGATCGTTCATCAGGAGATTCATTTGCTCCGTTTGTAGGCAGCTTCCTAAAAGAATTGGGATATGAAAATGTACTTGGCACAATTGATGAGCCAGTTCATGCCTTAAATTTAGAAGAAAGCGTTGCAAAAATACCAAAAGGAAAAACTGTTATAGCTATTGATGCAAGTCTAGGCAGGGAAGATAGCATTGGGAAAATTTCATTTAACAGTGGAAGTCTTCATGCTGGAAGAGGTGTTGGTAAGAAGTTGATTCCCGTTGGAGATTTCAGCATACATGGTGTAGTAAATATAAGCTCTAGCTGTGTAGATTTGAATTTTAAAGTACTACAAGGAACACGATTAAGCAATGTATTGAAGCTAGCTAAACAATGTGTAGGATCAATTGAAGTGGCATTCCCATTGGAAAAACAAGGTGAGAATAAAGTTACACATCTTAGAAAGAAAAGAAAAAACGCTTAATTAATAAACTATAATCAAAAATATGGAGGATGACAATGTTAAAACGACTTAAGAAAGGTCGTGTTGTCCTAATTTGCATCATTATAACCACTCTAATCGTACTACTATTATCATTCATAGGGAACATAAAAGACCAAAATGCAAAGGTTGATTTATATGCGAAGTTGCTACAAAAACAACAAATGAAGATTGAGCAACTTGAAACAAGAAACAGCACATTACAGCAGATTAATGTGAACCAACATAATGAAATCAGAGAGCTACAAGGATCAACAGTGATGAACGTGAGTAGTGTAGTTCTCACATCTGAAGTTGATAAAGATGAAATTGTTGATTCAGATACAAAGAATAATGAGAATAAAGGATTCGACATAATTGATACAGCGTTAGTTGGTGCTGCAAGTGTTGGAGTATTCTTAGGTAATGCTTTGAAAATGGTGAGAGTGTTGCCCGTGATACCATAATTAATACCAAATAAAATAACGTTTTTACAAGGGAAGGAGAGGGTGAAATGTGCGATTACTGCAATAAGGACAATACAGAAGAAGCCCTTAGAGGAAGTGACGGGATTTGTTACGATGAAGACAAAGGTGGTCATTATCTTTATATTGAGTATTTTCGCAATGAAATTTACAGGCTAGATGTGAATTATTGTCCCAAGTGTGGAATAAAACTTAAAATTAAAAGAAGTTTTGAAAAGTGTGTTGAGCAAAACGGAGAAGCTTTAAAAGCTCTATCTGATAAAGATATGAAGGAATCAATGGAGTTTCGAAGTAGATCATAAAACATTAGGAAAGGATGAATAACATGTTGAAATTTATTGGCACAGGAAGTGCATTCAATACAAAACTAGGCAACAATGGAGCATTTATCAAAAAAGACAAAAGCTTGTTTCTAATTGATTGTGGTAGCAACACTTTTGATCGAATCATTGAGGCAGGGCTATTAGAAGGAATTGAAGATATTTCAGTATTATTAACTCATACACATCCAGATCATGTTGGCTCATTAGGGGATTTAATATTCTACGGCTATTATGCAATGGGAGAAATGATGAAGCCTAATGTTACTGTTTACGCACCTTACTTCTTAGAAATCAGTCGCTTGTTAAAAATGGTGGGAGTAAAACAAAACTCATATAACTTAGTACAGTTTCATAACAATGTAATCATTGATAATTTAAAAATGCTAGTGGAGTCTGTAGATGTTACACATGTAAAAGAGCTAGATTGCTATGGATATGTTATTCAGTTTGAAGGTAAAGTTGCATATTACAGTGGAGATTCTAATGATATTCCAAAAACCATCCTTGGAAATCTGCACAGTGGAGTCTTTGATTATTTCTATCAAGACACTTGTAAGGCTGATTACGAAGGGAATGTACATCTCTCCTTGAGAAAATTAGATGAATTGGTGAAGTCGGACGTAAGAGATAGGGTTTATTGCATGCATTTAGATGGTGGATTTGTTAAAAAAGAAGCTGAAGATTTAGGATTTAAAGTAGCGGAGTCAGCAATACAATAAATGTCTAATTTTAATGGAGGGATAGAGTGAACGAACAAGAGTTTATATATGGAAGTCTTAAGCAGCACACTGAACAGATCAGCCAGTTAACTGATTTATTTAAAAAACAGCAAGACATGATAGATGGATTGCTACTACTAATAACTAAAATGGCTTCACCTGAGTACGCACGGAAACAGGCTAAAGTGGCAGAGATGGCAGATATAGCTGACAAAGTAGAATTTATGCGAAGTCTTTTAAAAAATAAATAAACAAAACACTTGTAATCTTTTAATTAATCAATTATAATCATAAGAAGAAGTTAAGTAATGGAAATGGAGGAAATGAAAGTGAAATTGTATAACGTATTGAGCGACCAAAAGTTTTTTGATGAGATTGTATCGACAAAGACAAATGTTCAGCATATTGCAAGTACTTTCCAAAATAGTGATTCGATAGCAGATGAGAACGAGATCAGTGAATGGCTTATAGAAATTACAGAAACAATCAACAAACTTAATCAAATTAGAGATGAAGGTTTGTCACGCTTTAAACTAATTGAAGTTAAGCAAAATAACAAATAAACTACTTGTTTTAAAGGGAGGAAATACAGTGAAAATGTTTACGTGTTCAGCAGGAAGAAGCCTATTTAAATCAGGCGATTCGTTTTGGGCTTGGGGAGACAAGGATAGCCAAGAAAACCATTTCACAATTGAAGTTGACGAAGAAGCATATATTGTTGAGGATGAAGGATCATATCATGTAATAGACCTAACAAAAGTTAACTGGGGAGATTTAGAGGTTAATAATAAATCAAATGTAAATGTACGTGAAATCTTAAGAATGATCAATAAGGACATTGCAGATGGAAACGATGAGAATATATGGTACATGACTGTTGATGAATTTTTATTAAAACATAGCAATTAAAACTATTCTTTTAACAACAAACAGAAAGGAATGTGGAGTGAATATGGATTATAATTACCTGTCAGATGAAGAGCTATCTGTAATAGACAAAGCTTTAACTGAGTATCTAAAAAGAGTTGAGAAGCAAAAACTAAATGCAGCTATGATGTCTATGAAAAGTTTTAACTATGGAGATGTAGTTTTCAAAAAAGATGCTTCTCGTTCTGACTCATGGTTTGGTCTAGACGGTGGAGATATTGGTGTAATAGTCGGACACTATGATTGCGATGGAATAGATGAAGATGGTAGAGATATGTATCGAGTACATTACTCTGAAAATAACGAATATGTCGGCACTAATGCAAATGACATTAAGTTATATGAAGGAGAAACTCCAGAACACCTGAAAAATGTCGAGTGGAATCAAATTTGGGAGCTTAGAGTTAAGCTTAAATAACTTGAAGAAAGGTGATCAAAATGAATTGCTTGAGCTGTGATAAAGAAATGGAAATAACAGATACAACCTACAGCAACATGGAAACTTACCGAGCAAGTGTCGGACAGCATACAGGAGATATTTACACCTGTGAAGATTGTGAGCAGCATTTCATAGATAACTTTCTAACAGGTAATTTTGAAGGTTGGAGTTATCAATAAATTATAACTTAAAACACTCGTTTTAATAGGAGGGGAATCCATGAGAGAATACGAAACAAAAGAAAGAGTAATCCATGAAACTAAAATAGTTAATGTGAAGTGCAATAAATGTAAAAAAGAATCCTCCAAAGAAATGTGGGGTGAGGTGTTATTTCAACAATTTGGTTGTTCATTTGGATATGGTAGCAGGTATGATATGGAATCTTGGTCATTTGATTTGTGCGAGGACTGTCTAACAGATATAGTAAGAACATTTGCTTTAGTTCCTGATGGGTGGTCTGCTGACAGATATAATCCCTACTACCCCCAAGTAACCTTTGATAAATGGAAAGAAACAGGTGAAATTGATATAGAAGCTGGAATGACACCTGAGCAGATCGAAGAGCAAGGTGGAAGCATATATGCAAATTGTGAGGACGATGAAGAAGAGTAAAATCAAACTTTTAAATGGAGGTTAGGGCATGATTATTGATGAAAACAAAATTGAAGAGCTGATTCAGAAGGAAGTAAAACTTCAAGTTGAAAACAAGCTGAAGACATTCGGTAGAGATGCTATTAAAGAGGCATATAAAAGCTCAATGAATGCTGCAATAATGGAATATTTAAAAGCAAAAGAAAATGAACTAGAGGTTGAAATTAAAACACATATTCAATATGACGCTGACACTTGGAAAGATGCGATTGTTGACAGCATTTCTTATCAACTTTCGAATACAATTGGTAACGCAATGCGAGAAAGTGGTTGGTAATTAAAAGTTGAGTTTTATCGCACAGTTGACTTAAACTGTGAACTAAAAAGAGGTGAAATAATGAATGTTTTTGATTGGTGGAGTGGGAAAAACGGTACAGTTGGGTTTGCGGTAACGAATATGGATTGGGAGACATTTAGCACAGAAAGCCATAAATTTCAATGTGGAAAGAACTTTGATTCAGATACGAGTAAGTTTACTCCTAAAGAGTTTGAAACTGTGATGCGAGAAAAAGGTTATGAAATTACAGTATACGCACCAACAGAATCTGCTGATTGGTGGTGTAATGACTAATCAACAGTTCGAAAATACTCTAATAAACAATGTAAAGGAGTCAACTAAAGTGAATAAAGAGAATGTAAATATGGTTTATTGTTTATGTGGAGAACTTAAAGCGAAGGAGGAAAGTCAATGAGCGTAAAGCCTTTGTATAAAGGAGATAAGGTTGTAATGCACACTTCCATTGAGGCAGAAGTGAATGATGGGAAGGTTTGGACTTGTGATAGTAATGAGTTTAAACATCACCCAAATCACGATTACACAGTAGTAATGCTAAAAGGATTTAGTGGCTCATTCGCAACCAAGTATCTTCAAAAAGTAAATGTTTAGCGTCACAGTACAACCATATAGGGCGGTAAAAAAATAAATTAAAAATGGGGAAATCATACATGAAAAAGAAATTATTGATCGCATTACTAGCAGTAGCAGTCCTTATTGGAACATTCTTTATTGGAAGTAAAATTGGAGCAACAACTTCATGGACAACTGAAGTTATTAGCCAAGCAAGTAGAGACATTGGTGGAACAGGATTTGATAAGAAGAATGAATTAATTGCAAATACTGATATAACAAGTCAAATGAAAACCGCATTAGAGCCAAAGATTGCAGAAGAGCAAGCAGAACTGGAACGATTATTAGAAGAATATTACCAGTTGAAGATTGCAGGATTGACTGATACGGACGAATTTCGTGAAGTAGAGGCTGAAATTGAATTTATTACTGAAGCAATTTTCGAGCGGTATCGTAAAGAAATTGACGCAGTATTCGTAAATCCTTGATTCGATCAGAAATAAAAGGCAGTTTTTATTGGGAGGTTAATAACTTGGAAGACTTGTATTATAAAACTTATCACAACGGTAAAGTAATTGAATATAAAAAGTCTTATAGCAAATACGGAAGCAGTCCCATAGGTATTACAGTAAATGGTGAAGTTTGGGGAAGTCCACAAGGAGACAGGTTCTTCCTAGCTCTAATAAATGACATATATGTTCTAAAAGAGGAAAATTCGAAGTTGAAACGGATGGTTGAAGAAGGAATTGGATTTGAGGATTTGCACAATCCTGACGATTTAATTACCCCTCAATCAAGATAAAAGAGGATTTTTATTTGAATTGAAAATAAATAAATTATAACTGTTGACATCTTATATAATAGTAAATTATAATCAAAAGTAGATATGGAAGAGGAGGTAAGAATTTGAAATTTAATATGCAAGTTGAATATGACATGTACGATGAGTATTACACAGAAGAAGATTTCAAGAATGAAGTAAGACAGTCAATTGTAAATGAAGTCACCAGCAGAATCCTTCAAAATATGGGAGGTTGGAATTCAACAGTTGAGGAAGCAGCCAAAAGTATTAAACAATCAGTAGCCAATCAAATTACAAGTACGCTCTCTGAGCAACTAAATACAACAGGAATGCAAGATCGAATTGTCAATAAGGCAGTTGAAAAACTTCACAAGCAGTCTATTCAGGAAGTCAGCAATCTTGTCACAAAGCAATCAATGAACCAAGTAAGCCAAGCAATCAAGGATGTAGCAAAACAAGAAGCAGATAAGATTCGTGACGCAATGTTGGGAACTTTAAAATAAAGTCAGATTTTTTAATGAATAAATTTAGCTTTAAGCAAGGGGGATTGAAATGAGACAAAGATGTGATGTCTGCAAACATTGGAAGTATATCGACAACGGATATGGCTACGGAAAGTGTTACAAGATACAAGATAAGATTGACATAGAGCTTGATCTTGGTTGGGATGGAGGATCAGTCGATTGGATTGAAACTGAAGCTGATTTTGGATGTAACTTGTTTGAGAGTATTGATAGTTCTGATGAAGAACAAGACAAAGCTAGGGCAGCCATACTGAAAGCATATGAGGGGTAAAATAGAGGTTTTATAAGGAGGAGAGATGAAAATGAAAGTTATTTCTTACGAAAAAGTGACGTATGAAATTGATGATGGTGACTATGTAAATGCTATTGGAGAACTATTTTTGATCCAAAACAAATTGTTCAGCAGTCTAGCTAGTGATGAAAAGGCAGATTTTTTTGAATCAATTGCCGACAAAAAGAAAGTTGAAGTTTTAGACTTTATAAATATCAGTAACACATAAAAGACGAGTTTTATAGGAGGTGTAATCATTGGAAGCTAAAACACGACAAACATTTGTTTTCAAGAATGAGGAAGGCTACTTATGGGATGTTTGGGAGGATTGCCACGGAGATGATTTACAGAATTACTCATTTACAAAGCAAATTTCACATGCTAAGCAATTTAACCGTATTGATGGAGTACGTGTAGCACCAAAATACTTGTGGGATGACAAGGCAGGAAAAAATGTGGACACTGCTCAAGATATGCGTGATATGCTCAATGGCGACTTTGTGAAAATTTTAAAGACTGAAATTTGGGAAGAAATTTAAACTGCTAAAAGTTCAATTTTATTTAGAAAGGTTGAGAATCAATGAGATTGGATGGCGGAATTACTACCTATCAAATCAACAACAAAAAGAGATATAAAACAGAAGAGCCACCATTGGGAAGAAAAGTAGTCTATCTGAATAAAAATGGCTATGACATACAAAGAGAGGTAGCAAACAAATACTTCTATGAAAATCAACTACTGACAGTAAAGGAAATCTTTGTTGATCGTAGTAGCTCTACAGTTGAGTTTTTGGAGCTGCCTAACAAGCAATTTAATACTGTTATGTTTGCCGATGTTGAAGAATTATCAAATTAATAAATTATAAGCATTAAATTAAGGAGAAACATATGAAACCGTATTACGTCACTAAAGTCAAAGGGAAGCCTCAGCAGATGGAATTGAAACTCGATTCTATAACAATAGTCTACTGGGGCGTACAAGTCGAGATGATGGGTGATGGTCATGTTATTGAATCCATTGTGACATTCGACAAACTAAGCAAAGCCAAAAAACTAAAAGTGGGAGATGTTTTCAAACGATGACAAGACTAGCCTTATCAGATGAGACGGAAATTCTAAATAGACTTGGTGAAATGGAAAAGAACGTATATTTCGGCACATTGCAATTCGATGATATGAATTTCTCGATTAAAACGATTCGGAATTTACTACTTGAGCTATATCTAACACGATCATATTTAGATGATGAAGAAACAGATGATTTAAATGAGCGTATTTTAGCAGCTCAATTAATCAGTGAGTCTATGCGAATGTTTGAAGCCAATAAGCCTATCTAGGAGTGGAAGTATTAAATGACATGCGATGAAGATATTCTGATTAGACGAATAAACAAGTTTGTTAGCTTTATGAAAGAGAAGCATGGGGCGCTGAGCACTAGTCTTATGAACAGCGTAGATAAGATTAAAGGAAATCTGACTACATTTGAAGTTGTGTATTCAACATTAGATAAGACAACTGAGCTGATTTATTGGGCTGAACGACACAGTGAAATTAAAGAAGTGGAAACTAAGTTTAAAGAATTAGCTGACAACTTTTGGGATTGAGGTGTAAAAGTGAGTAAGTTTATTACTCGATTAGAAGAAGAAATTATTATCATCTTAAAAAGCGACTTGAATAATCTTCTTGAAGAACAGCAAGGTAGCAAAGAAATTAAAGTAGCTGAATATGATTTCTTGCAGTTGCACAGGATAGTTGAATTGATGGAGAAGCTGATACGACTTGCACATGAAGCTGATTCCCATATGATGTTCACTAAGAATAAATATCATCAATTAGAATTCGCCTACATGGAATTACAAGAGAAGTATGATGAATTAATTGATGCATCAGAAATGGAGGAGAGATTAAACCTATGACAGAAGTAGCTGAAGATAAAGTAACTAAGCCTGATTATAAGATAAGACTAAGTGAAAAGTATGCGATTGATACTGACAAGCTTAATATTATTTTACGTGAACGATATGAGAAGAGAACAGATAAAGGGAAGTTTGCTGACTTGTCTGGAGAAATAGGGTGGAGAGATTTAGGATACTTTCGGACATTAGATCATTTAGCTGAATGGCTGGTTAAGCATGAGATGTTTACTGATGAAGGTGTGTCTGAATTAAAACATTTGGGAGAGAGTATTGAGAGATTGAAGGAAGAGATTGCTAGTGTGCTAAAAGAGAAAGTTGAGGTGAATATTGAATAGTGAAGATTCTAATTGAAGAAGAAGATATTAATGAGGCGTACTACCATTATGGCGATATGTTTAGAGATGTTGACGAAGATACGTTTTTTCTATTCGTGGAACGTCCTAAGATTGCCTTAGTTAGCTTTTGTGGAAAGGACTTCTATGAGGAGTTTGGAAGTTTCGAAGAAGCAGTTAATAATATTAGATTATTTATTAAGGATGGAGAATTGAAATATTTGTCGCAAGATAAGTGGCAACTACAGCTAAAGCGAAAGTAGGTGAGAGATTGAGATTAGAATTAATCCTACCTGTTCCAACATCAATAAACGCATTGTATATTAATCAGTTCGCTTACAATCCTAAAACTAGGAAGCGTGAGATGACTGGAGCTAGGATATTATCTAAACAAGGCGAGAAGAGAAAACAAGAAATAGCAGACGCTGCAAAACAGCAGATGGAAAGCCAAGAATGGGATTATGAATGGACAAAAGAGAATTACGTATATCAAGATGCTGTGATTCATTTTGCTAGACGTGGCAGTGACGATAATAACATTTATAAACTTCTTAATGATACATTAGAAGGTATTGCTTATGACAATGATTCACGAGTATTAGTTAGAACTCAGAGGATTGTATATGATTCAAAGAATCCTAGAGTAGAAGTAACATTAACACCAGTTGATTTTGTAGGGATATTTAAGGATCAAGAAGAAGCCGACCAATTTGAATTAAGGTGTAATGACTGTACAAGGTATCTTAAAGGAAGATGTTCTATCCTTGTGGATTCACAAATCGGGACAGTTAGAGAAGAGATAGGTTCAATTAATGAGCCAATCTGTGAAAAATACAAGTCAAATAAATAAATTATAATTATATTAGTTTTACTATTGATAAATAAGGATTTAATGTATATAGTTAGTAATGTAAGAGATTTTTTCTAAGTCGCTTACATTAACAAAAAACAAAAAAACAATCGAGAAAAAGGGGAGTATTATTCAATGACAAACGCAACTCAGTTACGCCAAGCACTAAACGAGGTAAAATTAGTAGGAGAAGTAGTAGAAAAGAATTTTGAGATAAAAGAGTTCACAGATAAAAACACAGGTGCTAAATACAATGCAGCTACTGGATCGTTCTCTATACGTACTGGTGAAAATGAAGTACACACTGCTCGATTCTTTAAAAAAGAATTAACTAAAGCTGGTGCAGTATCTAAATCATTTACAGGTATGCAAACGGCTGCTAATCGTTATTTATCAGTTGCAGATATTGCTAACTTAATTGATAAAGGTGAAGCTAAAGAAGGTGAATTATCTCCTACAAAAGTAGAAGTTAAAGGTAATTTATCGCTAAATGAATTCTTCAATGACAATGACGAGCATAAGAAATACAACCAAATTAACATTGATTTCATCTCAGAAGTTAAGGATGTAGCGAACTACCAACCTAAAGCTGAGTTTGATCTAGAGGCAATTGTACAATCAGTTAAGCCTGAAATGAGTGGGGATGAAGAGACAGGGCGCGTGAAAATGTCTGTGCTTGTTCCAAATTATAGTGGGGCGGTGATGCCATTTGATTTAGTAGCTCCAGAACGTGGACGTGACTATATTGAATCAAATTTCCAAAAAGGATCATCAATTAAGCTATACGGTAACATTGTTAACTTCCGTAAAGTCACAGTTAAAGTAGAAGAAATGGGCTTTGGTGAAAATCGTGAAACTGAATCATATGACTACATTCTTGAGTATTTGATTTCTGGTGCTACATTGATTGACGAAGACAGCAACAAAGCATTCGACATTAGTTTAGTCAAAGACGCTTTAGTTAAACGAGAAGTATTCCTAGAGCAACTTAAAACTAAATCTAAAGAGCAACAAAGCAATAATTCAACTAATCAAAATCGTGGTGGATTTGGTGACGACGCTAAATCTGAAACTAAGAAAACTGACCTTCCTGTTGACTTAGGAGATTTGTTTTAAAAAATAGTTTAATTAGTAAATTATAATCAAAATAATCAGAGGAAGAGATATCTCTTCTTCTGGAAAGGGGTAGTGACAATCGAGCAATTCAGTGAAGACCTCCCTTTGTATCAAAACAGAGAAATTCTATATCAGATGCTAATAGTTGAGGATAAAACAAACAGTCAAGTAGCCAAAGAATTAGGATGTAGTTACTCAGCCATTCAAAACTGGTCAAGCAAACTAGGAGTTCCTAGACAGGAAAAATGGGAAAGACTACGTGATAGTCATGAAGAAGAAGTAGTTAAAATGTATGTTGAACAGAGACAAACGCTTCAAGATATTGCTATAAAGTTTGGTTACAACGATCAAACAGTAAAAAGAGTTCTTGAAGAGCTTGGTATTAAAACTAGAAGTAGAAGTGAAATAAAAGAGCTAATTGATGAAACTTTTGTTTACAGAAAACACAATCTTAATGAAGATTACTTTAAAACTTGGTCATCTGAAATGGCTTATATACTAGGATTTATTGCTGCTGATGGTTGTATTTATACTAGCACAATAATAGATGAAAGAGGTAAGCACAGGAAACACCTTTTAAAAATAAATCTTCAGGAGTCCGATGCCTCTCATCTTGAGAAAATAAGAGTCGCATTAGAGTATGAAGGTGAAATTAAAATCTATAATGCAAGTGGACATGGCAAAATCAAAGGTCTTAAATACAGCTCTTTAGATATTAATTCTATAACTATGGTAAATGACATTAAGGGAATTGGGATAAGAGAGCGTAAATCTCTAGATAAGGAGATTCCTATTTCATTGCCCGAAGAGTACGAACTAGATTACATTAGAGGATATTTTGATGGCAATGGGTCAGTGGGTAAGCAATACCCTACAAATTCTAAAGGTAAGAGAACTGAAACTTGTCAAATCAGAGTTAGAATTAGCAGTGGGAGCTACATTAATCTTGTACAGATGCAATCAATTCTTACTAGACACGGACTGAAAAAGAAGAGTGTGAGTTCAGGAAAAGGTAATAGGTTAAATGTTCATGAAATTTGTTATAGCACAAAAGAGAGTTTAATGCTGTTTGACTTATTATATAAAGATAAATCAGCAATGAGACTGGACAGAAAGCATGAGTCCTTTCAAGAATACGTGGAACAAAGAAAGAGTGACATCAAAAAATCAAATGGGGGAATTAAAGTATGGTAAATATCTTCGAATTAGAGCCAACAAAAATTAGTCGTGATCTTCGTGAAAAAATTATAACAATCTACGGTGAGTGATTGCCGCCTTTTGTAGAAATATAAAAGTGAACTTTGCGGTATTAAGCAAGGAGGGTGAGATTCCTAACTTGAACCGAAGGCTGTAGTTACTACAGTCAGGGGCAGAGCATAGCAGGTGAAAAGATATAATCCTGCCAAGAGACCGCAACATCTTAACTCACTGAGGAAGATGAAAACATATGCCGAACTTGCACGAATATGAAGTGTAAGAGCTATCGGATAAAAAGCCGATAGGTTAACAAATTGAATCCAAAAACAGGTAAAACCACTATTGCTACACAATTTCCAAAGTCAATCTTATTGGCAGCAGAGAAAGGTTACAATGCTTTAGCAGGAATTAAAGCACAGCCTATACACAAATGGTCAGATTTCAAGAAAGTATTAAAACAACTTGAGAAGCCTGAAGCTCATGATCACTTCGAGACAATCATCTTAGATACAGTAGACCTGTTCTATGATATGGCTGAAAAGTTTATCTGTAATCGAGAAGGAGTAGACCTTATTGGAGATATTCCTTACGGTGGCGGTTATAAAATGCTCAAACAGGAATTCAATGATGCTTTACGATCAATTCCAATGCTTAATTTTGGACTAGTTATGATTTCCCATGCTCAGACAAAGACAGTAACAGACTCAGAAGGAACAGAATATAGTCGTACAATGTCCACACTAGCTGAAAGACCACGAGGAATTGTGTTGGGAATGTCAGATATTATTGGATATGCTGAAGGATTCCTTAAAGATGGTGAGCAAAAAACAGTCCTACATTTACGAGAAACTTCACGATTTGAGGCTGGTTCACGATTCAAATACACACCAAATGTAATTCGTTTTGATTATGATTCATTGGTTGAAGCAATTGCAACTGCAATCGAAAAAGAAGCAGAGGACAAAGGTGTTAGTGCAGTAACTGATGAAGCTCAAAATGTGTATGAAGCTCCAGTAGAAAAGCCTTTTGCAGAAGTAAAAGCAGAAGTTGATGCATTTATAGCAAAACTAATGGAAGTTGAAGAAGAAGAGAAAACAGCAGTACACGCTAAGATTAAAAAGGTAATTGAAAAACATTTAAACAAAGGCAAGATGTTGAAAGACTTAACAGAAGACCAACGGGATCATTTAGAGCTTATTCTTGATGACTTAAAAACTCTTTAATTAATAAATTATAACCATAATATTTAATTGCGTAGTGCCATCCAAAAAGCTCTACGCAATTCTTTTAAAAACTCAATTACAAAGGAGAGACAAAATGAATGCAGGAAAAGTTGTTGATGCAGCGAATCGAATTGTTACAGCCCATTTAGTTAAACGGTTTAATCAGGAAGTTAAATTCTTCTATGAAATTGTAGAATTTGGCGACCAACTGATTGTGTTTAAAAAAGATCGCTCATTAGGCGTTATTGATGTATCAGATAACAAAGACCCTGTAAGTTTGATTGAAAAGTTTTGTGAATTGTATTCTGATAAAAGCAATATTTTAGTTGATGTTCGAGTGGAAGAAAGCATGAAATTAGAGACATTATTATTCACATTGCAAAATGGTGAAGTGTACTACATGCAAGATTTCTCAAAATTATACTTAAAATTATAGAAGGAGGTTCATAGCATATGGCTAGGCTTCCAAAATGTCCAGAGTGCGAAAAAGAAGTTGAAAAAGTAGAAGGCGAATTCGTTAAACATTCAGGAAAAACGTATCACATTAAATGCTTTGAGAAATTTGAAATTAGAAAACAACACAGATCAGAACTTATAGAGTATATATGTGATTTATATAAAGTACCAATGGTCAATGGAAACATACTTAAACAGATTAAAGAGTTTGAAACGCAATACAATTACACGTTAAAAGGTATACAAATGAGTCTTTATTACTTCCATGAAATACAGGGAAATCCAGTCTTACAAGATGAAGATAACAAGAAATATAAGACAAGAGGGATTGGAATTGTATCTCACATTTATGAGGAAGCAAAACGATATTTTACTAAAATGCAACAAATAGAAAATTCAGCAAAGAACATTGTAATAAATACTGAAGCAGAAGTAATTTATATCCAACCGACCAAGAGAAAACAGAAGAATTTTATAGATATAGAGGGGATCGCAAATGAGTAAAATCGAAAGTAAACTCCAAGATAAAAAAGCTATCCTACACCTGTTTGCAGGATTAATGGCTCAGCCAGAGCGTATTCTACAAAAGGAATATAAGACAGACGCTTCAGACTATCCAGAACCATTTCATCAGATTGTGTTTAGTGCAATTCACAATTTGAAACTGCAAGGTGCTGAGAAGATTACAACAGTAGACGTAGACGGCTATTTATCAGCCTATTCAGCTCAATATGCAACATTTAACAGCAATGATGGCTTAGATTATTTATTTAAATTAGAGGAAATCGGAGAGCCTGACAATTTTCAATACTACTTCAACCGAGTGAAAAAATTCTCATTCTTGCGTGAATGTAAGAAGATTGGTATTGATGTAACTGACATTTATGATGCTTCAGTTGTAGATTTAAAAGATGAAAAAGATCAAAATGACCGATTCAATGAGATGACATTAACTCAAATGGTTAGACATGTTGAGCTGAAAATGATTGAGATTAAAGAGCAATTCTTACTTGAGCAGTCATTCAATGGAAGTCATATGGCTGATGATACAAGAGAAATTTTGAAGTCTAAGGAAGTAGCTCCAAGCTATGGCGCACCACTAGCCTCAAAGTATCTGAATTTAATTCTACGTGGAAGTCGAAAAAAGAAATTCTATTTGAAGCATGGTAATACAGGTAGTGGTAAGAGTCGATTAGGTATGGCTAACATGTGTGTTAAAACAATTCCTGAAATTTGGGAGAATGGTAAATGGGTTAAGACTGGTGCAAATGGCAGTGGATTAGTAATCAGTACAGAATTGGACAGCGAAGAAGTTAAACTCCCATTCTTATGCTACATTGCTGATGTTGATGAGGATTTGATTCATGACAATAAACTAACAGATGAGCAGAAGAAGCGATTAGATAAAGCAGTAGATATCCTTGAGAGGTCAAATCTTTGGTTTGAGTTGCTTGAAGACTTTGATATTGAAGATATTGAAACAGTTATCTTAAAGAACGTAAATAAGCATGATATTGAGTTCATCGAGTTCGACTACATTCATACATCATTAAAGCTGCTCAGTTCATTAGCAGATAAAGGGGTTAAAAATCTACGTGAAGACCAAGTGCTGCTTATCATGGGTATCATGTTGAAAAACTTGTGTAACAAATATGATATTCACATTGAAAGCTCGACACAGTTAAATGATAATCAAAACGTCAATGACAATATGGATCAGTCGTGGATTCGAGGAAGTAAAGCACTAGCAGATAAGATTGATGGAGGATATATCATTCTTCCAATTCGTGAAAAAGATCAAAAGATATTAGAGGCTATTCGTAGCTCGGGTGCTGTAAATGGTTTTGGATTAGAGCCAAATATAAGCTTAAACGTGTATAAATCTCGTGGTTCTAAGTGGAAATTTGTTCGGATTTGGGGGCATTTTAATATGGGAACACTTCGATTTACCGACTTGTATTGTACAAATTATAAGGGTGAACTGATTCCTCATATTCTTAAGAAGACAATTATCATGGAAAAACCTAAATCAACGTCAGACCCATTGCCAACATCATTCGATTTCTAAAAGAGGTGAATCACAATTATAAGACATAATAAGGATCACCTCAAAGCGAGTTTAACCGTTCAAGATGTTAAGCAATTATTAACTAGTTTAGGTGCAAATGATTTCATTGATGAAACTGATTCAAAAGGTCAGCTAATTACAAATACAATTTGTCATAATCAGCATAGTGGAAGCATGAAGCTCTATTATTTCTCTGACGAGGATTCATATACATTTAGATGTTTTACTCAGTGTTCGTGCAATTACGATGTGTATTCACTTACTCAAAAGGTGTTTGAAAATAGAGGTCAAACTTTATCATTTACAGCAGCAGTCGATTATGTAGCTAGAACATGTGGCAGAAGTTTTGGATTTGGAATCGAGATTGAAACTAAAGAAGAAAAAAATCCAGAAATGGAATGGATGAATCGTGTCACTCGCAAGAAGAAAGTCGAATTACCAGAGCTGAAATTCTACAATGAAGCAATCCTAGACGTGTTTTCACATCATAATAATCCTAGTCTGTTCAGGAATGACCATATTTCTGAAGCAGCTTTAGATAAATTTGGAATTCGCTATTACGACAAAGCAAGTCGAATCGTATTAGTTAATCGCTTTTGGGAAAATGGAAAGATAATTGGCTTACGTGGAAGATACAATGGAGTGATTGAAAGTGGAATGGCTAAGTATATACCCCTTACCATTCAAGGACATACGTACAGTTATCCTACTTTTATGAATTTATTTGGACTATGGGAGAATAAGGAAGCAATAAAGCGATTAAAGAAAATTATTATCTTTGAGTCAGAGAAGAGCGTTTTACAAACATTTTCGTTTTTCGGTGAAGATTGCTATGCGGTAGCCTTATCTGGATCAAGTTTATCTCAACGACAAATTGACATTGTTCTAAGTATAGAAGGCTTATCAGAAGTTCAAATTGCCATGGATTGTGAATTCCAACATGGAGACAGAGATGCAGAACTAAGACAGATGCAAAAAGTGCTAGGAATGGCTAGGAAGTTTACCCCCTTTATTCGTACAACTGTCTTATGGAACAGTGAGGGATTGATTGGATTTAAGGAATCGCCTGCTGATAGGGGAAAGGATGTGTTAGTTCAAATGTTAAAGCAGAAGCAAGAGGTGCTTAATAAGGAGTGAAATTATTGAACAATAAACATATTTATAAAGGCAGAAATACAGTGAATGGAAAAATATACATCGGTCAAACAAGAAGAGGAATAGATGCCAGAATAAATGATCATAGGAAAGCAGCGAATAGGGAATATGAACAAAGATATGAGTTCTATAGAGAAATGAGAGAGTTCGGCTTCGAGTCTTTTGTGTGGGAAATCATTGATACAGCGGAGAGCGTTGAAGAGCTAAAGGACAAAGAAGAGTATTGGATAAGGAAATATCGAGAAGATGGTATTCAATTATATAACATATCGGCAGGTCGTGGTGCAAAAGGGTTTAAAATGGACAGAGATTATGTTGAAAAAATGAGACAAAGAAGGTTAGGTGTTCCTATTGGAATAGGTGAGAATCATCCTACTGCAAAACTAAAAGAAAAAGACTTGAGAAAAATCGAGGAATTAATTAAGAATGGAGCACGAGTGCCTGACATTGCAAAAGCATTTTTCGTATCAGAGAGCAGTATCTACCAAATAATTTCTAGCGAAACTTGGAAGCACGAGAACAGAAATACATTTAAAATAGAAGTGATGAAAAAGAAGACTAGATATTTTGATCATAAGCATGATTATGAAATCTTCTTGAATCATAAAGGAGAAATAGTAAAAGACAGTTATAGATACAAATTCTTTAAAGTGATTGCAAAATCTGAAGAATTAAAAGAAGATATAATCCAAAAGCTATTTTCAGATGAATGGAAGCAGTACAGAGAAAAAGAAATAGGGGATAGAATGGATTTGCCTAAAAAAGTAGTAATAGAGTTTTTAAGGGTTCACTTTAAAGAAGAGGGAGTAAAACCAAACTATTTTAAAGTGTTTAAATAATGAATTATAACCAAATAAAAACTGAGTTTTTGAGGAGGGATTAATATGGCATATCTTGCTTGGGCAATTGTTAGCTTAGCTGTTATGGCTTTTTCAGCATATGGAACGTTTGTATTAGGGAACAATTGGTTTCTACTATTATTATTACTTGTGCCAACTATCAGCAAGAAGGAAACAACAAATAAAAATGACTTTTAAATTCCATATTTTAATGAGAAAAGGAGAGATTAAATGAGTTTAAAAGAAGATAAAGAACAGTATGTAGACTACATTCTAAAGGTTGCTGAAATTTGTGGCGTTGAGGAATTGAAATCAAGCCGAGATGAGCTAATGACATATAGCCTAGAAAGACTTGATTCTTTATCAATTGAATCAGAAAAACTTTATGAGTTACACAAAAGTAGCAAAGTGCTGGATAGAATCGTTGGTGAAATAGAAGAGTTTGGTGTTGAGTATGTCAAAGAGTATTACGAATTAAACTAATCCTCTTTTCTAACTCTCTTAGCAAAAGTCAACAAGAATGTTGGATCAAGTGAAGTTTTACTAGCATATTCAACAAATGCCAACCAATCAGCAGGAATTGGCGAAGGTACGTAAGGTGACTTTTGTATTTTAATTAATTCATCTAGCTTAGCTTCAATATCATCTAATCTGACCGATACTGGTTTTGGAGGATTCATGGTATCACCTACTTTATATAATAATTAAATTTTAACACAGAAGGGGAGAAAAGATAATGGGAGTTTTACTAGGATTCTTTTGGATATTTGTAATATACGCAATCATTTCATTGATTTGGATTCAATACGAGAAATGGAGATACGGTGCTGTGAAACCAAGTTTGTTTCATGATCTGATTGCTATTGTACTGGCTTACTTTATATATCTAGCATTAATTGGTTAACGAATAAAATAACAATTTGATTGGAGGAATGTTGAATGATTAAACTAAAAATTACTGAAGAAGTTGAAGTATACGAAGACAAACATGTTGATGGTATCGAGTTTGAATTTGATGTATTTGATGGAGATGAATACGTAAGTGTTACCATTGGGAATCAATTGATTACTGTTAAAAAAGAACAGTTGAAACGAGCTGTAGCTTCTCTATGAAGATATTCTACTCAGGTGAACCAAGGGATAAAGAAACAGAAGCTAAAGTTAAAGCAATTATTGATGACTTTGAATATGAAGATCATGAGTACATCATTGGGATTGATTATGCACCGAAAGATAGCAAGGATTTTACTGCTGTTGCGAGATGTAGAAAGAATGAAGATGGAACTACAACACTTGAAAATGTTGAGTACATCTAAAAGGAGGCAATAGAGACATGGATGACATGAAACTTATAATTAAAAAGTTTGATGAAATGCTTGATAAGAATCCTGAATTAAAAAAAGAGTGGGAAGAAGATAATCAATTTAAAGAGGATAGAAAACAGTATTATCTAAGCCGAGGACTAAGTGAGCACGTAGCAACTCAGAAATCATGGGATGACTATTGGACACTTGCAAAAGAACGAGATGGAGTAGAGTTTTCAATTAAAAGGATTGAAGAATAAAAGGGATTTTTATCTGGAAAAAATTACTTGCTTAATTAATAAATTATAATTATAATGAAAGAGGTTGATGAATATTTATTTACTTAAGAACAAAGAAAACGTAAATCTGTTTGATCCGATATCAACAATTTTCGCTAACAGAGATATTAAATCAGAGGATATTGAGTGGTATATCAATCCTCAAAAGTTTGAGCATGAGCCTACACTACTTAGCAATATTGAAGGAGGTGTTAGTTCCTTATTAAATCATATTGAGAATGGCAGTCACATTCATATTCAGATTGATAAGGATCTTTGACGGATTTACATCGGCAGCGGAGCTAGTCCTTTACTTAGTTAGAACATTTCCTACTATTAAACTAACTTGGTCAAATCACTTGCCAGATAAGAAACATGGAGTTAATCCTGAACTAATACCAGTAGAGACCAACCTATTCATTTTACCTGATGGTGGTTCGAATGATTATGAGATATATGAAGATTTAAATAACAAAGGAATCGACATTTTAATATTGGATCACCATGAAGCAGATAGCTACTCAGAGCATGCTCTAACTATTAATCCTCAGTTAGATGATTATCCTAACAAATGGATTAGTGGTGCAGGAGTTGTGTACAAGTTTATTCAACAGATTGATAAGACATTAGGATTAAGTTTTGCTGAAGACTACGCTGATTTATCTGCTTGGGGAATGGTCGGAGATGCCATGCAATTATCATCAAAAGAAACCAAATGGTTAATCTCAAATGGCTTATCCAATATTCAAAATGAATTCTTCAATGAACTAATCAAAGAGAATGTTGATGAGGGAGTAGAAGTGACTCCTAATGTTCTCAGTTTTAAAGTTAATCCTAAAGTTAATGCCTATCTACGAATGGCTACTACTGAGGAATTGGATGACTTATTCAAAGCGTTTATTGGACATCAAGAAATTACTTTTAACGCTCGACTAAGAAAAGCTGATAAATCAGAAACATGGGCAAGACGCATTACTCGAATATGTAACAACATGTACCAAAAACAACGTAAGCTCAAGGAGAAATTGCTTGAAGAGTTGTCAGCTAAGATTGAAATAGAAAAGCTACATGAAAATTCATTTATAGTTGTTGAAATTGAAGGCGACTTTGAGATGAATATGAGTGGATATATCGCTTCGTTCTTGGTCACTAAGTATCGTAAGCCTACACTAGTACTACGTAAAGATGAAAAGGATGAAAAGTTTTTAGTTGGCTCTATGCGTGGTTATGACACTTTAATGAGTGACACTAAAGACTTCTTACAAGGATTAAATTTATTTGATTTTGTAGAAGGGCATCAAGGGGCATCTGGAATTAGAATTGATTATGATAATTTCAAGCTATTAGATAATGCGATCAATCAAGCATTATATGAACTAGACACTGATGAGTCACATGTTGTTGATTTAATATTGCCTGCTAGTAATATTAATAAACCATTTATAATTGAAATGGAAAAGTTTTCTGGAGTATGGGGAAAAGGACTAGAAGTACCAATGTATGCTGTAGAGCAGCTAGAAGTAAATTTAGGCGATGCAGAACTCATCGGAAAAGAGCAAAATATCATTAAATTCAACGTAAATAACATAGAATTCATCAAATTTAACGATATTGGAGCACTTTTAGACCTCAAATTAGACAATAAAACAGCAATTTTAAACGTTGTTGGTAAAACAGGTTTGAATAGCTGGAAGGGTAATGTAACTCCACAGTTTGTAATTGAAGCTGTGGAAATTTTGCAGATTAAAGATACTGCTAGATTTGTATTTTAGGAGAACAGAATAATCAAATATAATTAAAATTCGAAAGGTTGATGAAAATGAAGAAGAAACTAACTATCCTTGCACTATTTGCAACACTTATTTTGGGGGCATGTACGGAAGCAGATACAGTGTCAACCAACTTGTCTAAGTCGGCAGATTCCTTTGAAGTAGAAAGACGAGTGGTATTCTTAAACGGTATTACTGACAAGTATCTTCTATCTATTGAGGGACTATGCTCTATCACTGACGAAGGAAATCAGCTTGAAGTAACATGTAAGGTTGGTGAAGGTGAGTATAAGAAACACTTCCTCGGACTCAGTGATAATGTGAGCTACTTTGTAGAGCAGACTGACTCTGAAAATGTAGACCCGTTCCATTATCGTGTAATATTTAGACCTGAATCAATTATTCCTGATATTGATCTACAGACAAGCAAGTAAAATAAACTTTTTATTGTGTATTAAAGATCAAATAAAATACAGTTTTTATTGGTAACGTGTAAATCAGCTAAAATACAGCATTTACACAAGTTTCATAATATGACGCTCACAAACCTTGCTATATCAGCGTTCGTAGCCTAGTTTTTCAGTGTTTTCGTCACTTTTAATAAAGTGTGAAATAATTACCTAATAAAACAACTCTTTTATTGGATGTTTTAAATAATAAATTATAATTAAAAAGGAGGCACAATATGCCCGTAGGAAGTCCAATATCAATGGAAAGTAGAGGTGTTACTCTAGAAGACCTCAAAAGGATGTATGAAGATGAGAATATGTCTCTTATTAGAATAGGAAAGAAATATGGAGTTGGAGAAGGCAAAATAAAGAAATGGCTAAAAGAGTGCAAAATACCTTTAAGAGGATATACATCTAAATTCAGGTTCAACGAGAATTACTTTGATGAAATAGACTGTGAAGAAAAAGCATATTGGTTGGGATTCATTTGGTGTGATGGAAGTATCATAGACCAAGCAAACAATCTTCAGATAAAGCTTTCCCTATCCGATAATGATGTTTCACATGTTTACAAATTTAAAGAGGCGATTGAGGCAGAGCACCCAGTAAAAATTTATGATATCACAAATGGTTTCATGTCTGAAGAAGTTCGACGAGAAGCAAGGATTGTAGTTACAAGTAGACATATGGGTGAGACTCTTAGAATCAAATATGGAATGGTTACTCATCGCAGCACGTCTCTACCTGTAACTGAAAAAATTCCTAAAAGTTTAGTAAGGCATTTTATTAGAGGTGTTTTTGATGCAGATGGAAGCATAACGACATATTGGAACAAAGGTAAGCCATCTTGGAATCCCAATTTAAAAATGTCGTTGCAATTATACAGTACTGAAGATTTGATTGATTTTATACAGGATCATTGGATTGAAATAGGCTTCAAAAAGAATAAAGTTAAAACAATAAAACGACACAAAGATAGAGACGGTTCTGCAACTGGTATCTGCTTTAGTGGGGTAGATCAAGTGACGTGGTTATTGGGTTATTTATATGATGACTCAGAAATTTATCTAGATAGAAAGATGGATAGTGCTAACGAAGCACAAGAATTAAAATTAGCTAGAAAATTAAAACAAAACGCTTGATATTAATAAATTATAAGTATACAATAAGAGTGTAGTGATTAGATTGTTAATTACTACACTCATTTTTCGATATAAAAATAAAATTAAAGAGAGGAGTTTGGTAAAATTGAGATACGAAAACCTTCATAAGCACACATTCTACAGTAATATAATGACCACGGATAGTGTTTTATCTATAGAAGATATTGCAAAAAGAGCTGTAGAACTAGGACACAAAACACTTTCCACAGTGGAGCATGGATATGCAGGGAATGTATATGAGTACTATGATATAGCCAAGAAATACGGTTTGAAGATGGTATTTGGAGTAGAGTTTTATTTTGTGAATGATAGAACAGAAAAAGATAGAACGAATGCTCATTTATTAATTTTAGCCAAAAATAACTCAGGTAAGAAACAACTAACAAGATTAATAAGCGAGGCGAGTAAAACTGGTTTTTATTATCGTCCAAGAATAGACAGAGAATTATTATTTTCACTGAATTCTAATGATGTATTGGTCACATCTACATGTATCGCAAGTCCGTATAATTTGTATGAAGATGAATGTTTTATCGTAGATTGCCATAATTATTTTGGAGACAATTTCTACTTAGAGATTCATGACAATACAAATATAAAGCAAGTAGATTATAATAAAAAACTTTTGAGACTACACGAAAAATATGGGATACCATTCATTTTTGCAACAGACACTCATTATATCTATGAAGAGGATGCAAAGTGGAGAGACTTACTATTAAAAGGCAAAGGAATTAATTACCCAGAAGAAGATGGATTCATTTTAGATTACCCTGAACCGCATCGAATCTTTGAAAGATTTGAAGAACAAGGTGTATTTACCAGAGAACAAGTAGAAGAATCTCTAAGGAATACGTTGATTGTTGATACATTTGAAGAGATCGTTATGAATAGAGATGTATTTAAAATGCCTTCTATTTACCCTGATCTGACCCATGAAGAAAAAGTATTGAAACTAAAAACGATTGTCAGTGAAGAATGGAACAAAGACAGAGGAAATATCCCAAAAGAGAAACATCAAGAGTATATGGAAGCTATCCGTTTTGAAATGAATATAATAGATAAGACTAGTACAGAAGATTACTTTCTTCTTAATTACCCTATCATCAAGCGAGGTAAGGAATTGGGAGGAGTTCTGACTATGACAGGGCGTGGCTCTGCTCCTTCTTTCTACTTGAACAAGCTACTTGGATTTACTGAAGTAGATAGATTAGATGCTCCTATCACATTATATCCTACAAGGTTCATGTCAATTTCCAGAATACTTGAGACGAAAAGTTTACCTGATATTGATTTCAATACAGCAGACCCAGTTCCTTTTATTCAAGCCACTAAGGAAATACTAGGAGAAGATAGTTGTCTATTAATGACTGCTTATGGAACAATGCAAGAATCGGAAGCATTTAGAAATCTTTGTAGAGCGTATGGTATGAAGACAGAGGAATTCAATGATGTAGGGAAAGACTTAGACTCATATAAGAATCATCCAAAATGGGGTAAGATCATTGAAGACTCAAGAATCTTCATTGGAGTGATTGATTCAGTGTCTCCTCATCCATGTGCTGCACTACTTCTATCACAACCAATTTCTGAGGAGGTTGGAGTTATAAGAGTAGGAGATGAGTATTGTGCTCTTATTGATTCAACAACATCAGATTCATGGAATTATCTCAAGAATGATTATTTAACAGTCACAGTTTGGAAAATAATAGCAGACACATTTAAAGCTATAAACGAGCCTATACCAGATGTAAGAACCTTGAGTAAATTAGTAGAAAATGATTCTAAAGTATGGGACTTATATGAAAAAGGATTGACTGCTACATTAAATCAGACAGGGACGGATAGTGGAACACCTCAAGTTGTCCAATATAGACCAAAGAATATCCGAGAATTGTCTGGATGGGTATCTGCAATTAGACCTGCTTTCTCTTCTATGAAATCCTACTTCTTGAACAGAGAAGGGTTTTCATACGGTATACCAGAGTTTGATGAAATACTGCAAGAAAGTGATAATTACATTCTTTATCAAGAGAATATAATGTCTGCTCTAGTCTATGCAGGATTTTCTGAAGATGAAACATATGGATTATTAAAGGCTATTGCAAAAAAGAAAGAAGGAGTTATAGAGCCTATTCATGATAGATTTATTAAGGGATTTGTAGATAAAACAGGAAGTGAAGAAAACGCACTTAGAGTATGGAAAATTCTTGAAGATAGCGTTGGTTATGGCTTCAATGCTTCTCATGCCTATTCTGTTGCACTGGATAGTGTTTATGGGGCATACCTTAAAGCAAAATTTCCCTTAGTATATTATTCTGTTGTCTTGAATATATACAGAGGCAATATAGCTCAAACAGCTAAAATAATGAAAGAACTTAAGTATTTCGGTATTAAAGTTGAATCTATAAAGTATGGAAAGTCACGAGGGGATTACTCAGTAGATGAGGCATCAAACAGTATATATAAAGGAATTGGCTCTATAAAATATATGAATGTCTCTGTTGCAGAAGAGTTATTTGAACTATCTAAAGAGAATGAGTATGATTCTTTTCTTGATTTGTTAGTAGGTATAGTGGAAAACACTAAGTTGAATAAAACACATATCTCAACGCTGATTAAATTAGATTTCTTTTCTGACTTTGGATGCAAAATAAAACTGCTTGAGATATATGAAGAATTCCGAGACAAATACAGTAAAAATCATATTGAAAAGACGAAAATAAAAAGAATGGAAACATTAGAAGAGATGCAATTAAGTATAATGCAATCTGAGAAAAGAAAACCTAATCTAATAGAACAAATAGTGTTTGAAAAAGATGTTCTAGGATATGCAATCACAAAGTACCCTGAAGTTGGAGATTCGGTGTTTCTAGTGTTAGAAGTAAATGAAAAATACACACCTAGAGCTACGACATATAGATTATCTGATGGAGAAGAGTTATCTTATAAAATTCCAAAGACTCATTTTTACTTTGAAGAATCTAAGTTGCTTCATAAAGGAGATATTATTCAGATATTGGATGTAGAAACGAAGAACGCTTGGAAAATGGAAAATAATAAGTGGGTAAAAAATGAAGATAAAACAGAAAATTGGATCAATCTATGTAAAATAATTAAAAGATACAACAACTAACATAAAAAATAATCAAGGACGAGGAAGGGGTTAGCTTAAACTTGCAAAGAAGATACACTAGACTATTCTAGTTATTTATTATCTTCAATGAAGTATGTGAGTTATTAAGTGTATTATATGAACAACTTAAAACTAGCAACATTATTCACAGTATTAATCACATGGGGTACAGTGTTATTATTCACCATGTCAGTCAGCCAATTATCTACCGAAAAAGAAATCCAAAATAAATCAATTATAAGTGTTGACAATGATATCCAAACCGTATATATTGAATATACAGACGAATTACAAGAGATCAAAAGTAATCAATTAGTAAGCTACCATCAAGAATTAAAGAGTAAAAGAATAGCAGCAGAAAAATTAGCTGAGGAAAAGAGGGTTGCTGATTTAGTCGCTAAGAGAGAGGCTAAGAAGAAAGAGAAAATGAAACAGCAGAAGAAAAAGACTCAAGTTGCAAGTGTCAGTCGAGGACAGGCTAGTAGTGTAAAAACTTATGTATATGAAATTACAGCATACACAGCAGGTTACGAATCAACAGGTAAACGTAAAGGCGATAAAGGATACGGAGAAACTGCAAGTGGAGAATATGTTAAAGAAGGACGAACATTAGCTTGCCCTAGGTCAATTCCATTTGGAACGAAGATTGAAATTGAAGGTTATGGTGTTCGAGTATGCGAGGATCGTGGTGGACATATCGTGAATGGCAGGCTAGACATCTATATCGCAGATTTAGGAAAAGCACAACAATTTGGAAGACAGACATTACAAGTTAAGATTTATAAGAAATAATAAATTATAAAAACAAAAAGGGGAAAAGAAAATGAACTCACATGATTATCAGTATGACATTAACACATTACTACAGAAGGATGGAGACGGGCTAATTTCTAGCTTTGTTCTCCAGTTAGACAGCATCTTATCAGAAAATGATTTGTCCACATCAACTGAACAAAAGCTTGTTGATGAGGTAGTACGATTTCTACACGATTTAACAGGCACAGGCACGGACAATGACTCTTATGCAGAAGGATACAGAGAAGGCTACGAAGATTGTGAAAACGAAGAAAGACCTAAATATTAACACTAATTTAAATAATAAATTATAATCACAAAAAGGAGAATTTGATGCAACTACAATACAATGTAAACTTCATCGAGAATGTGCAATCGCTCAATGATATCAGCGACAACGACTTTCGACTAATCAAAACAGAACTAAAAAGCAAAATATACAACTATCTAACATACGCAGGATTTGATATCTATGGTGACGTAAGCTTGGAATTTGATGTTATAGGAGATGATGGAATTGAAACATGGTAGATTAGCAACTGCTTTAGAAGGACAGCATGACTACAAAGTTGGATCAGTAATTACATTTATGGGTATGGATTATGAGGCATATGAAGAAGAAACGCTTATCTTTAAGAATGAGCATGGAGTAATAATGTATTTAGTAGACGGCGAATTCAAATGGGTGGGTGAATCTGAATGAAATGTAATGTGATTCAATCACTTAATAAACGTGAGTTGCAATCATTCAATGGAGATGAAAAGTTCAATGATATGCTGAAGCGTAAAGCTGCAATTGAGTTAGCAAAATATATTCTGGATCAGATGGATTATAAATTGGTTAATGTTGAAACAAACGAATCAGACGAAGCTGAAATTACAGAAATTTTATTCTCAGTAAATATATTTAGTGATGCTGAGCTGTGGAAATATAAAGAGGATATCACATTAGATACATTGAAATTAGTTCATCGCTTAGAACGTACCTAAATAGTAAATTATAATCAAATAAAATAAAATAAAATTCATCTTTTATTGGGTAACGATGAAAACTAGCATTTTTAGTCAAATATCAGGTTTTTCAGCATTTCGTAATGTCACACTCAATAAACGTTGATACAACAGTCTTTAAAGCACTTGATTAACAAATTCTAATATTGTAATTAAAACAAGTAAATATGTATCGAATAAAACAATCATTTTATTGGAGAAAAAACAAAATACGAAGGAGCAGATAACATGTTAAAAGCTAAAATTATTGATAGAGAATGGATTTATGGAGGTAAACATTATTTTGAAAACGGTGAAATAGTGGACGTTGTATTACTAAGACATGATGGAGAATGCCAAATTTGTGAAGTATTAAAAGAAGGCAAAGAACAAACTTATAACATCTATGAAAGTGAGTTCCAAGCATTGGAGTTTTTTGAGGGTTAAAATCAATAATAACTACTTACTAAGAGAATCTTTTTTTCTTATAAAGTCGCCATTAAATATTTTTATCATCTGCATGATATACTCAGTTGAAATATCATTTGCAATAGAATAACTAATAATTTCGTTCCACTCTTGTGGTAGAGAGTCTGAGTCATTTAATGATTCAATTCCTTTTAAATAGTTAAAGGAATCGCGTTTTAATTCGCTAAGAGACGACTGGAATTCAACCAACGAATCCTGAAATAGCGTAGTAGTACCAGTTAAATTTTCTTGGGATTTAAGAATGAGTTGCATAACTTGTTCAATGTCGTCCATTCTTCTTGCTAGTGGTTTCTCTGCCAATTAAATCACTCACTTAAACTATAGTGACTTCATAATAACAAATTGTTAAAAACAATGGAAATATAAAACCGAGAAAAAATTAACCAAATGAAAGGAATGAGTTTGATGGAATATCAAATAAATCTAAAAGATATTAAGGAGCGTATCTTTAAAAATGAAAATGGTTGGAGCAATTATAGACGTGTCAGTATTGAAGAAATGGATTGGCTAGTAGAACAAGCCGAAAAAACTAAACAGCTAGAGAAATATATTGAAGTAAAAGATCAGTCATTAAAAGAAATAAGAAAAATCTCTTCAGGTTTGAGTTTTACAATAAATCAACTATCAATAAACGCATTAAAAATTAATGGTGAAGAATAAATATCAGTGCGACAAAACAGCAAACAAAAAACATTAGAAAAGAGGAAATAAAATGGCAGAATACAAAGTGACCTATACAGCAGATGGTAAGGTTAAAAAGGAATTGACTTATAGAAATGCGAATTTTTCATACACAATGATACCGAATGAATATGGAAAGACTGGTGATAAAAAGGGATTCATGTATCAAGTAGAAGAGCAATTTCCTAACGAAGATGAGGATGTTCTTGACGCTTTAGATAGCCTAGGCTTCGCTGACGAAGACGGAATAGAGGAGATTTTAAACATTCTTTCTGAATATGAATGATTTTCTTCACTCAAGTTAAAATAAAATAAAAGTCAGGTTTTATTAAGAAGAGGAGGAATTAAAAATGACATATGTAGTTTGTCAGACAAGTAGATGTCAACAAACATATCCACTAGAGTTTTTCGGAGAAGTCACTGCGAACACTAAAAATATCGACTGTGAAAAGTGTGGAGGCGTTCTTGTAGATAGTGAAGGAAGAGCCAACTTTTTACAAAATTCCGCTGTTATACCCGTTGTTACTATTGAAGAATTAGAGAAACAAAGAGATTCAGACTTAAAAGAAAAAAGAAAATTGATGAAACAATTAAAAAAAGAAATAAGAGAAATTGAATCAGAAGTTTAATAAAATCTAAGTTTCAAGGGGAGGATCGCAAATGGAACTAATAGAACCTTATTATGTTTGCTACAAGGAAGATGAAGAAGAGGGTATTCAATTTGTAACACATAAAGGACATTACTCAACATATCTTCATTTCGCCATAATCTTTAATACTAAAGAAGAAGCACTCTCAGCAATCAAGTTAAACAAGGAAGAGTTTGAAGATGATGAGTTTTCTTACATGAGAGACTTCAACATTTATGACGGATGCTCAGTAGGAGAAATCACTACCATGCTAACTGAAGTGGATCGAGCAAATTACACAATTGAGGAATTAGATTTTAGCGTTCGCACCTATAATGCATTAAAAAGAAAAGGGATTAACAGTCTAGCATCCATATTGACGCTAACAGATGAAGAATTATTAAATATTAGAAATATCAATGTGCGATCAGCGAGGGAAATAAAAGATAAATTAGATGAGATGAAGTTGACACTTAGAGATAGCTGAAGTTAAAACGAGTCTTTTATTAGGAGATGACGCAATGAAAATTTACTTGATTGACCGAGACAATGGGGAATCATATGAAGATTACGATCACCAAGTAGTAGCTGCATTCACATCGTTTAGATTAGCAAGTCAGTATTTACTTGATGATGGATACACGCCTTACATTCACTACGACTACATGACGAAAGAGCCGACTGTTCGTTTTCGTTGGGAAAGTGAAATCGTAGAGGGTTGGGGAGAAATCAGCGATGCTAAAATAATCGAAATGGAATTACAAGGGGGATAAACTAAATGGCAAAAGGTTTGCTATGGGCTTTTGTTGTAATTAACTTTTTAAGTATTGTAGTTTCATATTACGCTGAAATAGACACTACTTGGAAAGATGTGATGCCAATGTGGGTTGCAATAGGCATATTGGCATTAGGTGAGTCAATTGAGTCATCGAAAAGGAATAAATAAATTATGAGCAATGGTAGACACATATTAGACAGCGATGACAAATTTATTCTCACTCGGATCAAGTCGCAGCTCACAGATTCAATCGAATCACTGAAGAGACGTAATGTGAGACACGTTAATATTGAGATTGAATTGGTTAGTCATATTAAGAAGGTACTGAGCGAAGAAAGTAAAAACTAGATTTTAATGGAAAGGAGCTGATCTGATGGAAGAAGAATACACGATAGACAATTATAAGTCAGGGTTTTATACGTCTACAGAGAAGCATAGCAGTCGCAAGGAGTGGTCATTTTCAGCAGGTGTCCAAAAAACACAATCACCCAACCACTTTAACGGATATGACGAGCTGCCAACTCACCTTACAACTAGATATGAACTGTGGTTTAATCTTGGAAGAAGATTTTTCACGATAGGCTATCAATCAGTAAGAAGAGTGAACGTATAAAAGTAATCTTTTACTAAAAAAGCGACACAAGGAGATGTTATAAATGAAAATGTTTCAATTCGTACATTGCAATAATTGCGATATGGAATACAAGATTCAGTGGGAAGATGATAATTTTCAAGAGCCTACCAAATGTGCAAGTTGTGGGGAAAATGACTTGGAAATAGAACATTCAGGCGTTTTAGTCTAATAGTATAAAAGAAACGTTTTAATACAAAGGAGGTCAGACATGAAAAGAAGAGAAGAAGTTTTACTGTTTTTATTGACAGTTTCAGCAGTGACAAGGGGTAGTAATATTAATTTTAATGATACTTTTTTTAATGTGCTAGGTGAAATGGCAACTGAGATTGTAATATTCACACTCTTAACCGCAGTAGTATATACATTTATCACCAAACCACTTTATAAATTTATTACAAAATAATTAAACAATTATAAGTATTACCATCCATTACCACGCATTGTGTTGTGTGCATATTGAATTGCTTTACCAAAATCTCTACTGTCATATTTAGGTGGTCTGCCATTTGCTTTACAGATTTCATTATCAGCTTGCATTGCAGCTACCTCTAAATTAACGTATGATGCGAAAATCATTTTCTCTGCTTCAGTGTATTCGTTAGCCATTATTATCACCGATCCTTTGTAGTTGATGGAGCTAGTATGGCAAACGCTTAGAAATTTTATTCATACTTTATTAATTGAATGTAGAATAACACGAAACGAACGATGATATCAATGGAAGGAGTTGGAGGCATGAACGATGATTTTAAGATTAAATACACTTTTCACAACAAAGATGGTGAGACAGTAGATATGACTTTCACAATGGTTGAAATTGAGGGTATGGTTGGTGGATTTATAAATCATCTTCGAAAGCACTTGAAAGAAAACGGATTTGGTGAAGTAGTTGAAGTTTATCGTATGTTGCTAATTTAACTGTAAGGAGTAGGAATATGGGATTGCAAACAATCACAGAAAAAATTGAACAAAGAAGAAGACAGATACTTGTTCATAGCTGTCTATATTACCAAATGGACTCAAGCTATATCTCAGACGCAACGTTTGATAATTGGTGTAAAGAGTTGGTTGAAATGCAACAAAATCATCCCAGCGAGTCAAAAGTAGGTATCTACTATGATTACTTTAAAGATTTTACTGGTAGTAGTGGATTTGATTTGCCATATAACATGCCTGAAATTCAGCGTAAAGCCCTGCAATTGTTAGAATATCACAGTGGGATGACACAATAAAAAAATAATTAAACTTGTACTTGTAATTAATAAACTATAAGTGTAGAATAAATATATAATATGGAAATGGGGGAAGAAAATGCAGAATGTAGTTGAAGTATTCCAAAAAGCAACAAATGGACTAGCAGATGTAATTGAGAATTTACCAAAGCGTATTGATGAATTGAACAAGACTGTTTCAAAATGTGATGGAGAAATAAATGATTTGCAACATTTAGCTGAGTTTGAAAACTTTAATGCATCTCAGGGTTTTAATATCGCCAAGCAGATTCAAAAAGCTAGTCGAAAACGTAGGGCTGCTAAAGATGAGTTGGAAACACTTTTTGGAATTAAAGCTATCATCAACAACAATTCTAAATTTGACGCTCATATAAATGGACTCAAAACAACTATGAGAGATCAAGAGAGAAAGAGAACAGCACGAACATATACAATTAGAGTTAGGACTGACCTCGCTGAGAGGTTCAGTAAATGTAAATTAGTTAAATAACAAATTATAATCATAATCGAAAGAGGTGAATTAGTTGGGAATTAAAATTGCACTCATCTCCCCAGCGGGCGGAGGTAAAGATATGATTGCTGATTATCTCAGTAGTCATTATGGATTTACTAGATATGCGTTTGCTGACAATGTAAAAACTGTAGCAAAACAATGGTTTCCTCATATTTATGAAAGCGATGATAAGAAGCCTAGAGCATTACTTCAGGCAGTTGGTACTCATTTTCGTGAAATTGATGCTGAGATTTGGATTAAAGCTTTACTTAAGGACATAGACGATGAAGCGAAAGAGCGTAAACTGCTTAGATTTGCTTCAGAAAATATTGTAGTTACAGACTGTAGAATGCCAAATGAATATGAAGCATTGAAAAATCGAGGATTTACATTTGTTCGCATTGTTGTAAATGAAGAAGAGAGAATGAAGAGATTAATAGAACGAGGAGATGTATTCCTACAGTCTGATCTTACTCATCCTACTGAACAGCATTATGACAGTTTTGAATGTGATTACTCATTGTCGAACCAAGGTGACAAGGAATCAGCTTATCAGTCAGCAGATGAAATACTTCAAGTGTTGATGAAGGTTGGTGTGGCTAATGGTGCTTGAGATAGTCATCCTACTATTAGGTCTTGTAGCAACAGTTTCAGCAATGTTTGCAATTTATTTTCACTTGGCTTATCAAAAAGCATGTCGCAACTTTCTTGTGTCATCTTATCTTTTAGAGCTATTAGACCAAAAGAAGGCTGCAAGTATTATTATTTCAGCAGGCACATTTTCGATGTTTTTCATCTTAGCGGTATTTAGGCAAAACTTAGGGGGTTAGATGATGAGCTATATTCCATATCAAAGCAAGGCAACTGAAATGTACGAGCGTCACAAAGATGCCATTCAAGACAAGTTAGAAAACGTAGTTGATCATATTGAGAAAATGGGAAACTTAATGAATCAAATTGACAACGAAAGACTTGTTGATGAATTGAATTACCACATTGCTAAAGTGCTAGAAAACATTGAAGAAATTTAAAATGTAATTTAGTTGCTATGAAGGGATGTGGACGTGATGTAGTGGGGTTAAAAGTTAAGTTTTATTAGGCGTTTTAAATAATAAATTATAATGCAAAGGAGAAATTTTATTTGGCAAATTTAGTTACAAAAAACAAAGGTAAGCGTGTCTTACCATATGATGAAAACCGATTATTTAAATTTATTGATAGTGTGCTTAGTCAGTTTAGCACTATTAAGAGCGAGGATGCAGAAAGCTTTAAAGGTAAAATTGCAAAAAGCATCAATTCAATAGAAAATATTCGGGCAGCAGAGATTACAAACAAGCTAATCCTAACTGCATTAGATCACATTTCACGAGAGAATTCTGAATGGACATATGTTGCTTCAAGATTCTATCTTAATAAATTGTATAAAGAAGCTGCTTATAATCGCTCATATGACCCAAGTGAGAAATACGGTAGCTTTATTGGACTGTTAAAAACATTAGGTGACAAAGGTATTTACTCGGAAACAATACTAAAAGACTACACACGAGAAGAAATTAAATTAGCTGAGAGCTTTATAAACCCAAGTAAAGACCATCTTTACACCTATGTAGGACTTAAAACTCTTGCTGATCGCTATCTAACTAAAGACCATGATGGAAAATTCTTTGAGTTACCACAAGAGCGTAAGCTGGTAATTGCTTTAGTTCTTATGTCGAAAGAAGATAAAGCTAAACGTATGGATTTAGTTAAGGAATCATATTGGGCATTATCAAATCACTACATGACTGTCGCAACTCCTACGTGGTCAAACACAGGGAAAACACATGGTCAACTTTCAAGCTGTTTCATTGATACTGTTGAAGATAGCCTACAAGGAATTTATGACAACAACACAGATATAGCAAATCTTTCTAAGAATTCAGGCGGAATTGGTGTCTATATGGGTAAGGTTCGCTCTAAAGGTTCAGACATTAGAGGATTCAAAGGTGTATCATCTGGAATCATTAACTGGATGAAACAACTGAATAATACAGGAGTTTCAGTTGACCAACTAGGAACACGTAAAGGTTCAATTGCTGTTTATTTAGACGTTTGGCACAAAGACATTAACATCTTCTTAGAGGCTAAACTGAACAATGGCGATGAGCGAATGAGAACTCACGACTTGTTTTTAGGTGCTTGTGTTCCAGACTTATTTATGGAGCAAGTAGACAAGCGTGGAGATTGGTATTTATTCGATCCTCATGAAGTTAAAAAAGTGATGGGTTGGTCGTTAGAAGACTCATATGATGAGCAACGTGGAAGTGGAACATTCCGAGAACGCTATGAAGAGTGCATTCAAAATAATAGCCTAAGCAAAACAAAAGTACCTGCAATTGAACTCATGAAGTCAATCATGAAAGCTCAATTGGAAACAGGGGCATTGTATATGTTCTATCGTGATGAAGTCAATCGTATGAATCCGAATAAGCACAAAGGCATGATTTACTCATCAAACTTGTGTGTGGAGATTTGTCAGAACATGTCACCTACTACTATGATTGAGCAAACACTAGATGATGAAGGAATTATCACGACTAAGAAAAAATCTGGAGATTTTGTTGTGTGTAACCTATCTTCAATCCATTTAGGCAATGCATGGAAAGATGATGTATTTGAGCGTCTTATTCCTATTCAGGTTCGTATGTTGGATAATGTTATTGACTTGAATACTATCCCTACATTACAAGCTACCCATACTAACAAGCGTTATCGAGCTGTAGGATTAGGAACATTCGATTTACATCACCTATTAGCAATAGAAGGATTGGCTTGGGGAACAGACAAGGCAGTTGAATTTAATGACCATCTTTATGAAAAAATCAACTTCTTAGCAATTCAAGCATCATCAGACTTAGCCGAAGAAAAAGGGTCATACCCATTATTTGAAGGCTCTGACTGGGAAACTGGAGATTACTTCTCGTTGCGTGAATATGGAACAAATATCTTTAACAATGATGAGCGTTTTATTAAAAACGAACAATGGTCTGAACTGTCCCAAAAGGTAAAACAACAAGGTATACGAAATGGATATCTAATGGCTGTTGCTCCAAATGGAAGCACATCGGTTTTAGCAAATGGAACAGCTTCTATTGACCCTATTTTCAATCAGTTCTATTATGAGGAAAAGAAAGATTATAAGATTCCTGTTGTAGTGCCTGACCTATCTCCACGTACTGCTTTCTTTTATGAGAATGCATACCTACTAGATCAGCATGGCTCAATTGCACAAACATCAGCAAGACAGCGACACATTGACCAGTCTCAGTCCTTTAACATTTATGTGACGAATGACATTAAAGCTAAAGACTTGTTGGCTATTCATATGGATGTGTGGAGATCACGAGTTAAAACCACCTACTATTTGAGGTCAACATCAATTGACATTCTTGACTGTGAAGTTTGTACGTAATGAAAGCACTAATTATTTACACTAGTCTTTCAGGAAACACTAAAGACTTAGCTGAATTAATTAATTATAATTTGCAGAGGTATGGATGTGAAGTCCATATCTCTGATGCTAAGGAATTTCATAGTCCATCAGGTTATGACATCGCTATTATAGGAAGTTATACATGGGGTAGTGGTGCAATGCCTGTAGCTATTCGTAAATATCTGAAAAACTTCTTAGTTGAAAATAAAACATCACTTCCTTCATTCGCTGTATTTGGAACAGGAGATACACAGTGGGGAGAAAGAAATTATTGCAAAGCTGTTGATGAGATGAAATACCATCTTTCTAAACACACCAAGGTTCTAGGGATTCTAAAGTTAGAACAGAATCCTATTGGGAAAGAAAATCAAGTTATATCATTTATTGAAAAATTACTGGAGGAAATGCAAACATGAAATTACATCGAGTCAAGTTACTATCACCTGAAAACCCGAACAAAGCAACAGCGATATTGAACGGAAAGTCTAGTGGTATTCTAAATTGGGATGACATTCAGTATCCACAAATGTATGAGATTTATAAGAAGTTGCTTGGGAACTTCTGGACACCATTTGAGATAAATATGACAGAGGATTCAAGACAGTATAAACAACTACCAGAGTATGAGCGAGAGGCATTTAGAAATATTATCGGTCTTCTAGCAATTCTTGACTCCATTCAGCCAAAGTTTCTTAGTATTCTTCAAGACTTTTTAAGTGATGATTCAATTCGAGATATCCTAATTGTAATGGCACAGCAAGAGGTTGTTCATAACCATTCATATTCATATATCTTATCATCTGTTGAAACGAAGAATATGCAAGACAAAGCGTTCCAAGCTGCACGAACTAAGAAAGAGGTGTTTGAACGTAATAAGCTAATTACAGATTTATATGAAGAAGCAGTTGAGAAACGCACATTAGAAAGCTTGATGAAAGCATTGTCAGCTTCAGTAGTGCTAGAGGGGATCAACTTCTACTCAGGCTTTGCATTCTTCTATAATTTAGCACGTAATCAAAAAATGGTTGGTGCTTCTACAATGATTTCTTATATTAATAAAGATGAGCTAGTACACACATATCTTATCACTCAATTAATTAAGCTTCTTATTCAAGAAAACAAAGAGGAAATCGCTGAGTTTGAGTATCAAGAGTTTACACGCAACCTATTCAAACAAGCAGTAGAGCTTGAAATCGAGTGGTCAAACCATGCACTAGTTAGCATTGAGGATATCGACTTAGGTGAAATGTCTGATTACATCAAGTACCGTGCTAACAAGTGTCTTTCAATGATGGGATTTGCACCAATTTATGAAGGCGTAGATGAAAACTCAATGCCTTGGATTAAAGCATATACAAACGAAGGTGAAAGTAGAGGGGCAACTAAAACAGACTTCTTTGAACAGAAACCTCGTGAATACGCAAAAATTACAGAAGATAATGGGTTTGACGATCTATAAAATAGGAGGAAGATTATGAAATTATTAGTATTAAGTAAAACGGTTTGTGGTGGATGTACGCTTTTGAAGGATTTTTTAGCAAGAGAAGAAGTTAAACATGATGTTGCATACGTAGATAAAGACGTAGAGGTAGCAGTAAAGTATGGGGTAATGAGTGCTCCTGTGACAATCCTTCTTGACGATAATGACAATGAAGTATCTAGGGTATTCGGATACGATGAAGAAGAAGTAAAAAAACTTATCGCACTACTTTAATAAATAAACTATAAATAAAAGGGGAATTGCAACGTATGACATTTGTAAAAATTCAATTAGGTGACTTAGTGTTTGACCGAGTACAGAAGGTAGATGGAAAGGTTTCATTTATTAACTATCAAGATAACACAGCAAAAGTTGAAGTAATCACAAACCAGAATAAAGAAACAGGAGAACGGACAACTAAACTTGTTGAATCTAAGTTGTTTAATCTAACAGTCATTGAAAAATCAAAAAAGCAGAAGCCTAATCCTAACAAGTGGTGGCAAATGGTGAAGGATTTTCATAAGGCTTTCAACCACCCAATACAAGACAAGCCTACTCAAATGGAGTTACAACGTGCTATCTCACGCTCAGTGTGGACTGGAGAGGAAGCATTAGTCGAATTCTTACACGCTTCATCTCAGAATCAGTCAGAATTTGACCTAGCGTTCACGCAGATGATTGATGGATTATATAAAGCTAAAGTCAAGTCTGATTCAATGGAATACTATGCAGATGGTGTAGAGCGAATTGTTGCTCAAGCTGATGCATTAACTGATACACTTTACTTCGTTCTAGGATCATTTGTAGAAATGGGAGTTAAGCCTGACAAGCTATTTGAAGCAGTTCAGAATAGTAATATGAGTAAATTGTTCACTGTTGATGGTAAAAAGGTTGCTAAATATCGTGAAGAAGATGGCAAGATTCTTAAGTCTCCTGATTTCTTCGCACCTGAGCCATATCTAATTAAAGAAATTGAGCGTCAACTTAAATAAATTATAATTGGAGAAGGGGTTTTCCCTTCTCATTCTTTCTATAAGGAGGAAGCATATGCAGAGGTCAGAACGAGATGCAGAGAAACTTTATTACAAAAACGAGCATTATGTTTCACTTACACTAGAACGAGCATTCCCAAATCGTAAGGCATTCATGAAAGCTCATGGACTAGACACAGAAGATTTATTGCAACTAGGTAAAATTGGACTGTTTAAAGCAGCTTTAGACTATGATTCAACTAAGGGAGCTTCATTTAGAACATACGCAATTAAGATGATTAAATTCACAATTCTAACTGAATCAAAGAAATACAGTTTAAATAATAAGCATAATCGTACTAATGAATTGGCTGATAAAGTATTCATGGAACATCCATTAGCTTCAACAGATGGAGAAGTAGTGGATTTACATGATGTAGTTGAGTCTAAGAGTGACGCTTTTGATGAGATTGAATTAGATATGATGTTAAGCAAGGTATCAGATGTGGTATCTGAAGATGTAGCTGAAGCAGTTAAGATGAGATATCGTGGCTTCACATTTAAGGAAATTGGCGACAACTTAGGATTAACTCCTCAGAGGATTCAAAGGTTACTGAAGGATAATCGTAAAATATTATCTGAATATTTACTTGCAAAATAGTAATTAATAAATTATAATCATATTTAGATATTAATAGATGAGACGGAGATGGTAGTTTGAGTTATGTCGATGACATTTTCATCATGGATTTACAAGACATATTAGGTCAAGAGTGGGAGACAGACAATCGAGCAAGGTGGAAAGACGGTTCACCTGTTAAAACTAAACGAATTATTCAAAGTGTAAATACTTACGACTTATCTAAAGGTTTTCCAATATTGTCGCTAAGGGAGATTAATTGGAAGGCTGACATTGATGAAATTATTTGGGTAATGATTCGACAGTCTAATAATATTGCAGATTTGAATTCTACAATATGGAATAGCTGGGCAAATGAGAAAGGTGAGATTGCTAAGGCTTATGGTTATCAAATTGGACAGCCAACAATGGGACATCCAAGCCAATTACATTATGTCATTCATGAGCTGAAGACTAATCCAACATCTAGACGCATTATGATGAACATGTATAATGCGGAGGATCAACTATTAAAAGCAACTGCTAGCCTAATTGAATGTGCTTATGCTACACACTTCTCAGCTAAAGGTGGAAAATTGCATATGACGCTTATCCAGCGAAGTGGAGATTTTCTAACAGCAGCAGGAAGTGGAGGTTGGAATCTTACACAATATGCTTTCTTACAACATGCGATTGCACAGGAAGTTGGATTGTCTGTAGGTAAGCTAACTCATTTTGTACAGGACTTACATCTTTACAATAAACATGATGAACAGGCATTAGAATTAATGGATAGATACTTCAACTCTGAAGAACATTTCAAATTTGAATTACCAACACTAAAAATTGCTGACAAGTCAATATTTGATCTTACAGTTGATGATGTTGAGCTAATTGGTTATCAACATATGGGCAAAATTAAACGACTGGATGTGGCTATCTAAATGCAAGTATCATATATAAGTGACTTGCATTTAGATTTCCACGCCAAATTTCACATGAGTCAAGAGAAGTGGGCAAAGAGAACAAAAGAGTTTGTCAGCAAACTGGTCGAAACAGATGAGAGTGCAAGAGAAGTATTAGTAATAGCTGGAGATATTTCTCATTTCAATCATCAGTCGATGTGGGCATTAGAGGAGTTTTCTAAAGCTTATGAGAAAGTCTTTTTCACATATGGAAATCACGACTTATATTTTGTCAGTAAAAATCAAGAAGCCAAATATAAGGGTGTGTCAATGAATAGAACTAGAGAGCTGTATGAGCTGTCCAATCAAATTAAAAATGTTTCCCCTCTGTTTGAGGGTGAAGTTGAAGAGCACAAGAAAGTAAAGTTTTCAGGACTCCCTCTTTGGTATCCAGTAGAAACACTTGAACAGAAAATGTTCTATGAGAATGTTTCTAATGATTCTCAATTGATTAAAAAGTTTAGACCAAATCTTTTACACTCATTGAATCAAAGTCAATACATGCAAACACTAGATAAGAATATTGACGTAATGATTTCACATTTTCCTGTGATTAATATCGACTCGCATTTTAAATATAATAGCACAGCTTGTTATCTGACTCCTGTTAGAGATATTAAAGCTTCTCATTGGATCATGGGTCATAGCCATGAACAGAAGGTGTATGAGAAACCTTACTGTAATTTCTATATGAATGCGATTGGATACCCAGAAGAGAAGCTTGAATTGAAAATTAGATATTTTGAGGTGATTTAACAATGGCTATAAAACTCATTTGTGCCGTGGACAGTAACTGGGCTATAGGAAATAAAAACCAACTTTTATTCGCTATTCCACAAGACTTAAAACGATTTAAGCAACTCACTGTAGGCAACTATACGATTTTTGGAAGAAAGTCATTTGAATCTGTATTGAGCTACAACAATGGAAAACCACTGTCCAATCGAATGAATGTGGTTCTGACTCGAAATCGCAAGTATGATATTCCGCTAGGTTGCTTTAAATCAGATTCAGTTCAACATGTAATTAACCATTACAATAGTGGAAGCCAAGACAAGGACTTATATGTATGTGGTGGATCAGATGTTTATAGCCAATTCATGCCATACGCTGATGAAGTATTAATCACATATATTGATGCAGAAGCACCACAAGCAGACACATATTTTATTCGTGAAGTATTAGAAAAAGATTTCTTTATTGGTGAATCAGAGCAGCATTATTGCGAGAAGAATGGAATAGACTTTTACTATGTGACATATAAGCGTAAATAATACAATAAATTAATAAATTATAATGATAAGAGGTGAGATAAATAATCATTCGAAATGAGGAGTTAATGAATGAGATGGAGAATGACTTGGATGATTTTTTTACAATGGAAGATATAAATAAAATAAACAGCATAATTCGAGAAACTTTAAAAGGTATGGAGTAGATTTCTACTTCGTGCCTTTTTACTGTATAATAAAGGTCATAAAAACTAGTATAAGTAATAGGAGGCAATTACACTATGAGAGCTAATTGGACAGAAGATGAAACTGAACTCTTTAAAAAGACATATCCATCTAAAACTGCTTCTCAAATGAAAGAACTATTTCCTCAGTACACATGGCAACAAATGCTGACAAAAGCCACTGGACTTGGAATTGTAAAAGGTGAAGAAGTTGCTGCTGAATCAAGGAGACAGAACTTAAATCACAAAGATCAAGATGACATATGGACAGATGATGAGAAAAAAGTATTATTGAATGTGTATCCAACAAAAGGGATTCAAGGTGTATATGAAGCTCTAGATAAAAAAAGAACTCTAAGTGGAATAAAAAGAATGGTTAGAAGGCTCAATGTAAAAAGGAATCAGAAGCACTTAGCTTGGGAACAATCTAGCTACTCTGTTGATAAGAAAAATCATTCAATCGAAATAACTTATAAGGGGTGGTAATATTATGAAAATGGTCGCTCATGATTATAAAGAATCAAATATATTAGACTTCATAAAAAATATTGCTGTCTACTTAAGGAAGTCTAGGGGGGAGAGCGATGACGATTTAAGCAGACATCGCAATGTAATCACAGAATTCTGCAAGCAACATGACTGGAACTTTATCGAATATGCTGAAATTGTGTCTGGTGAAAATATAAAAAACAGACCAAAAATGCAGGAGTTGCTTAAGGATATTGAAGATGAGATGTATGATGCCGTATTTGTGTACGACTATGACAGGTTAGGTCGAGGTAGCGGTGGAGATCAAGATCAAATATTCCTTACATTTAAAAACTCAGACACTTTAGTTATAGAAGCAAATCCGTTTAATGTATTAGACCCTAATAATGAACGTGATGAAAACTTGATGGATATAAAAGGATTTATGGCTAGATATGAGTATAAGATGATACGGAAACGCCTAATAGCAGGAAAGAAGATAAGTTTAAAAATGGGACATTGGGCAAGTGGGTATGCACCCTATGGATATGAAATCAACAAGGAGCTTAAGAAGCTATCCATAATTGATGAACAGAAGAGGATTTTTAGAACACATATTCTTGAGCCATATTTATCGGGAATGTCGAGTTTGTCAATTCAAGATAATTTGAAAGCATTAAAAATAATGACGAATAAAGGTCATGAATGGAATGTGAAATCAATCCTCTATGCATTAACAAATAGGACATATTTAGGTCACACATACTACAATAGAAGAGACAAAAAAGGAACTCTGAAGCCTGATGATGAGTGGAGTGTAACTTTAAATACACATGAATCAATCATGACTGAAGAAGAATTAAATCGAGTTTTAGAAATTAAAAATAAGCGTCATACCACTGGGAAAAAGACCATTAACGCATTAGGCTCTTTAATCAAATGCTCAAAGTGCGATGGTGCAATGAGAATAAGAAAAGACAGTGGAGTAAAAACGGTTTACAGATGTACCAACTGCAACGAAAACAGAGGAGGTCTTTTAGAAATAGTTGAGGACTCCATTTTAACATCGCTACAAAGTTTGAGAAAGCAGCTTGAAAAAGGTGATGTTTTTGAAGCTAAAGAGGACAAGTCTATAGAGATAAGAAATGAAATTGAAAGACTTGAAAAAGAAATTAAGAAGACTGAAATCGCAATTGCAAAAATAGAAGAGGCTTTTGAAGCTGGAATGTACAATGTTGAGAAAGCGATGGAAAGAACAAGACATAGGCAAAATGAAATTACTGAATTTCAAAAGCTAATTAAAAAAGAAAAAGCAAAGCTTTCTCAGATTGACTCACCAAACAATCTTTCATTAAATATCATCGAAAAAATTATTCATGAAATAGAACATGGAGAAGACGAAAAACAACTCAAATTCTTTTATGAAAATGTGTTTGAGAAAATTGTGTGGGAAAGAAGTAAATGGGATGAAGTCAAGATAAGGCTGCAATTCAAATGATATTACTATGTGATAATCAAATGTATTTATGTATCGCTTCTTGGAGG